TTGTATTAAATAAATTATATAAATCCTTTGAAAATCAGATTTTCAAGATACGCGCCTGTAGCTCAGTGGATAGAGCAGTGGTTTCCGGTACCATGAACAACCGACTTAGAGCCTTATAAAACAAGCACCTCTTAAAAACTTCACCCTTATTTCACCCTTATTAAATCGAAAAGAGGTAGTTAAAAAATGGCAAGAGTAAGAAAAGTAGAGCTTACATCAGAAGAAATTAAGGCACAAATTACATCTATAGAAGAACAAATTACTAAGCTTACAGAAGATATCAAAGGCTTGAGAGTGCAGAAAAAGAATCTTTCTAAAGATCTTGTTGCAGCAGAGAAGAAAGAAGCAGCCGTAGAAGAAGAACAGTCTATGAAAGATCTTGCCAAATTACTTCGAGAAAAAGGACTTTCTGTAGAAGACGTTCGGAATATGCTTGATAAAGAATCAAAGTAAAAAAATGGGTAGCCAAGTATAATGCTTGACTACCCATAAATTATAGTACATTGTCTTTTGTATATCTGACTTCCAGAGATTCAATATCTGGAAGTAATTTCTCATGATAAATATCATTTCCACCAGCCTTTTCATAAAGCTTTCCCATCTCTAGGAATGTCTTTAATCCATCCGGTGTGATGTACCCTTGTGCCATAAAGTCTCTATGCATTCTCCAGAGAGAACTTCTAAATGATGCTACAGTACACTCATCTTGATTAGTTATAAAGTTCTGCATCAAAGTTGTAAGATCAGTAAGCTGTGTGCTCAGAGTATTTTGATTTGTTCTCAGATCATCTCTGATATTAATGGACTGGTCATGATAATTATGTTGAGACTGCTCAAAATCAGCAATTTTCTGTTCCATATCAGACAACTTCTTCTCTAAAGCTTTCTTCTGTAGAGATGCTTTTGTTTCGAGACCAAGAACATCAAGAAGTTTCTCCCATCCAGCTTTTAAAGCTATAACAAGCATTGCACAAAGAAGTAAAGATATGATCACATTGATCTCACCAAACTCATGGATTTTCTGTATCTGTTCAATACCCATGACGTACCTCCTTATGCCTTAATGATATATTTGGCTGATACATAGCCAACATATTCTTTTTTAGTGATTGATACTTTGTACCATCTGTCACCTTTAGTATCTTTTGTAACTCCGAGGACATTAATAAGATTGTCTTTATTTAACATCGGATACTCTGGAAGTAACGGATGTTCAGTACCGGGTTTTTTGCGAACATTCAATTTACTTGCAGTTACTTTTCCTACAAATGGATATTTTTTTGTAGTTGTTGCAGCAGGAGTATTAGGATTTTTAATGTTAGATTTTTCTACATACCCTATATATTTTGCAGCGATACGAACCTGATATCTTGTACCAGATTCACCGATGATATCCACAAGATTACCTGCATTAAGTTTAGGATATGTACTTAGCTTAGAAGCTCCTGTAGCGTCTGAGAATACATCTGTTCCATTAGCTGTACAAGAACCTACCCATGCAGTATAAGATGGCTGTACAGGTGCAGGAGATGATGTAGAAGAGGTGTTAGAAGTTAAGATGGATGTGACAATAGAATAGTCTGGACGACAAAACTTTGTCCCAGGGAGATTTGAATTATAATAACTCTTAGCATAAACTCCACCACCATTTGGAACAATAGAAGAGCCTCCTGAAGTGTTACCTTCAATAGTATAAAATTTATCTCCTTCGACTTTTGTTACTAATCCAGTATGAGCGAATGTACCATTACGATAGAAGATTACAATGTCTCCTCGCTGTGGATTTGCATACTTTGTGAAGAGATTTCCAAGAGTAGGACAGTATACATAAGGCCAATGTTTAAGGAGTTTTTTAGCTACATCAAGACCGAATGTTTTCATCATGCACCAACTCACAAACGCTGCACACCAAGCCTGTGCCTGATACTGAGGATATACGTCTCTCCAGTATTTAGTGTAGTTATTGTAACCTGCATTTGCAGTTTTATCATCAAGCTGAGAATTAGATTTCTTCTCTAAATATCCAACCTCATTTTCAGCGCAAGCAATAAGAGCATCAATAGCTTTATCTTTATTCATAGTATCACTTCCTTGTGTAGTTGTTGGTTTGAGAGAGTTTGTAGAAGTAGTAGAAGATTTAGAATAGTCTTTATAGAATACACTTCGATCGGTTTTTGTTGGAATACCAGGAATGGTTGCCTTACTAGAATATTGCCATCCAATAACACCAGTAGAAGCAGGAACTCTTAATCTTTCCTGTAATTCACCGGTATCATTATTAGGATATCGAGCAACCCAACAATCATACTTTTTAGCACCTTCTGGTAACTGGTTCTGATACCAAGAATAGCCGCAATAAATACCAAATTTATATCCAGCTTTGACAATAATAGCTCTAAACGCTTCGATCATTTTCATCATTAAATTGTCAGATAAATTCTCCTGACATTTATCCTCTATATCAAGAAACACAGGATAATCCAGTTTTCTTTTATTCAATGTTTTAATAACTACATTTGCTTCATTTTTAATTTGAGCAATAGTAGTAGCATAGCTGTATTTATAGACTCCAACAGGAATTTTATTCTCAATACAGCCTTTATAATTAAGTTCGAATGTGCTATCAACAATATTTCCTTTTTCTGTAATTCTTAGGATAGCGAAGCCCATTCCATAACTAGCAACAGTTTTCCAGTCGATGTTTCCATTCCATCTGGAAACATCAATTCCTTTAATTTCTGCCATAATATCAAGCCTCCTTTTAGTCAATAAAAAAGAGAGGCTTTTAATCCTCTCTTTCAAGTTCTTTCAACATATTAAGTTCTGATTCAGAAATAATCTCAAGCGCCCATTCATCTGGCACATAGTTTTTCATTCGCTTACTCATATTATTTTTTCTATAATATTTATTCCAGAAATACAGATTCCCAAGAGCACGAGCTTTATGCATAACACATATATAAGTAGCTTTTGAGTCAGGAGTACCATTCACTTGATAATCATAACCAGAACAATTAGAACATCCTGCAGCTATAGGACAATAAAAACATTCATCTGTACTCTGTGTCCTTCTATCTATTTTTGCCATACAATTAATTCTGCATTTATAACATTCTGTGCATCCTATACCATTATCTACATCACCAATAGAGTACGGTTCTTGCTCTCCATTAAGAGAAGATTCCATATATCTGATACATGGAAATATGCGACCTTGAGGATCGCAAGCAATCATTGAATTACCAACGCCTCCACACCAACTTTGTAAATCATCAGGATCTTTAGGCTGAAAGAAGTCTTCATTATAAAGGGAACAGAAGAAATCACGTTCAAAATCAAAATTCTGTTCCAAGAAATAATCAGATATACGTTTCATTTGATCATAAAGAACAGTTGCATGTACAGGTGTCCAACCCTTTTCATATACACAATTGGCATTGATTTCATCATATCCAAGATCGACCATATGCTTAATAGCATCGTATAGAAAGCTGATATTGCCCGGAGCAATTGTGATCTTGCTTCCCATATGATTTCCACGTTTCATCCAATCTGACGCAGCATCGACAGCTATGTCATAACTTGGACCACCATCTGGAAAAACTCGACAGGAATCATGTAATTCTTTATTCCCATCAATAGTAACTGAGAAAGATAATCTATTGGCCCACTTACGAAGAAATGCTTGTACTTTTTCGTCTCTGTATAAAACACCATTTGAACAAATAGAGAACATAGTTTTCATGGCCCAAGGATGATCCAACTCTATGAGTTTATCCATAATATAAGTACAGATTTGATCTATAAGCTCTATCTCAAGAAAGGGTTCTCCTCCAATGAAATCTACAACCAATCCAGGAGATTTCTCTGGATTGATATAAGATTTAAAACCTTTTTCACCTGATACAACTAAATCAAAGAATTTCTTAGCTGTTTCAAACGACATTCGATTTTTTCCTTTGTGTCCTTGGTAACAATATAGACACGCAAGGTTGCAATCATCAGTTACTTGAAAAGTGATACTCTGTGTTAATATTCTTTGTCCGTCATCGGTTTTTACCTTCTTAGATGGATAAAGTCTAGCTATCTGGTCCGAATATTGTTCTGTCCTTTTCATGCTATTCCCTCTAATTCTGGAATCTCACAATTACATTTAATAGTAATAGTCATTTCGTCAGAATTATTTGGAATAATCCAACTATACTGATGACCTTCGAGGTATTCTGGGATGTATTCCTTTGCCATCTCATTTGCAAGAGCAGCATACTTTCTCTGTAATTCTGCACCACGTTTATTGTAAGACATAAGAGTATCTCCATTGATGAGTTCTAAATCGCTTGGATGTGATTCAATAACTCTCTGTACAATGTCTTTTACGAAGTTTAATTCAAAATTAACTCTTTCAAGCTCTGTAGCTTTTTCTTTATCAACCTTTACGATTATTTTTCTCATATCCTTATATTCCTTTCATTCTTAATTATTTATCAGAAGCTGTTTCCGTTTTTTCTTTAGTTTCTTCTTTAGTTTTTTCTGTTGTTGTTTCAGTGGTCTCAGTAGGAGCTATGGTTTTATCTGTAGCTAATGAGATATTAATAACACTTCTTTCATTGGAGATTTCTTCTGAAATACTTTCAATTTTCATTCCAGTATAATCTTTCTGGGTATTCCCATAAATAATTTTAAAACCTGTTCTATTTTCATCAGTAATCATATCCTTAATAGTGTTTAAAGATTTATCAGAATTGAAGATAGAAATAGTAGCCACGATATTTCTATTCATATCATTTCCCAACCCATCTTTATATCCTTCATATGAATATGTATCGTTAGCACGAGTAATAATTAGTTCTTGTCCATCTTTTAAAATAAGTTTCATAACAATTCCTCCTGTAATTTAAACATGGACCAAAGCATTACACTTTGATCCATGATCCGTTTTGTTTTACAAATATTTTTCCTGATTTACGGGTGATTCGACAGAAACCATTTCCGGTATGGCCTGTTTCATTTGTTCCATCAGGTGATTTAAATGATTGATTTCCTGCTATAGTTTGCGCATTGGTAAGGTAGTAAGAAGAATTTACATAATTACCACTTGGATAATTAGCAGCAGTAGCTGAAGTGTAAACATATCCTGAACCTCCGCCATTATAGCCTTGGTAGTTAGTGCTATCACTATAATCAGAACATGCACCACCGCCATACCATCCACCTCCGCCACCGCCGGAACCATAATTATAATTAGTTCCAGAAGTTGTTGCAGAACCACCTTGACCAAACGAACCATTTGTACCTGCAGCAGTTTGTGTAGCTCCATATCCAGAAGCAGAAGAACCACCAGTAGTTCCACCGCCATATTTTGTTGTAAGCGAATTTTCTGATGATGAACCTCCACCGCCACCAGCGACAATAACTCTAGCATAAAGATCATTTTTTTCTATACGAACATCGGTTGCACCGCCGCCGCCTTGTCCATAACTACTATAATTATAAGTTCTTGAACAACCTTTTCCTCCTCCGTTAAATCCACCAGGTGTTTCACCTGTTGAAGTTGTAGCTTCTGGTTGTCCACCAACATAAATATATAAATCCGTAGAATTTTTAGTTAGAGTTATGGTTCCGACAGAATATCCTCCAGCACCACCATAATAACTACTATATGAACCTCCTTGAGCACCCCAGCATTCTATTGTATATTTTCCTCTTGGAAGTGATATAGCTTGAGCTGTTCCTGTATAAGCAAAATCCATTACGGCATTAGCGCCAGCATCATAAATTTTATTGTTCATCTTCATAAATACTGGAGCTGCTTTTTTAATTTCATTGTTCATTTTACAATGTAGAGTTTTCTTTTTGATATAACAGGTAATCCTACAATAGCCATTATCAGAATGACCAGTTTCTGTAGTGCCAGAAGGAGATTTAAAAGATTCATTGCCAGATAAATTAGAAGCATCAGAAAGATAGTAAGATGAATTTAGAAGACAGCCTTGAGGATAGTTAGAAGCAGAAGAGGAAGTATAAACGTAACCTGAACCACCTCCACCACCACCATCATCATCTCCAGAACCATCAGGATAAGTACCTTGTCCACCGTACCATCCTCCACCACCAGCTCCACCGTAACCAGATAAAGAATAACATCCGAAACCACCAAAGCCAAAACCAGCGGCACAATCAGATGAATTGTTGTTAGTTCCCTGAGAAGCGATTGCGTTCAGAGATGAATAAGTAGCAGTTTGATTTCCTCCATAACCATAAGAACCATAACCAAATGATCCTCTAGCACCAGATACGCCGCCAGCATATCCGCCACTATATCCAGAACTACCATCAGAACCACCACCACCAGCAACAATTACTCTTGCATATAAAGAAGCACTTCCAATACGAATATCAGTAGCGCCACCACCACCTTTATAATTGTATCTATATCCACCACCATTGAAACCTCCGGGATAGATTGAATTTGATGCTGATGTAACAGAATTTCCAGATCCACCAACATATATGTATATAGTAGTTTTTTGAGTCAATGTTAAAGTTCCTGTAGAATAGCCACCTTTTCCACCATAACTAGAATTAGAACGATAACCTCCCTGTGCTCCCCAACATTCAAGAACATATTTTCCGGGTTCGAGGGTTACAGATTGAGCTTTACCTGTATAAGCAAAATTCAATACACTCTTTTCCGAGTTTCCACCGTACACAGAAGATACAGAACAAATAGCAGTACAATTGTTATCACATGAAGCTTCACAAGAAAAGCCGCATGAGTTATCACAAGAACCACCACATCCACCTGTACAGGTTCCTTTACATCCGCCAGTGCAGTCATTGGCGCAAGTGGTGGTGCAAGTAGTATTACAAGTGCCAGAACAACCACCAGAACAAGTAGAATCACAACCATAACAACCAGTATAACAACCGGAATCACAATTTCCTGAGCAATTACTTGAGCAAGATCCACCACAACTGGTGCAATCGTTGGCACAAGAAGCAGTGCAAGTATGCTCGCAATCATAAGCACAAGTAGCAGTACATGCAGCATTGCAATCATTAGAGCACCTTTGAGCACAGGCGCTTGTACAGTCTCCATCACAGTTGTTCCCACAGCCAGTGCATCCGGTTACACAAGCACTTGTACAAGCTCCAGTACAGTCATTAGCACATTTGGCAGTACAGTCAGAACAAGTACTTCCTGAACCTCCCTTACAAGTTCCATCACAATATCCAGAACATCCACCAGTACAGTTAGTAGAGCAAGAACCACCACAAGAACCACCACATCCACCAGATGATGAATGAGTGCAGTCAGTAGCACAAGAAGTTCCACATCCATTACTACAAGCCATAAGCCTCACCTTCCTTTCAGTCTTTTATTCATAAGTAATCCAAATATCTCCATTCTTTCCGTCACTAGCTGCAGGTTCCGTTGTTGAAAGATGAATACCTATTTCAGCTAACGACCAACTTACGTTTCCAGATCCATTTACAGATTTACTTGTATTTCCTACAGTAACGGTTCTTGTTGTTCCCCAATTAGCAGTAGTAATATTAGCTGTACCATCAAAATTCGTACCATTAATAGTTCGTGCGGTTTTTAGTTTTTTAGCAGAGCCGCCACTACCTGTTCCGTGAAATATAATCGGCATAGTTAAGCCCTCCTTTTATAAATCTATGTGTTTCCAACCAGAGTTCGTTTTTACGTATAATCCATATTGTGTTGGGTTCAAATTTGTAATTCTGCAGAATCCATTGCCTGTATGACCAGTTTCAGATGATCCTGTAGGAGAAGTAAAAGAAGTGTCTCCTGCGATAGTCTGAGCATTTGTGAGATAATGAGTAGAATTTAGTAGACATCCGTTAGGGTAATTTTTAGCTGTAGAAGAGGTATAAACATATCCTGAACCTCCTCCACCCCAACGTCCATCAGAGTCAGAATCACTGTCATAGGCTCCGCCACCTCCGTACCAGCCACCGCCTCCACCACCACAAGAGTAGCCGGAAGCATTTCCGCCTTGACCAAAAGTAGCCTGAGTGCCTGTACTCCAAGTTATACCACCTGCAGTTTGTGAGGCACTACCGCCAGATCTATTTTGACCAGTAGTATAAGAACCGGTAGTGTTATTATAATAGCCATCTCCACCATATTCTCCACCGCCACAACCACAAGGATTAGCATTGGCACTTGTTACACCAGCTCCGCCGCCACCTCCGGCTACGATAACTCTTGAATATAGAGAATTTTGACCTATACGAACATCAGTTGCTCCGCCGCCACCTCTACCAGAAGAAATACCAGTTCCTCCACCATTGAATCCTGCAGCAGTAGAAGAGGAAGATCCAGCTCCGCCAACAGATATATAAACAGTAGTCGTTTTAGTAAGAGTAATTGTGCCTTTGGAGTAACCACCATATCCGCCAATGCAACCACTGTAAGTTCCTCCTTGACCACCCCAGCATTCTATTGTATATGTACCAGGAGTCAATGTAGCAGTTTGAACCGAACCAGTATAATCAAAATTCATAACAGAACCATTATAATTAGCAGATCCAACGCCGTACATTTTGTTGTTGTTTAATTTAAAATAAAAAGCAGTAGCTTTTTTTATTGAATTATTTATTCTGGCATATAGTGCCGTATTCTTGCATTCAATAACAGTAATTCGACAATAGCCATTACCAGAGTGCCCTGTCTCAGATGAACCTGTGGGAGAAACAAAAGAATTATTGCCTGCGATTGTTTGAGCGTCAGTAAGGTAATAAGAAGAGTTTAATAAACAACCTGATGGATAGTTTTTAGCTGTGGATGATGTGTAAACATAGCCTGAACCACCTCCGCCACCTTCAGAATCAGATCCAGTAGAGTATGATGAAACGGAGTATCTACTCGCTCCACCATACCATCCTCCACCGCCAGCTCCGCCATTATATGTATTGCCACCAAGTCCAAAGCCAAATGAATTAGTTCCACCAGAAGTTTGAGAAGCTTGTGTTAATGAAGTGTTCCCAGATCCTGCGCCACCGGTTTCACCACCACCATATCCACCAGTTTCGTTATCTTCACCTGAACCGCCGCCGCCGCCTGCGACAATAACTCTAGCATATAATGAGTCTTGAGCAATTCTTACATCAGTAGCTCCGCCACCACCATTTCCAGGTTCACCTGTACTCTCGTGAGAAGCAAAACCACCGCCATTGAAACCTCCTTCAACTTTCACATTACCTGTAGAACTAGACATTCCACCTTGCCCACCGACATAAATATAACAAGTAGTTAATTGTGTTAAAGTTAGTGTTCCAATAGAATAACCACCAAGTCCAGAACCTGTAACTGTAGCAGAAGCACTATCTTGGCTCCGATTTCCACCTTGAGCACCCCAACACTCTAAAGTATAAATTCCTTTAGGTAATGTGATACTCTGAACAGCACCAGTATAATTAAAATTTAAAATATCACCAGTTTTAATATTATTAGAATCAAACCCCTTAAGTTCTTCAGGCGCTCCGCTATAATACAATTTATTATTTACTAAGTCCTTAAAACAATATTTTTTATTATTATCTTTATATGGAATAAGGTTTAATATTAAATTTGAACCATCATAGAATTTAAAAGAGTATATATTTACATTGCTAAGTTTACTTATTGTGCCGTTCGTACACACTGCACCAATATGAAGTTTATTCGGAGCGGAATTTGATGAAACTGTATGTGTATATATTTTTGTTCCGTCACAATATACAGTATCTGGAGTGATTTTATAAGTATGTTTCCCATTTGGATTATATTTATTTTTATCTAATGTTTTGCTTGTTCCGAAATGATCTATTCTTATAGCACCGTTAACTACAAACATAGTAAAACTTGTGGAATCAGTTCCAGATTCTGTAGTTCTTGAACCAAAAATTGCACCAGTATCACTACCAGTACCGGTATATGCGCATGTAATTTCTATAGTACTATTACCATTAACTGTGACTCCAGAAAAAATATACTGTTGTCCGGTAAAACTTATATAATCTATTTCTTTACTCATCGCCATACACCACCCACATATCACCAGGTTTACCATCAGTTGTCTTAGGTTCTTCAGTAGAGAACGTCACATTCCTTAACTGAGATTTCATAATGTCTGACTGATAAGCAGTTACAGCCCCATTAACGACCGGTTTATTCTGTAATCCATTATAATCAGTTGTACCCGGATCACCTTTATCTCCATAAACACCTATAACTGTTGGAGTAGTGTACAAATGATTATTGTTTGTCAAAACAAATTCATGATAACACCACAAATATTTGTTTGTAGATGTCATAACCTGAGCAGAAGTCGCCCACCCAGTAGTTTCCTTAGTAACACTTTGAGATTGAGAACTAGCAAGATAATGAGGGATAACACTTGATATGCCGACTCCCTGATCACCTTTAGGTAATGTAAAATTCAATATAGCATCTGTATCGGTGCCAGAATTAGTTACTGCAGCTGAAGAACCAGTTTCGGCAGTACCAATTTTAATAGTTGCATTCTTACCAACTCCGGCAAGACATTGTTCACCTTTATAAATTGCCATGTTATCGCCTCCTTTTATAAATCATTTCTTATAACAATAGTAATGGGAATATCTACAGTTGGTTTCTCGGTTGCTTTTATAGTAATTTGATTTGTAGTCTGTCCTCCGTCAGCTAACATTGCATTTTGGTAAGCTTCAATAGCAGCAGATGAAGCATTAGAAGCATAATCTATTTCTACAATATTTGAAGAAGTTACTCCAGATACGGATAATACATAACTATATGGGGCAGAAGATCCAGTCCATTTACTTGCTGTGAGAGTAGTATTAACAAGTGTACTTTTCTTTGCATATGTTTTTTCTGATTTAGTACTTGAAAACGTACTGTTGGCTGTTACAGATGAGTCGTTAATAACATTTACAGAATCATATTCATCAATAACATTGTAATAGGTATTTGCGTTTAAAGTTCCAGCTTTCTTTTTTGCAAGATAATCAGCCTTTGTAATTTCAACAGGAACATTAAGTCCCATCTGAGATAAAGTAATGTCGGCAGTGCCATCGAATGAAGCACTACCAATCTTTCTTGCAGTAGCTAATTTTACAGCTGCGTTCGCATTGCCACCGGCTGAAGATGATCCAGCATAATTATGTGTGTGTCCAGTAGCAGATTTTCCATTTAGAGCAGTTGTAATAGCATTTTGAGTCATGGTGCCATCTGTAGCAGATCCTGTGGAAGTATAGAGTTTAGTTGTACCGGAATAGCTTGTAGTACCTACAGAATATGTCGTATTTGTAGGAATTACCCATGTACCATCTGCACGAAGAAATTTTAATTGTTCTCCTATATTAGGTGCAGGAACAAGACCAGCACTTCCGGCAGAAGAAGAAGTAGCACCCTTCATGTTTCCATAAGTATGATCGGTAAATAATGCATCTGCAGGCACTGACTTACCAAGTGTATATGAACAAGCTACTGGCTTACCACCTGAGAAATATACTGGCTGAGTTGATGATCCAGCATTAGAAGTAAGAGCAGCGGCAGATGATGCGCTACCTGCAGAAATAGCATATTTAACACTTTTTGTGGCATCAGCAGTATTGTCAACGTTGCCTAATCCAACTTCACTTTTAGTATGCGTATGTACTTTTGTAGCTTTTTCAGCTAATTTACTATTCATCTCAGTCTCGGTATAATAACGTTCATCATGATTATGAGATGCTGGTGGATAGCTGCTAGGCTTTTCAGTAACTCCAGACCATGGTACAGAAGTAGCAGTTCCGGCAGTATATACTGAATAGCCAGCCTCAGAAGATAATTTGCTCTCATCAACAACATAATACATTTTTTCAGTCTTAGTTACTTTTACGGTATCACCAAGCTGAATATTAGCAGTAGTAAGTTTAAAACGTGCAGTATCATCTTCAACAATAACCAGACGTTCTAATGCTCCATGGGGAAGCCTTGCAATATCAATTGTTCCAAAGAGTTTACTTGCGTTGAGAGAAGTAATAGTTGAATCATTATGATTATGCGCAGAAGGAGTATAGGTAGAAGGTTTTCCTGTAATGTTACCCCATGCGACACTACTTGCAGTCGCAGCATTTCCTGTAACATTTACCGTCAGATTATTAGTAACAGGATTATATTTAAACTTATCGCTGTATGCTCGCTTTGTTTCTGTAGTAGAGTCAGAAAACCAAACATGTCTAGCTGCATCAGCAGTACCTTCTCCAGCAGATACATTTGTAGCTGTTCCTGCAGTAGTTGCACTATCAGCAGTAGTTGCATGTTTTACACTCTTATTTGCATCGGCAGTATTATCTACATTGCCAAGCCCTACCTGAGCTTTTGTATGAGTATGCCCGGCAGGAGAGTAAGCACTTGAATTTGTATATGCAGCAGATCCTAATCCATGAATAGGAACAGTAGTTTTATTACCATCTACAGTGAGTGTGATTTTTCCGTTTTCAGTAGCTTCTGAAATAGCAACAGACTTTACGGCTTTTGCTAGAGTAATATAAGTTTTGCTTGAGCTATCCCAACGATAAATAGTATTCGTAGCAGTATTTATATAAATAGTATTTATATCTCCAACAGACGGAAATAACTTATTGGAAGCATATGGAAGTATTTCTTTATGATTAGCTATACTTGTCTTCAAATAACCAACCAGTTCTGTTAATCCAGTGAGATTAAGAAATTGTTCTTTCATTTTGCATTAGTCACATCCTTCCATTTTTATTTTTAAAATAGAAGGAGAGCATTGCAGCCCTCCTCCCAATAAAATCAATTGTATTTTTACGCAGTAAATAAACCTTTGATAGACGCACTTGGAATTGCTTCATATCCATCTCCAACAAGCCCTTTAAGAGCGGTGATATCAGATGTGTTCTTAGCAATCTTCGGTTTTTCAGTAGCAAGATCTTTTTCTACAGCAGTAATTTTGCCTTCTGCTGTATCCATTCTGCCTTTAACAGCAGTAATATCTTCTGCATTCTTTTTATCAGCAGCTTCTAATGTAGGTAATTTCTTTTCAATAGTATCAATTCTTCCTACAGCAGCTTCAAGATCAGCAGCTTTTGCATACTGAGAAAGATCAGAGTCTGCGAGAGCTTTAGATACATACTCAGCAATATAGCTTACAATATCTTTGGATGTAGCAGATTCTGGAAGAGTACCGATAAGAGTCTTCAGCTTTGTGATATCCTCTTTATTTGTTTTGATCTGAGAATTCATTGTAGCAGCATCAGATGTATGTGTAGAAATCCAATCAGAAATCTCTTTCAGTGTATCATATGCTTCTGGAGCATCTGCAACGATTTTAGCGACTGCATCTGCAACAGCTTTCTTTACTGATCCGTCACCAGTGCCATTCAGTGTTCCAATAGCTGCTGTATTAGCTGCAACGCTTGCTTTTAATGCAGAATCATCATACTGACCAGTAGTAACAGCTTCTTTGATATAAGCAACTACATTTTTAGCTTTTGCATCAGCAGGAATGGTACCAACATAAGACATTACTTCTGTTTTTGCTGTGTTAGCAGCGCCAGCAGCATCGAAATCTGCAACAGTCTTTCCAGAATCTACCAGATTACCATTTTCATCTAATCCTGCAAGATGACCTTTTACTGCACCTTTTACTTTGTCAGCTTTTCCTGTTGGCTGAGGAATAGTAATAGTAAATGCTGCTTCATCAATAGTTACTGGAGCAGTTTTTGTGTAGAAATAAAGTGTGTATCCGTCTTCTGACTGAGATACTGTTTTAATTGAGTTTTTGACAGCCTCACTGATTTTAGAGTCGATCTGTACGTTATGCAGATTTAAAAACTCCTGAAGATTAGAAAGTGTAGCGAACTGTAATTTTGCCATAATTAGTTTCCTCCTTGAAATATATTTGTTAAATCTTCGGAATCAATACTTCCGAGTTTTCGATCTAAAGCAGCGTCAATATGTTCATCTAAAACATCCAGAACAGTTTCTTCAATGATATTTGAAACATATTCTTTTACAGAATCAGCACTTGCAAAATTCTGTTCATTAATCCAGCTTTCAGTGACATAACGATCAGTCGTATATTCACCATCTTGCTGAATGAAATACAATGTAATAGATTTTCCTTGCATTTTTGTGATTGTTGTGCTGGAAGTATCAGCATCATGAGATACAAGATACAGAACATCGTCTGCAGAAGATTGAACAGTAGTATTGTTTCCGCCAATGATACATTGGCCTTTTACTTTATAAATACCATCATCGAGTGATGATATCTTCACAGGAACAGTAAGTGTACCTATAAGATTTACAATAGGTACGTCAAATAATTTGTTATAAGATAAGCTGTTGATATAGTCTACAACAGTGGACTTATCTTCAAGATTACCGATTATATTATCTAAAAGAGTAGAAAGCTCAGAAGACTTGACATAATTATCCAATCCGATTGTTTTCTTGACCTCTTCAATAATATGACCTTTATCTTCGTCAGTCATAGATATGTCATAAGAGAAAAGCAGTTTATCTCCAGAGAAAAACATAAGATTTGATCCGATGCATTTTACATCTGTAATCTGTTTATCTCCTTTGACATATTCTAATGTGTTGTCGATGGTCACCCACGCTATACTCTTACTGTCTTGGATGTAACAAAGTCCTGGGTATTTTAGCACCCCTCTTTGTAAAGCCTTTTCTGCAATTTGCTTAGTTGATGCAGAATACCAGGTTGGAATTAACGCCATGCTGTGATCACCTCTTCAATTTGTCATATTCATATTTTGAAATTTCTTTTATTGCATAGATGTCATTATCAGGCGGAAAATTATAGAGACCTTCAATGTGCCATCCATATTTTCCGTCTGAACTTAAAATAGCCTGTGCTTCTGTGATATCACATAGAAGCAACAGACTATGTTTCTCCTGATATTTGATATACAGGATATGATTAAGGACATCTACGACTTCATCATTTTTGATTACTTTATAATACATGTGATATCCTCCTTATAAGAGGGGAATGGTTACCCCTCACTTGAAATTGAGAACATAAGTAAGATTCCAGAATTCTGTCCTGGATAAGAGAATCCATATGTTGCACCAGATTCATTAACCGTATACAACCAGTTTGCAGCTGTAGCATTTGGAGATCTGGTCCAATAAGATTTATACTCTGCAGGAATAGAAGGTTTTGCTTTCTTTCTGGTATCATCATCTGTGAAATAAGCAATAGGAGCATTTGTTTCAGAAATATATGGTTCAGAAGTAGCAGTAGGATCAACTTCGTACAGAGATGGAACATAGAATCTGCAATTAGATACAGAAGTGTCATTAGATTTATTACCAATAGAAGAGTATACTTTTACAGGTTTGATCAGAGCTTTCCATAAAGGAGAGATTGCCTTAACCATACGAGTATTCAACCATGTATTTAATGTAGAATCAGCCCATCCACCTGCATTTGTGCTCTTATTATTATAAGGTTTTTCTGTACCAAGGAGATTAGAAGCAACAAATGTAATGTTAGCTCTCTTTGAAGCAACGTCAGACAGATAATATCCTTTAAACTTAGCCACTTCCATAGGGATTACTTCGTGGATCCATGCAGCAATATCCATACATTGTTCTTCACCAAGATCTGCGTACCATACTTTAGCCCAATGTATAGTGCCTTTTGCAAAGTTTTCATATGCTCCGTCGTCAGCTTTAGAACATCCAAATACGAGAGTGGAACTATGCTCTGGAATCCTGATCGCATTCAGAGTAGTAGAAGATACTTCTTTCCCAGTCATGTTTGAATTGTACACATAAAGCTTCTGACTTCCAGCTTCATGACGAAATACAATAATCTCTCGGTTTGTTCCAGCAGATGGAGTTATACTATCAGTATTCCATGAGAAACGAGGTTCCTGAGAATACCAAAGTCTGAATCCATTTGAACCATCACCTTGAAAACACTGAGCAAGAGTGGAGTTTACACTATTTCCTGAATCAAATTCAAAGTCAATAGCAATTGTAAAGTCTCTGTCTTTTTCCATGATTTTTAATCCGGTGTCAATATAGTTTGTTCCATCAAATTTAGTCGCAGCTGAAATAACTTCATGCTCTTCAATGTCGCCATAGCTATAATCAACACCAAGTTTGAAATCTAATGTATCTTTTAATGATAATGATTTTGCTTCAAGTCCCATTTTCATAAGAGTATAAAGCTCAACCTGTGTCATATTGGCCAGATCCTTACTATCAAAGTATCCATCTACGTATTCGCATGTTTCATATACTGCATTGATCGTTTTATTTCCATCGACAAATCCTGACTTATCCCATCCTTTAAACAGATTGTACTTATAAGCAGATTCCTCAGCAGTATATACAGGAGTATCACCTGTATATTTTACATAAGAACCATACTGGGCAGTAGATTCTTGAAGAGATAATCCTTTAGAAACATATTTTACAGTATATTCACGGATTTTACTGTCATATATAGCAGTAATAGTTCTGTCAGCAAAGATTCCTGTCATTGAACCTTCCCATCCTTTGAAGGTATAATCAAGCTTAATTGTGCTTTTCTTTGTAGGAATAGGAATCGGATTAACTTCTCTTGTAGTAGGATCAACAGCGTTTCCACCTTTATCTACGTACTGGATATCAAGGATAGTATTACTTTCATCATCATTTATAAATGTAACTTTGAATTGAGTAATGATTGAATCGTAAGTAAGAACAAGGTCTGTCCAGATTCCAGGTTCATCTTCAGAACCAACAAATTCTTTATATTCCTGCTGTCTGACTACAGGTACATGTACGGTTCCAGTAAGAACAGACTGCTCTGTAGTAGCTCCATTATCATCAATACCAGTAAGCTTTGCTAATTTCAGAAGAAGCGTAGTATCATCAAGATTCCATGAGATACCAGTAATTGTTACGGTACGAAGAGTATTAATAGCAGCATTTAAGATAGCAAGAGCATCTACGATAGAATTCTGACATACAAATGTCTGTAAATTATCGTATCCTGCAACCTTAAGATCAGTTAAGTCTTTGAGGTTCTTGAGTGTAAGAGTGTTGATAGAAGATGGGAGAGAAGCATGAGTAATTTTACCATGATTAGCAAATAATACAGATGTTACAATAGTTCCATCAGCATAAAGATTAATAAGATTTTCACATGCAGACAGGTTAACAGATCCTGTAAGATTTGGACAATTACGAATATCCAAAGTCTCAAGAAGAGTATTATTACCCATATTAAGAGATGTCATAAAAGTATTCTGATATCCAGCTGTATTATTACCAATGATAAGAGTTTTCAGCTTAGAAGCCTTTGAGAAATCATTATCATGAATATAACAAGCAGAGAGGTCATTTAGTGCCTCAATTCTTGATGCAGCATAGATAAGAATAGCTGTATCATCCATATTTGTTAAGTCCGTAGTAATCTTATATTCTTGTCCGGCTTTTGCACGTACCTGAGTAGTTTCTGGTGAATTACCATAAAGTACAGAAATATACATATCAGAATAAGGAATGATCTTCAGAGTATAATCTGGTTTAACTACAACTTTCTTAGGAGTATTACATCTGAACATAATCTGATCAGACTTTACATCTGTATGTAAGAATTTCGTTCCCATATAAATATGCTGGTCACGTTCCCATTGTCTGAGATGATATTTTCCACGTCCATTCATCATCTCATTAAGGAATCTTACTGTTCCAGCACGATATGTTCTCAGATATAATCTTTCATAGTGGATTCTCCAAAGTTCTTCTGGGAACTGGCTCTGCCAAGCCTCATACTCATTAATTAAATGAGAATCAGACCAACAGTTAGAGTCTACAGACTGATACATATTTCTTAATTCTTGTGTAAATACATCACGTATTCTGCACCACAATACAGATTCAGCAGCATTGAAAACATAACCAGATGAAGGATTTCCTTCTTCTTTATAGTCAGTATCTTCCTTACCATATGGGAATGACAACTCACCTGAATTATTAATACCAAGCTGAGTATCCATATCATATGCCCATAGATCAAATCTATAACCATTATGCAGAGCAGCCGCATCATCATCTATAGTATAATATTTAGCTTTATCACCCATAGTTGTAGCTTCTTCCTGAGTGATATAATGTTTTGCCCAATGCGGGAAAACATTCTTGGCTCTATTGTCAATCATACTATATCTGAGTGTAACTAAATAGAAATAGAGCATTGCATCCTGAATACACCAATCTTTCAAGCCATCTTTAAATTCTTTATCACTAGACGTAATTACAAACTCATAGAAGTCTCTCCAAATCTGTTTGTTATCTGTACGTATTTTCTTTTTTGCTTCATCAGAAGTAAGAGCAGAACCATCCTTAGAATCGCCGCAACAATCATATCTGAATTCAAATGATCCATCCCAGTTATTATACAGAGCATCATATGCTGTATTACCAGTTTTCCATTCAGCTTTACTGATAGGATATTTCATAGTTCCATCTTGGTTTGTTATACCGGTCTGGAATGCAGAGTTTGGAAGAGTATTATCACTGATCTCAATACAGAATTCTTTCATATCCTCTGGATCATAAGCTCTTGTAATATCAGTCTTCTTTGAATCTCCCATATTACCGAGAGAGTAGAAGTGCCAGTCTGTATCCTGAAATTCTCTATGAGTAGTAATATCAGGATCAGATTCTTTAATAAAGATTACACAGTTGACAAATTCCATAGAGTTTTTAATTTTAGGATCTCTACGTACCGCAGGACTTTCATATGGTAAAAAGTCGTTGAATCTTTTCTGTCCTAATGCATTAGTTGCCATATTTGAAGATGCTACATTTACTTTAAAATTCCACCAATTATTTGGAACAGAGTTTCTTGTAAGACTAATCTTACCAGTTCCGTCCTCATATTTTGTGCCATCACCAAGAACTAACTCTGTCTTATAGTTAGGATCAAGAGGAATCTTACTATTGATCTGATGTACACCATCCGCACAACAAATAACATCAATATTTCTGGCAGCAAAACCATATTCATTACTTGTAGTTCCCTGTCCGGCGTGGAAACAGTTAATAAATTTCCAGTTATCTAATTTAGGATCCCCATTCTTATAAATACATTCCATAGAAGTATTTTTAACAAAATCCTTCTTATCATTTGTAAAGTGAGGGGCTTCAATTTTTATAATTCTTAAATTCGGGCAAGCATTAGCTACAGAATCTGGAGTAAGAGCATTATTGTCATTGTAGATCTGGTTTCTATTATATCTTGCAATCATTTCATCGGAATCTCTAGCATCTGCAATAAAGTTAGCAAGAATGTCAGAATCTGTGAGAGAAGCAGAATAAGCTTTTATCCTATAGATTAAAACATCACAATCCGGAGAACCGATAGTAATCGGAACAGGAGAGTACTGGTGCAATCTATGAGAATTATCATAAATAAGAGGTCTTCCTCCAACTCCGTCTTCATAAGTCATAATGATAGAAGTTGCAGATGTGTCTTTTGTATCAATTGTATTGATATTATATTCAAATTCAATAATATCCTCTTCGCTATATGGAAAATATAAGCTGTCAGTAGAAGTGTTCACGTATGCTTCGTGAACATCCATTTTAATACCTACGTCAGAGCCTTCAGTACCATCAATACATGATAAGAAAGTAGCAGAAGCATTACGAACATTCTGAGTCTTAAATACAAATTTGAATTCAGAACCAGTCTGTTTCGGGTCTTTTCCGAAGAGATTATAATTAATCTGAGCAGTTGTTCCAGCTTTTACACAGAAATACTGGTTTCCAGAAGCATCAATCTGGTATCCACCATTATCCCAGTCAAAGTTATCTGATACTGAAAGAGTAATAGCAGAGTTATTTTTATCGGTCCAGAGTCTGTCGGTATCTCCATTGGATTTTCCAACAGGGTTAAAATCAAATGCTAAGTTAGCTGTGATTGGTTCGACATCAATATCAAGTTTAGTGATATTAACTGATAAAATCTTAGTCACTTTACGACATGAGATGGTCAGATTATGTTTTCCTTCAGTGGATGACTTATAACTCCAGATTTGAGCAGAACGATTTACAGAAAGAGTGCTCTGTACTTTACCATCAATTGATAGTTTTACAGAGGCTGGATTGTGATCAGGATCATATACAACATATTTAATACTTGTTGCCTGGTACTGTTGTGCTGTAAATTCCTGTTGAGCACATCCAATAATAGGAGTTCTATTTGTAGGATCAACACAAATAATATCTTTACAAATAGTATTTGAGGTTATTTCTTTATTGTTAATTGTCGCAGTCATATATACTTTGAGTAAATGGCTGCCATGTTCCTGTTTAGGAATATTATAAGACATAATTCTGCCGGAGGACTGAGTTTCAACAGTGCCTAAGTCTTCACCATCAAGAATAAAATGAATAGTCTTATTAACGTTTCCATAAGGTGTATATCTAAATACTACATCTGTATTTGTATATAATAAAGTATCATCAAATGTGCTTTCAAGTTTGAATTCTACAATAGTAACAGTCCATGTCTTAGTGGCAAGTGTCCCAAAACTGTCGGTAATAGTTAATCTAATAGTATTTGCACCAACATTAAGATATTCAGTGATATCAAAACTATTGTTTCCTTGCGCAGCCGTATTCGTAGCTACAATAGTATTACCAACTTTCCACACAGCAGTACCGGCTCCAGTTGTATCACCAGTATTATCTACAGATGAAAAACTATATTCAATGATTGCTTTTGAACCAAGTAAGAAAATAGCATCTGCATTTGTGATTCTTTCAATAGTAATAGTAGTAGTATCTGAGGAAGATCCTCCACCACCTTCAATTTTAAAGCTTTTCTGGATTTCTCCATCCTTTAAAAATGTAAAAATACTATTTTCGTATGTAACATCGTACTCTGCAGCCGCAGGATTTTTCTTGATTTCTTCAATGGCGGCTTTAACATCTGTAATATCTGTATTAATTCCTTCAAACTGAGTATCATAAGAAGTCATATTTTGTTTCAAGATATCTACAGCATTTTTGGCCTCATCAGATTTTGTAGTAGCACTTTCTACTTTCTTCTCAATGCTTGAAATAGTAGTTTTTATCTCTGAGACAGCAGTAGTATTGGCATTTACATTCTTTTCGATTTCAGTTTTAGCTGTTTCAAGTGGACCAATTCGATTAGAGATTACTGTATCTTTCTCGTCCATTTCTGCTTCAAGTTCCTGCTTCAATGCAGCTCTCCACTCAGCAGATGGCTCAATAGAACTAAGTTCTACAGTCTGAATAATAGTTTCTCCATCTTTGAATACTAATGAACCTTTTCCATTGACAACAGAATACTCAACTATGAGGTTTGCAAGACTGTTAATAGTAATAGGTTCTCCAATAGGTTCCGTTCCATCTTTAAACACTAAATTTCCAGTTGCGTTGTCATATTCAACTTTTAAGTTCTTTAAACTGTCAATACCGGAAATAGCAGTGTTTAATTCTTTGACTTTTGTATCAACTTCTGTTTTTGTATAATATGCTTTCAGAGATTCAGTTACTGTTCCATTAAGATCATTCATAACAGATGTTTTTACATCTGCTTTTATATCATCTACATTAATAGAAGCAGCAGAAGCCTTTGCTTCATCTGCGTATTGTTTTGCTTCGGCTACATGACCAAGAATCATATTTACAAAACTTGTATACCAATCTTCAGAAGGTTCAATGATTCCATCATAATTTAATCCTTCCAGAACAGTAAACTTACCATTCGGTCTGGTTCTCCAAATATAATTGTTTCCTTTTTCATTTACGCCAGTAGCCATAATTTCAAAAATTATATCTCCGGCATTTGCTGTAACAGCAGCATCAATCAGCCAACCAAATCGAATATAAGTATTATTGGAAGCTACATTGATAACTGTTGCTACTTTACCTTTTTTCTCAGCTACAGATTCATATCTTATCTGGATGAGCATATCCATAAGATCCATACCATCCCAATATCTTGGAATCCTAAATGGCATATACTGGCTGTTTTCTTCCTGCATAATATTAATCTGTGTAGCATCAACGGCAATATTTTTTAAGTTATCCACTGTTGAATATGCATTGTCTTGATATTTGGTATATACTTCATAACGACCATCAGTACATAATGTATATTCCTCAGTGTCTACGGCTAACTCAGCACTCAAAGTCATTGCCGAATTAGCCGCAGCAGCAATTTTAGAATCTTTAAATGACATATCATGACTCCTTTACTTTAATAATTTATCCAGATCGACAACCTGGTCAAGATGAACAACTCCATCCTGTGTGCCATCAGGATCTTTACCTGTCATATCTTCGGCTACCATAGCAGAAAGATCTTTTACAACGATACCATTTCCGGTATCTTCACCATTTCTGTCTGTTAAAGTGATTTTTCTGTCTTCTGTATTAAGACGAATATCTTTTACCATACCTTCATAAGTTGCTTTATTCTGAGCATTGAGATCTTTAATCATTCCTTCCATAACAAGGAGCCTCTGATCAATTTCAGTAAACAATTCAGAAGGTTCATATTTATCAAATTGTACAAGTGGAGTAATATGAATAACACCTGATGTGGTTTTTCGAATATAAGAAGTGTACGTTCCATCTTCATTAGCAATAAGTTTTAAGAACGTGAAAGATACTTCGATATCCCCGGCTTCAGCAGTAAGTGCTGCATCGACAGGGATTAAATACTGGATATAATTCTGTTCATATTCAAGATTATTTATAATAAGTTGTGTCATTTTAATTTTGTCTGACACCGGGAGCTTATACTTCATATAAACAGTTGTATCTGACATATCAATCTGTTCCCGGTACATTTTACTTGTTATAATCTGAATCTTATCTACATAATTGCTTCTTTCCACAATTGATTCTTTGACTGTTGTAACAACAGTATTTTCATCTGTAATTTTTAGTGTATACATAACGGCCTCCTTCCTTATTTAGTCTGAGTTTTTTCTAAAGCTTCAATTCTAGTCTGTAGTGACTTAATAGTTCCCTGCAGTGTTGTGACTGATGAATTCGCATTATCAGCACTTTTCTTGATCTCAGCAGCATTCTGAGTCAAAGTAGTAATATTGTTCTGTATTGTTTCGATATTATTGGTCATGCTAAGTAATGATGTATTGATCTGTTCAATTGAAGTGTTAGAAGAAGAATCTGCAGACTGCAGATCAGAGATAGATTTCTGTACGGCAGTCATAGATTCTTTCAATTTATCCACATCAGCTCCTAGCTGAGTAAGTTTTCTTCCAACAACAAGGGCATCAGCGAATGCACCCTGTTTAGATAATGTCATATCTGATTCAGGGAGATTAGCCAGATAATTATAATCATACTTAACAACACCAACAGAGGTTTGAATTCCCTGAATATATGTTGCCATTATTACTCACCTTTTTCTACAAATTCATATAGTACTGTCATATCAAGCATAGACAGTTTGTCTTCATTAGATTTAAGCATTTTCTTGAGAGATTCTTCTGGGATCATCTCAACATCAAGTTCACATGTTTTATCATAAATTTTCTGCAGACCTTCTTGGATTTCAGGGATGATTTTATCTTTTATGTCATCATTAAGAGCACGATTTCCTGTTTCATTACCGTTTTCGTCAACAATAGGATGTGAGTTTTCCTCTGTAAAATAAGAATCAACTAACTCCTGCTCGACCTCTGAGATTTTATCTACCTGCGTCTTAAGAGCCTTCAGATTCATTGTATTCGCCCAGAATACATCAACATCTCCTGCGATTAAATCCGCACGACTCTTCATAGAATTTAATGTTTTATACATTGCCATAATGTCTGCATTTACAATAACTTTTTTCATAATCCTTGTACTCCTTTTATATTAATATGTAACTTTATTTTCTCTGACGAGTTCTTCAATAGCATCATTTAGATATGCTTCAAAGTCAGAATATAATGTTTCGATAGCTGCTTTAGAATCTTCTGTAATCAAAGCCTTAGCTTTATCAATAGCCATCTGTTTAGCAGTTTTCTGAGCTTCTGCATCAAACTTACCTTCCTTCTTCAAAGCATCTACATAAGTCTGATTAACTGTGAGTACTGCTTTACTGATGGCATCAGTAGCAGCGTCTATATATTTTACGAGCTGATCATTCTCCAAGTTTTTTTCCTGTTCTTTAATCTTTACTTTTAGGAAAAGGATTCCATAAGTAATAAGAAGTGGAAGAATACCAGTAATGATTAGATATAATACGTCCTGAATACCCTGTTTAATATTCATAATTTCCTCCTAACCGACAGATTCATCATTTTCTGAAGATGACTGTCTAAGTTGTTCCATTGCGGAATCATAAGTAATTCCGCCTGCACAATTTTCAGCTTTTGCCTTACTAAAATAAGCCCACACCGTAGGGATAAGTGTCGTTGGGATAGCAATAAGAGCGTAGAGAGCAGATAAATCACCATATGTCATGATCGCTTTTTCTACGAAATAAATGATCTGTAGATTGAGTAGAAGTACTGCAACAAGAATCAATTTACTGGTAGAAATCTTTGGAATGTTAAATCTACTAACTTTTGCTGCCTTCAGATTTCGTTTCATTTCAATCTGTCGATTTTTGGCTTTAATTTTCTTTAATTCAAGTTCATATTCTCGACTGGTCATATTTCACCTTCTCAAATAAAATTAAATAAAACAGACTATAGTATCATGCTATAGCCTGTTTAAGAGTTTCTATTTCTTGTTTAAGAGTTTCTATTGTGGATAGAGCAGTAGTAAGAGATTTCTCCAAGTCGTCAATACGATGATGAGCTTTCTGTATCATATGAGTGTTGAGAGAAATAATGTGTCCATATCTAAAAGAATATTCTTCCAGATCACCTGCTTTATTTGGTTTGTCTAATTTATCTTTACACAAAAAAGAATAGTCATTTATATCAAAACCTAGATTGTTCATAATTGTTTCAGTTTCTCTTGCACCGAAGCCAATTTGAATTCTATCATGGTGATCTTCTGTATCAAAGTTCTTTAATTTATATGAAATTGGTTTTAAATTCATATATAGTATTTCTAAATCTGGTTGCTCATCTAAATATTTGATATTATCTTTTAAATGCTCATCTGACGTTTGAATTGTAGTATTTTTAGCATATACATCTTCCCATCTATAATTACCCGCATGTCCAAGGTGAAATGTACTTCTTAGTGGAGAAAAACTCCTTGGGGCAGTAGTAACCATTCCAACTTCATAATTACCAGATGACAATGAAGAGCCTGGCTCACCTTGTGGTCCTTGTGGACCAGGTTCGCCTTGTGGTCCACGAGCACCATTTTTACCATCCTTACCATTGGTTCCGTCTTTTCCCTTAGGGATACTAAATTTAAATGTCAAAGTATCTCCTGCAGTGTTTACAGAAGTCTCTACTTTAGGATCAGCGTTATAATTAACTTGACTGGCAGTTGCTTTGTAAGAAGTAATCTTTCCACCACCAGAATTTAAAGATGTGTATGTTTGTCCACCCATATGAATTGCGTTTACATACAAACAATTAAATTTATTATTTTTAGAACCAATATTCATGGTTGCGCTTGCATCTCTTTTGATATTTGTTATAACTGGGATTCCGTTTGCATTCTCATCAGTTTTTTTTTCAGTATAAATATTATAAGGCATAATACACCATGTAGCGGTAACATCAGCATCTTGCTTATCTACGTTACCAATACCAATTGCACAACCACCTTCTGTATTTGGAAGCAACGTATGATTATGTCCATATCCATTATATGAAAAATATTCTCGATTATCATAATCAAGATAGATTGGATTCCCAGAATTATTAACTTCATATGGTGTCCATTTCATATTCTGATAAGGGATAGATCCTGTTGTAGTATCTATAACAAATTGACTTTGTACTAAACAATTGCTTTGTATTTGCATAGGCGCGGTAACAAGGAGAGTATCTCCCATTATTCGCAAGGTGTTCTTGCCACCAACATCTGTAGATATCATATATCCGCAATCATCATTTAGCCCGAATCTTAAATCACCGCTTGTAAGTCCCCAATTAGTAGCAGAGATGATTTCTCTTGAATCAGTAGGGTTACCGTTTACATCATTATAATAAATGCTATAACTTCTTTTTGCAGTCATTGTTCTTGCGGTTACATTTCCGGCGAAAGTACCAGAAGAAGCATAAATAGTTCCAGAAATAATAGCATTACTTGCTTGTAACAAACCATTTTTTGACACTTTAAATCCAGTTGCCCCAGAGGGTATTTCTTGATCTTCATTTTGAATAATACCAATTTTTCCATCAATAGTAATATATCCACTAAGATCAGATGGAATATTAGGTCTATCGTCAAGATCATTATAACTTAGTCCGTTAACAGTTGAACCTGGTCCAAGTGTAAGTGAATTAGCAATTATATCTCCTGTAAAGCTTCCTGAAGTAGCTGTAATATGACCTTTAAATGTAGCACCTTGACTATTAATGTTTAGATAATCACCCCAATGAATACCATCTGGACTTATACTTATGCTTCCTTTATTAGCAGTTAAAGAATTACTTGAAATAATCCATCCACCAATAAATCCATCATTAGCTACAATCTTACCTGTAAACTCACCTTGATTAGCATACATCTTACCGTTAGAATCAACCATAAAATTACCGTCACCAAGAGCAATACCATTGATTCCTACATATACATTTTTATTCGTTGAAATAGAAGAGGGATATTGAGTAGGAAAATCTTTTAATCCAGAATACAATTTTCCAGCTTCAATAACGAAACCTTTTTCGCCACCAATATAACCAGAATTAGCAGAAATCTTTCCACCAAACTCTCCGTCACCTTTGAAATGAGCTTCCCCTGAAGCATCTATACTAAAATTCTTCGAAGTAATAGCGCCGTTCTCCATATCAATCAATGTTCCAGCCTGGGAATAAAGAGGAGAAGTGTTTGAAGGATCTTTGTAATTATTAGATTTCAGTTTTCCTGTTTTGATCAAGAGAGCATTAACATTCTCTGTACTGATAGCTCCAGCATCAATCTGAGTCTTACCTGCAGTTGTGCCATTGGTATTGATTGCTGTAATCACACCATCAATATTGATCTGATCTGCTTTAATACCTACAACTTTAGATGAAACAAGATTTATAAAATCTGGGGTCAGCTCTAATTTAGATTCTCCAGTCCCACCAGTAGCAATAAGATTCAACTTATCTGCAGTCTGTGTTATAGAAGTAGAAGCTGCATCAAGCTTTTTGTCTGTATCAAGCTTATTATTTGAAACCGTCTGAGTAATTCCATCAACAGTTTGTTTATACTCTGTATATTTTGTATAGATAGACGATCCGTCTTCATTAAACAAACTGTTTTGTATACTCTGTACGATTTGACCCTTTTGAGGATCAGTAATGTTAGTAATCTGCTCAGTTGTCTGGTCTTTAAATGAAGTATATTGCTGACCGAACTTTTTACCATCAAGGTATACCTGACTGATATCAATTCCACCTTGTTCATTCGGTTCTACCATAGTAAAACTTAGTTTTTCTTTATTGATTGTTCCATCAGAGATCATATTATTGACAATAGTGTTATCAGGAATACCTGTTTGAGTGATACCATTTTCATCAAATAATGCTGTCTTATCACCGTTCTTGACAACAAAATTAAACTTTCCGGTACCATCCTGACCAATCTGTACCCTAACAGCTCCTGTTGAATCATAGAACTGCTGAGTGCTATTCTTAAAGGCGATACCAGCTTTTCCACTAGAGATGATCATAAACTCATCAGCAGTAGCAGTATGAGTATTTAAGTCAGCTACGGTCATCTTCTTAGCAATAAGATCCGTGATTACTGCTTGGTCAATAGTTACATTCTGAGCAGTAAGATGTACTGCCTGGAGATTACCTACACCAGCATTTCCTGCCAGGAGATTTTTCACATTGATCATATCAGCATTAATCTGGTTAGATTCTATAATCTTAGCTGACAGCTTTTCAATATTTGCCTGTTCCGCTTCGAGAATACGAGTTGTGATCTTATCTGCGGAAATAAGTTTTACATCGAGATATTTCATGAAAGCAGTATCAACAGTAAGCTTATCAAAAACACCCTCTTTTGCTTTCACGAGTTTTGCAATAATTGTATCAGCGGTAATAGTACCACCGGATCCAGTTCCACCAGTAGTTGTTCCACCTAACATTGAATTGAATAGAGGATTTGAAAAGATTTGTTTAATAGCTTCTGATGTGATGACATAATCAGAAGTAGAAGATTTGTTGACTGAATTAACACGACCACCGGTTCTGTCAGAGGTCTGATTTAATGCGTTTGTTAAAAATTCGTTATCATTTGTTAATTTTGATTTATATTGGACCATGTTGGAAAAAGTAACTTCCATCGTTTCATCCATATCACAAGGATTATATCTGATTTCTACAACACGAAGTTTTACATATCGTGTATCAGATAGTCCTAATCGAACAAAATCATTTACTGCAAGCTGATCATGATATTCTCTGAATTCTGGAAGAGCATAAATATTTCCAATTTCATCTGTATAAGTATATTGTGGATGAGATTCTACATACAATTCTTCTACAGCATCTTTATATAATGTAATCGCTTTATCGACTGCATCAACTGTACTATCAAGAGTCGTAATAATAATATTTTCATTTGAATAAGTTGCTTGATTATACAGGCTCTTAATAATATACGTTTCCTTATCTGTAAACGCTGGATATTTTTCCTGTACTTTACCAAAATTTTCCATTAAAACATCTTTGGCAATCTGGTTTCGTTTTTCTTGAATTTCAGGTTTCTTAGCCGTATCATATTCAGCTTGACGTTCCTTTAATGCAGTCTTAGCCTGATCTTTTAAATTCAAATAATCCAGATATTTCTGATGCATTTGAGTGAAATATGCCTCTTCGTATCCAGAAAGAGGATTATATCCATCTGCATATCCATTCTTTTTTAGTTCCTTGATACATGAATCATATATGGCAATTTTAGTTTTTAATTCTGCAATGCCGTATAATTTCCAATCTGTTTCATACGCTTTCATGATTGTTTCAGACTGAGTAAAGTATCCAAATTGAGATGGGGCATCTCCCATTTCAAGCTGCATACCACAGACAATAAAGTCAGAACTTCCTGTAAATGCCACATCAATAAGATGTGATGTTAGATTGAAAGAAGTATAAACTCTGGTCCAAGAAGATGTGATGTTATAAGAAATATTCTTTCTGTCCTCACCGGTGTTATTATAACCAAGATAAAATGTACCGGATCCTTTTACAAAACAACTAAGAGTATATCTCTGAGATGGTTCGATACTGATATTGTGTTGATAGATACCACCATCTGTACCGGTTACTTTAACTCCACGAGTAATTCCGTATGCAGGTGCGTCATTAATTTGTACTGTTTGGAACGAAGAAGTTCCGGAACCTACCATATACCAATCTTGACCTAATACAACTGGATTTACACATGAGATGATGTTTCCTTTACCGAAACCCTCTATAGTTTCGTCTTGAGCTTGTAACGCAGCCACAATGGATGGAAGAGTATAGTTCATGATTGATTCGTACATAGGCCAATCGGATGAGTTTTTCAAATCTTCAAGATCAAAATTTCCTTCTTCATCAACATGAATAGACTCAAGACCTTTGATTATAGCCATGTTTGAATCATATGCATCTTTTAGATCTTCAACTTTTTGTCCGAACCAATTTGTCTGAGCAGTATCAATAGGGACTCTATTCATCAATTCAGCAAGAATGTCAAGATTTTTATTATACTCCCTAGATAAATTACAGTATTCATCTCTTCTTGATTCTATGTATTTTTGCCAAGCTGTATATTTTTCTTGTAGAACGATGTTCATATATGGTTCACGACAAAAATGAGAACAATCTGTAATTACAGAGTTTCCAAAATTTGCGAGATCGATATTGTAATCGTCAAGTCCATCAACATAAAATTGTGTTACCAAACTGTCGTCTCTTGATATTGTTACGCTATCTTGAATATTACGAAAACCAAGTACTACATTTGTATCTTTACCTAAACTATCCGGCTTATATACATTAATTAATAAATTTTCGGTATCAAATTCAAAAACACATTTATATGCAGGAGCAGCAGTTTGGGTGAAAAATGCATATACATTTTGATCGTCCACATCGAAATTACAAATTTCATTCGGAAGTAATACCTTATCATCATCCGGAGTGATGTTATCTACATATCCGATCTTCCATCCAGGTACATCTGCATGCTTCAGCACAATATGCAGAAAACTTAAATCTTCATTCTCTGGATTATAAAATTTAATTTGATAAAATTTACTTGTGTCATGATTTTTTTGGTACATCATTTCATAAGAATCTTCTTCGCCCATATTAATTTTAAAATTTTTCAATTTATACTGGGTAAGAGAGATTTCATATGATTCGGCGGTAATATCCTTTGTGCATTGTGTTCCGTCATTTGTCTCTGTTGGAGGATCCATAATTTTATACCAGATTCCGTCACAATACAATTCCATCATTTCATCAAGTTCTTCATATCCCTGAGATTCTACGCCATCTACATATTTATCAACTGTGAAAGTTAATTCTGCAGTATTATTAGTTCTTAGCGTAACAGAAACAGTAGAAGTATCAATTCCGCCTAATGCACAAAAGAATCGTTTTCCAGGTTTAGCCAAATAAATGATTGCAGATTCTGTATTTCCATAAATATCATAATTATGAATCATTCTCATGCAAAGGCACCAACCTTTCGTGGTTCTCTATATGAGATTTCAAATGTCGCGTCGCCTGTAAATTCAAATATATTTTCTCCGTAAGCAAGACGAGGCCAATAAATGTCATCTATATCCTCAATCCCTAAATCTTCAAATGAAACAATTGACTTTGTGATGTCATAGATTTTTAAATTTCTACAATCTATATAGAAATCATCACTTTTTAATGCATTAATTTTCATTGTTCCATCATTATCGGTTTTATTCTTTATAGTAATTATCCCATGAGATTTTGGAGAAACTTTAATTGTGGGGTATACATAATCTTCCCAACAATCAGAATTGTTCTGGATAGAATATTCTCTAGTAAGAGTAGAAGAGGAAGTTGTTTTACATAAAATAAGAGGAGTATATCCCCATTGACTATCACAAGTTACTGTGTATGTTAGTTCATATGGAAGAGATGCATGTTCTGTAGATACCTCTGTAATTGTAGCAAAAAATTCGATTTCTTCTGAAAAATAATCGTCTCCAATAAATTTAAGAAGCCTTGGATATTGAGGGGATGTTAACCATGCATTAATGATTCTAATATTATTTGAAGTTAAATAATCAGAATCATTTGGAATAATAATTCCATTTTTTATATCAGCTGTATAATTCATAGAAAATTTTAAAATTCCATTATCTAAATATGGAGTATATGTTGAATCGTATTTTAAAATTCCATTTTTTAATTCTGGAACTACATTTTTGTTTCTGCATGGATTTCTCATTACGCCCATTTTGAATGAATAATTATCACCATATAATGTTCCGAACTGATTTTCTTTTGGTCGATATTTGTTCTTTTCTCCTAATTGCAAAGAACGATTTACAAGAGTATCATTTTCTTCTATTCTAGTCACAATCAATCCATATTCATCAGAAGTATGACCATTAAATTCAAATTGTAGCATTTTTTCACCTCTTTCATATATTTTAATATTAAAAGAGCTGTCTTAAAGACAGCCCTTTTAAATTAGCGAACTTTTTTCCAGTCACGTTTATTACGTTCAGTGATAATATCACCAATTTGATAAGCAAGTTTCTTAATATCTTGCTCACTATTGATTTTATCAACATTGATTGTAATATTGCACTCGCTATTCATACTTGTATTATTTGAAGATGATGGTAGAATAGGAGTGATAGGTTTCGCCATTCTAGCATTAAATTCATTCAGAGTAGCAACTGTAGGTTTCAGTTGATCTGTGAATTCTTTTGTCAGAACAGTTTCGCCCGGATTTGCACCGATCAGCATAGAATCTCCACGCGGTATTAAAGCGTCCCCGCCGATTATATCAAGTATGCTGGCAGGAATACCTTTCCGTACAACACCACCTTTAGAGAATCCGTAGGATTTATATGCCTTCAGGATTTTATTTTTCAGAGTAGATCCCCAAGAATCATAGTTCTTAACACCCGGAGTATTGATCTGAAGAATATCTGCAAGCTGTTGCATTTCTTTTGGTCCGACTTTCTTACCTTTAGCATTAAAATATCCTATTAAAGGACTCACTCCGGCAGGAACGTCTGTTGCACCATCTGGACGATTACTCAGAGAATTTGTCCAATCTTTCAGATATGCTTTCTTAAATCCCTCAACTGCGGTATATGATTGATCGCTATGGTTTGCGCCATTTTTATAAGCATATTCCATAGCATCTCTCAGATTATTACCTGAAGTATCTTTAATGCCAGCTTTATCTGCATAATCCTTGATCTTCTCATAATGAGAATCCGGCATTACATGAACGGTACAAGTAGCTTTAGCAAGACCACCACCGCCAATAGCAGTAATGATACATTTTCTTGTTTTAGACTCATCACGCGCCATTAAACCGTTCTTATTAAGACCTGAAGACACACCACGAACTGTACCATCAGAAGAAACTTTCGCAATAGATTCATCAGAACTTTTCCACTCAATATCAGAGTGTTCCGGTTTCTTTGGTGACCATGTTGCTTTAAGCTGTTTCTTGATATGACTGTATGTCAGATAAATATCTGTATCACTCAGCTTCAGAGTGTAATCAGTATTAGGTTTAATATTTGTACTTCCAGCAGTCTGAGAAGATCCTGCATTATTCATTGCATTATTAAAGGCATTGTTACCGGCAGTTGAACCACCATAAGGCTTACTGGTGTCAATTTTTGTAACACCTTCCCATGCTTTTGTTGCATTTACAGCAGCAGTATTAAAGTCAGCTGCCTTTGTGATCATTTGACTATAAGTTTGAGAAACTTTCATGCCATACTGATCCATTACGTCGCCCAGATGTTTATAGGTGCTGTCGTAATTTGCTTTTACATTAGAAAGCATGCTGCCAATAATAGCTTCTTGGAAAGCTGCATTTTTCTTAACAGCATCAAGAGTATTGTCTAACGCCTTATTTGCCTCATCTGAAAAATTCTCATAGCCGGTATTTTTCATATCGACTTCATGCTGATGCATTGTATCGGCCATATCGTCTTCTGCATCTGCAAGTTCCGCACGTAATTTCTCAAGACGAGCTTTTGAGGCTGCATTTGATGTTCCTTCAAGTGCAGCAATCTGTGCCTTTAATGTATTGATATCCTTAGTTTTCTTCTTTAGAGTCTTATCATAATCATAATATTTCTCTTTAGCAGCAAGGGCATCTTTACGTTTTTCAATATTCTCCTGTAACAGATCGTTCTCTTTAGTAACCTGAGTAGTATACATATCAAGAAGGTTCTGTTTAAGATCGGCAAGAGTAGCAGACTCTTGTTGCAAACTCTTAAGCATTTCATCAGTTTTAGTCTTATAATATTCTGGACCAATTGCACCATTTTTATACATTTCGTCCAGCTTATTTAATCCCTCACGATAATTTGCTATTTTGTCCTTAGTAGCATCAATCTGTTCTTGAACCAATAAAATATTGGTTAAACCGTTTGTAGAGAAGGCTCCATCATCATTATAGAAACTCTCGGTATCGCCAAGTAATTTCTGAGCAGTCTGAAGTTCAGATACAAGATTTGAAAGTTTATTCTGCGCTTCATCAAGAGGTTTAAATCGAAAATCAATTTCTTCTTGAGCTAATTGCTGCATTGCTTCTTTAGATTGAATAATAGAAGTAGTAAGATTATCATATTCCTCAATCTTTTTCTGCATTTCTTCATTGCTCCAAGCTCCACCGTTAGCTTGATTTGCTGCAATTTCTTCTGCGAGAAGCTGTCTTTTCGCTTCATCAGCGCGAATAGTTTTATCATAAGTTTTCAAACGTTCTTCATAATCATTGGCTGAAAGCTGATAATTAATATCATCAGCATTCTTTTTATAACTAAGAGAAGCGTCCTGTTTATCACCAGCTCTTTCCCAACGATCAATTTGCCATTGCTTTAAGTTCTCTCTGGTTTCTTCAAGAGCAGCTTTAGCTTCTTGGATGTGTGTATCAGCCTCAACAATAGACGTGTTCAAATCAGTTAGATTTTTCTTCATTTCCTGATAAGCTTTATCTTTTTTGTTATGACCATTCACATTAAGATAATCTGTCATGCTTTGCTGAACTTTATCTCTTTCTTTTAACATCCAGTCTTTCTGATATTGAGCATAACTTACTTGTTTTTTAAGATCTTTCCAATATACCGAACCGACTTTTTGAGATTTTCCGCTCTTTATACGATTTTCAGCTTTAGCTGCATAATATTCCTCTTTAGCTTTACGCTTACTGATAATCAGATCATAGGAATCGTAAACATTATCAACTTTAGATTTAGCTAAATCAAGTTCCTGAGTTTTCTTATCTCTATATTTTTGAACGGCATCAAGATACTTGTCGTACCACTGTTTATATGCTTCTACGGCAGCTTTCTGATTTGCATCCAATGTTTCTATATTAATAGTGCCATCTTGAACTTTTTTCTTCAGAGCAGGAGTAAGATATTTGCTTACTTCGCCATTGTTTGCAACTTCTTCGGACTTCCTTTTATAAACAGAGATGCTTTCTTTAGCAGCCTTGATTTCTTTATCTGTATTTTCAAGAGCTTTATTATAATACTTTTGAGCTTTTGTATAATGACTATAATCACTTTCGGCAAGATCTGTATACCTAGAAGTTATACGATCAAGACGATCCATAGCAACTTCAACCCAATCCATAGAATTATCATTCAGCTTCTTGATTACATTTTGAAGAGCTTCGCTTACTTCATCAGCCGCGTCACTTGTATCATCACTATTGTTTGATACCGCATCTGTATTATCTTCGATTGCATGTTGAAGACCAGAATTACCGGAGTTACCAGAATTTCCAGATCCGGCAGGTTTAACAGTTGCAGCCCCGCCTTGGAAGTGGAATCCCGGAGTATTACCAGCAGCAGCATAAGCTTTCATAACGCCTGGAGAAGTAACAGTGCCACTTGCATAAGCTCTGGCATGTCCTTGAATAGCCCCGTGTTTAAGAAGAGCATCAGTTTGAGTAGTAGAGAATATAATGTCGCCCTTTTTCAGGTTCTCTATATGAGCACCGCCAGGAATTAAACTCCAAACACCATCACGAACAATTGATTCAGCGTGACCGTTGATACCCACTTCATTTACAAGAGCTTGCTGATCTTGTTTAATAGCAACATTTGTCCCACTTGCATGAGCTGGTGTGATGTTTAAAACATTGTAAGCGCTTCCTGTAGACTTAGCTTTGAACGTACCACTTGAGAGTTGAACTTCTTTACTCAAACCACCACTTGGTCCACCTGAATTTATCCAATTAACAGTTCCGGTAGCAGTGAATGAAGTCTGAACGGCAGAAATATCATTTCCCCAATGAACAGTACCATGAGAATAATGTTCGGTAGCAGCATAAACATCTACTAAACCTGTCTCATTAGACCATTTTACTTTTCCTTCGCTTTTTTTCTCTTCAGCAAGGTAAGCATCTACTTCGCTATGTTCTGGTTTGAAAGTTACAGTTCCTTGGCCTTGTTGTTCTTTTGTCAATGCTTGGAATTGAGTTTCGTCAATTTTAACCGATATAGCAGGTGTATCACCTGATAAAGATTCAAGACTTGAACGTAGTTCATCGATTTTAGCTTTACCATCTTCGGTATTGACATCTACGTCCAATTCAGCTTTTTGAGCCAACTCTTCATCATTAAGAGATAATAACTTATCAATATCACCGGTTTTATCTACTGCAATCTGAACATGCATTTGCATTTCACGTTGATCAATCATAGATTGAATTGCTTTATATTCAGATGAATCTACGTCAAAATTTACTTTAATATGCTCTAATTCACCAATTTGTGATTGTAGTTTATCTACAGATAATCCTTCTATACTACTATCCACATCAAATGAGAGTTTAATATCCCCATCTGCTTGCATCTGACGCAATGAAGCCATTCCGTCCTGAGTAGCTTGATCCAATTCATCCAGCCCGGTCATATCAACATTAGGATCAATATTAACAACACCTAAAGCTTCAAGAGCCGGTAGAAGAGCAGTTGCCTGTTCTTTTGTTAGTCCAAATTGATCTGAAAGTCCCTGAAGAGCATCTTCAACATTACGAATACCCTGATCTTCAGATTCATAAGCTCCATTGCCTAATTCAATCTGGTTTGCTTCATTCCATTGATCTTTATCCAATGAATTAACAGCATCAATAACGTTCTGTAATGCTTCACTTTTCTGTTCCTGAGCATCTTTAATTTTATTAACCAGTTCAACATCAGAATCAGAGTAATCTCCAGTATTACCACTTTCAATTCCTTCGTTGACATCCTGGAAGTGTTTGATCTGTGAGCCTTTAGCTTTCGCTTCATAACTCTGGATCATTTCATTATAAGCAGCCTCATCAACTTCAAATTCAGGTGTTAATTTAATGCCTGTCTTCTTAGCTTGTTCCTGAATTGATTCGATATATTTCTTGCCTAAATCAGAATCTTTATCAATACCATTATCTTTTATGTACTGATTTAATTCGTCAATAGAACCTTTGGCATCCTTGATATCCTGAATCTTACGATCAACAGTACCATCTTTGAAATCAGATATAGCCTGAGTAATACCAGTTTTTTGTGCAATTAAATTGTCAATAACTGCTTGTTGATCGTCCAGAGCGGATTGATTTGCACCACTAGCTTTCAGTTTTCCCATTTTAATCTGAGCATCAATGAGTTTATCGTCAATCTCTTCAGATTTCAGGGCACCTTCTTCAAGAGAAGATACAAAATTATTTGTATCGCCATAATCTTTCAATCTACCAAACATAGATTCGAATGATTCAAGACTCATACCCATAGCATCTGCAGCTTCTTGAGTATCAGTGAAAGAGTACATCCATTGCTGATTTCCATCCTCAAGAGTTTTGTAAGTGGCCAATCCCTTAGCTTCAAGATCGCTTAAAAATCTCTTTGGACCGGAAGCATCATCAGTGTAATAATTTTTAAGTTTGTTGTAGTTCTCAATGAAATTATCAGCATCTTCAAAACCATTCTGAGAGAAATATTTTGCAGCTGCTTTAAACTGAGGAGTACCAACTAAGCCTTTATCATACAGATCTTTTGCGTTATCCAGATAACTCTTAGCTGTAGTATATTCATTGCCTTCAGTAGAAAGATTGTCGGCATTAACCATAGCTTGGAAATCAGAGAATTGTTTTGCCGCCTCCTGATACTGAGCAAAATACTGTGCCTGCAGATTTTTAAGATTTTCTAATCCTTGCTGAGTATAATCTTTATTACCTGCTGATAATTGATCCTGATAATCCTGAATCCGTTGTGCAAAATCAGAATTCATGAATTCATTTTGTTGTTCCAGATAATCCTTCATTCTTTCTGTGTTGATTTTCAAACCTTTTGCAGTGCGATCGAATACATTATCAACATGAGCATCTTTTAGATCACTGAATTGTGTTCTAAGACTATCCATAGTATCAGATGTAAGACCTGTTTCTGTCTGCATTTCGCTAATAGCTGATGTAAGAGCGGTAACAGTGTTCTGCATATCAGTTACTGGAAGATTAAATGCTGTTTTTGTCCAATCGGCCTGAGAAGCCTTCATGTTTTCAATAGACATCTGAGAAGCTTGAATCTGATCTTGCCACTGCTTAATTTGTTCGTTATCTTCATCAGAAAGAGGAGATAAGCCTTTGCTATTTTTCAAAGCATCGATATTATTCTGATATTCTTTAATCTGATTATTAAGATTCTCAATCTGTTTGTCACCATTTTCAATTAAATTGGTGTAATCTGAAGCAGTAGCTTTCATATTATAAGCAGATTTATTGTTTAGTCTTGTCTGCTGATTGGAAGCATCAGTTTGAAGACGAGTTAGTTCTTTTGAGAGATTATCCAGATTTTTAGCTGAAGTATCCAACTGAATCTGTACTTTAGTATCTTCAATTTTAGATTTCCAAGTGTCGAGATCAGCATTTGCCATTGATGGATCAAGTGACAATTTCATAATTGCTTGAACTGCAATTTCATCATTTCCATATTCTGACATTAACTGATTTACAAGATTTGGTGTTGTAACAGAGGCCATATGTTTGTCTGCTAAATTCTTTGTTAAATTACCAAGAATTGCAGACTTAGCATTGCTCATATCAAATCCGCTCAGATCCATAGTATCCATAATACTCTGAATATATTTATCAGCGGCAGCAAGCTGTTTCGGATCAGTTACATCTTTTACAGAATCTCTGATTTTACCGATAGCATCACTTGCTTTATCAAATGCTAAATTCTGTAATCCCTGTTGTAGATTATCAGTCTCTGTAGCAAGTTCCGGGAACTGCTGAATAAGATCAGTAATATCTGAATTCTGGAATGTACCGGATTTGATAGAATCCATTGAAGACTTGATATTTGACATATCTGTCTGGAAATTGTCTGTTATGGTATCAAGATCTGTTGCTGTATCTTCAGCAGAGTTCTTGAAGAGAGAAGAGAAGGTTTTTGATTCAGCTTCAATTTTTGCTTTTTCTTGTGATTTATTAAAATTGGAAGCAAGATCCATATAATTCCAATCAGAACCATCTAATCCTTGATCGCTATAATAATTCCAGAAATCTTCTATTTGCTTATCAGTTTTATCCTTAAAGAAATTATAAAGATTTCCTGATGGGCCAACAAAATTATCTCCTTCGTTTAAATCAGCGCTGATATCAAAAATATCTTTCAGATTTTCTTTTATACCTTCAAGATTTTTCTCATCTGGTCTAGCAATAGCCATAATGTTAGATGCAAGTGTATCAGCACTAATACCAGCATTATCTAAAGCTTCTTGTAATCCATCGATTTCTGAGATCTTGGCTTTAACAGCATCGGTACCACCAGATTTTCCAGCATTTACTAATTGATCTTCAACACCATCAAATTTTGCTTTGGCGAAAATATTGTTAATGCGATCTGTTTCTTCCTGAGCTGAATCTGTTACACGACCATATAATGAAAAAAGATCTTCTACAGATTTTGCAGTATCTTTTGTTTTAGGATTAATTAATGCACCTGTATCTTCATCAAATAGTCTATTATAATCATCAGATATTTCATCCATTGCGTCTGCAATTTCGCTCTGTTTCTTAGAAACACGATCATCCATTTGGTTCGCAATATTTTGCTGCTCGGTAAATCCTTCATCATCAGCACTCATTTGATCTAATTTTTGGTATGCAGCATCACGTTTTTTCTGTAATTCAGCTAACTCATTGACTTTTCTGGTAGTTTCTTCAACGATATCTTCTTGTTTAGCAACAACACTGTCACTATATTCATTTGCAACAGCTTGACTTGTTGTATATTTTTTATTCAGATTCATATCTGCGTCAATGGCCTGCTGTTGGGCTTTGGCATCAACAAGTTTTTTCTGTACAGAAACTTGTGTCCCAAGTAGAGAATTTTCTTTCGTTAGCTGAGAGAGTTCAGCATTTTCATCAGAAGTCCTATTCTGTGTAGCACGAAGCTCATGAATACGATCTTGATTAGTATCATACTGAGACTGCTTTGTACTAAGCTCTGTTTTTGCATTTTGATATGCTTGTGCCGACTCATCTGAGTGTTTTTTGGCTGTAGCTTTTGTAATAGTAAATTTATCATCTGCCCATTTCCATGCAGCTGTACCTGCTGCAATTCCGCCAACAACAGCTAATACAGGCCAAATTGATTTGAGAAATGTACCAAGACCTGCAAATGTAGATCCTACAGAGCTAAATTTAGAAGCATTTCCAACTTTACCCGCTCCGTTTGCAGTATACCCAATTTTAGCAAGCATATCTTCCGTTAATGATTCTTCCGGAAATGCTTGTTTAAGAGCTTGATATGCTATACCAGAATCCAAAACTTTCCCGTATTTAGAAATCCAATTAACTCCAGCCGACATATTCCCTGCCGCTCTTAATGAATTGGATAAACTAGAAATACCTGTTGCAATATCTCCGCTAGTAGCAGCAGTATTTAATAGTTTGACAGCATTACTTACTTTTCCGATTTTACTTAATGACATGAGTTGTCTTTAATGTTATAATCAAACTATAAATGTATTGGAGGTAATATTATGGCTCTTATTAAATGTCCTGAATGCGGGGGCCAGGTGTCTGATAAGGCTCCGGCCTGTATTCACTGTGGTTATCCGTTACAGGAAATTGTCTCAAAAAGTACATGTATAATCAATTACGCAGAACAAGATGTTACTGACATTAAAAAATATATTCTGTCTTTATCACCAGAAGATCAGCAATATTTCGCCCAATTTCTTCAATTACAATATGGATCATCTAAAACGCGTCCACCTATCAGTAGTGCGCAATATGCAGAGTTTCATGAAAAAATGGGAGAATGGGCCAATACATATAAACTGACAAACGAATTTGCCGCAAAGATGATTCTTGATTGTATGGCGCATAATTTTGAAAAGTTTACTTTTGAACAAGTACGTTATGTTCAACCCAAATCAAATTCCAATGTCGTCCGTTGTCCACGTTGTGGTTCTACATCTGTTACAACAGAAGAACAAGGTTACGGACTCTTTGGCTGGATTGGTGCATCTCAAAAGAAAAATCTCTGCCAGAAGTGCGGTCACAAATGGTGGCCAGGAAGATGAGGAAATACTATGAATATGCATAATATTGTAAATGGATTTTATGAAAATGTAGAAGAACGTAGACTTCATATGAAACAAGAATTATCTGCTGATATTCAGAATGAAAATACTGCTCCTGTAATCGCTCAAAAACTATATGAGGCATTATGTTCTTATCAAGAATCGTTACCAGACGAAGATGATATGGTTCTTGCAGTAGCTCATTTTGGAGAAACAGTTAATATAATTGTCAACAAAGTCGGCTACATTGGGTACAACCTAATCGTGTTTTACGGAGAGGACAGTTACGGCAAACCGCAGAAACTGATACAACATATAAATCAGTTGGATTTTCTCTTAAGCGCGCAGCCAAAGGAGATTCCAGAAGCCCCAAGACGGCAAATTGGTTTTCAAACTGAATCTGAGACGGAATAATAATGTTATTATTTTTTGTTAAGCTAATCATATAAACACCTACTTTCAGAATGGAGTACATATGTATACTGAAAATTATAGCCCAGAAGAAATCAATAGAATAAAAAAGATTATAGAAATCGGTGAATCTCAAAAACAAATTAAGCAATCATTTTGGGATGAAATTAATACTCCAGATGTTCTAAAATTAAAAGAAGAATCAAATACTCTCTGGGAAGATTATCGAATTGTCGATAAAAAACTTCTAAGGAAAATTCTGGTACATAATAATGGTTTATCAATATCTGATCCTGATTATATAAGCCTTAGTATAAGAATGATTGGACACATAAATTCAAATCTGCCAGACGATTTTCAAGAATTAATTTCTGTCTCACAAAGCAAATATGCAAAGTATAAACCGGTCAAAGATATTTATACGAAAGCATTGCATAAAAATATTGCAAATTTATCATTAACAGTTACTCCTGAAAATAGTATATCAATGAACTCATATGGAAGTACACGATGGGTATTCACAGAATTTTATTGTTCCTGTAAACCATTTTTAATTCTTGACATATGTGGATGTGAAGTTATTGTCATCCAAGATATTTTTCCTGGCAAATATTGTCAAACAGAATATTCTATTACAATGTCAGACCTGAAGAATAGGTCGGATTATGAAATACAAACCAAAAAACAGAATTTTCTTGACAATTTTAGAAAAGAATTAGATCCGTATGGAAAAAAATTACATTCGGCTCCATTTTGTAAAAAACCTGTTCCGAAACCTTTTGAAAACATCTACACACTTTATGCCCAAACTGATTCAGAAGAATATGGCAGGACAAAACGATATCTAATCATTGGGTGCATGACATATGAAAAAGAATGAACTTACGTTCTGACTTTACAACAATAAAGTCTAGTGATATATTTACTAATTGTAGGATAGCCGAGAGTGTGCCTCGGCTTTGCACACACCTACAATCATAAATATCAAAATCGGATGTTCTGTCCGAAATCAAAATCCACTTATATTTACTTTAGCCATATGGCAGAAGGGAGGTGGAACATGAAAAAAGAAGAACATCAATTTAAGCTTGCAAAGATAGCAATTAAAAAAATCATTAGGGTTTTAGCATTACTTGCAGCTTTATGGATGGTGTTACAGCACAATCCAATCAAACTCGTGACATCAATAAACCTAGAAGAACAACGTATTGATTTTAATTGCGAGTTTGCAAGCGAGACACCGGAGAAGTAGAAATACAACTCTGGTAGTGTGGGGTGAAACCCACACAATTAAAGTTTTAAAGGTTAAATTTCAATAATTTAAAATTCAAAGCTTATCTTACAGACACTGCGCTTGATCACCGCGGTGTCTTTCTTTTATCAAATATAATTTCTCTCTTTCGCATAAAGCGATTCGGCAGAAGAGAAGTGCCGCTCATGGAACATTCATTAAAAGTATATAAAATATACTCCGAGGAAGGGTGCTCTCTCTACTCCTCCTGATTATTTATATGTTTCCCTCGTCATTACTTACGTAATTGTTACTAACGTTTCACATATGACTAAATCGTTAATCAGGTTGGCACGTGCGTTGTCACGAGCTTTCGCCCATTTCACTATGCAATCAGCATAGAATAGTGAGTTCGACGTATTAATCCTCTATTTATTTATAGTCGCTATTCTCCACACATTGATATAAATCTCTATGTAGATAGGCTCATCGTTAAAAATCGGAAAATAACTTGTAACCCTTAGATTTTTGGGTCAACCTACGACTGTTGCAAGACCTCCACCACTCAGGAATTTTAATCCTGCCATTGTTGCATTTTTTACTGTCATTGCTGCAAATACAGCAGTAAGTAATGCCGGTATTGGTCCAAGTGTTTTTTCAAGTGACGTAAATCCTTCTGTTAAACTATGTACAAATTCAAGAACACCATTTACAGTCCCTGAATTATAGAAATTAACCCAGAAATCTTGCATCTGTGTTTTGATTGCTTGTAGTTTACCAGCAGTTGATTCCATGTATTTTTCCTGGTTAGCTTCAGCATTACCATTTGCGGTTGTTGCTTCCTCTGCCAGTGACATGGAGTCTGTGAATGCATCAAGCATAGACTTAAACTTACTTGTCTGACGTGTCGTCGTATTAATGTAGTTCGCAACACTACATGATATTGTTAAAAATTTTCTCCTTTTATTCTTCTATTAGTGCTCCGTATTCAACCAATTTATCAAATAAAATATCTTCCATATAAATTTGATCCCAAAATGGAATACGGATTAAATTAATCTTATGATCTTGGCAATATGTGTCTTTGATATTATCTCTTTTTTGAGTATTTATCATATTTTCATATGCAGTTTTATATGTCAAAGTTTTGCCTAGCATAACTGGTTTATAATGAAACTCCCCATCATATTCAATTGCAATATTAAAATCTTCAATATAATAATCAAATGGGAGAGGGTTTTTATCTTTACAATCTGAAAATCTTTTTTGTGTTTCATAATTAATATGCCATTTATCTAATATATCACCAATCGCACTTTCAAAAAATGTCTTTTTGCAATATGGGCATCCGGGACATTTAGAAAGTGTATATCCTTCTTTTTCTTGAATTCCTTTATCCTTATGTTTATTGCAAATATACTTTATATATGTATAACCATTTTTATGCGAATGAGATATATAAATGAAATTATGTTTTTGACATTCATTTTTCCAATGTTCTGTATCAAAAACTTTGTCTTCCATGGTGCGCTCTCTGCCACAATAATAACACCCTCGATTACGTAATAAATCGCACAAATTAATTTCTTGAATGCCTTTTTCAGAATGCTTTTTACAGATATATTTCATTTTAGTAGTATAATTTTTATACCTGTTATCAATAAGGATATATCCCTTTTTAGAAAATTGGTCTTTTACTTCATTATATGAATAATTTTTAGTATTACGTAAAATCTTTTCTTTTCGAATTAAATTTAATCGTCTTCTTTTAGTTATGATTGCACCTTTTGTGGTGCCAATGTTTTCGGCTAATTCGTCATCAGATAGATGTTGCCAATTATTTATTAAATATTCTTCTTTTTCAGAAGTCCATTTCATATATTATCACTCCATTTATTATCAATTTTTTGCATAAAAAATCGCCAGTGCTTTAAATAACATTGACGTTTTTTCGTATTTATATGTAGTCACTTCATTTATTGTTTTTATAAATGAAGGCTTTATACCAATACTCCATAAATACTCCTTCTCAGGTGTATATTGAGTAGAATATTCTTTATCAAATTTTTTCATAATTTATTTTTTTTAACAATATCCTTATACTTTCATATAAGACCAGACTATTTCTTCACCTACCGACCTTTACGGTTTAGGGTGTCCTTTTCGATTTAAGGGGTTTTCACCCACGCCATTTGCGATTGCGCCCTACGATTGTTGCTATAGATATTCAGGATTTCCACCTTTATTCTCTTGTCTATAGCTCGACGAGAATCTAGTCGTTGAACGTTCACCCTCGACTCAAGTACCGTATGATCTACGGGATACGTTAGGGTGCTTCGCTGCATGAACAGCCAATCCTTGCGTTTTCAAACCATCATAATTTAGTTTCCCAATTATTGTGGTGCAAGGCTCTATATAATATTTATACTATATAGATAGGATTATCCTATTAAGGCATTACCTGCAATTAAAATCATTCCAGTATGAATTTCTTCATACACAGTCCACATTTAGGCTGCTACATCGAATGCGATCTTGGCTTGCTGTGCGTCAGTTAAATCGTCCCACTTATCTTTAAGCTCAGACATAACAGTAATGATACCACGGTCAGATCCATCCGGATTATAAACATCTACACCTATAGCATGCAGAGATGCAGAAGCATTAGATAAAGTTGCATTGTCAACTTCGTCGGCATATTGTGGCATTTTACCGACTTTTGTAGTTCTTGTGATAATTGTCTTCAAAGCATTACCAATTGAAGATCCATCTTCACGAGTTCTTTCTGATACTTTAGCAGTAATAGCTGCAAGCTGTTCATATGACATACCTGCATCATAAGCAACCTGACCGGAAGCCTGTACAGCATCAGAAATAATTTTGATACCTTTAGCGTAATCAATTCCCACACTTCCGGAAACTTTATCCAGAACATCGACAATATGCATAGAGGCATCAGCAGCAGTAGTAGATCCATCTTCTAACATATGGAACTGCTGTAAAATACCCTGTACCTGATCGGCAGCAGTAGAGGCATCAACGCCACTTAAGTTATTTAAGATAGCAGTTGGTCTTGCTGTTTGCTGAATTTCAGAAGCAGTAGTATTCATATTCGCATAGATTTTATAAATGTCCATAGTATTATCTAATGACATTGATAAATCTTTTGCCATATCAATTGCAGAAGTACCAAGATTCTGTAATTGATCCGGCGATAAATTCATTGTGTAACTAATATTTGTTAAGTCTTTTTGGAAATTTAAGAAATCATTGAAGCCTTGTTTGGCCTGCTGAATTGCTTTCATGGTCACCTGGAAATAAGAAACATAACTTGCAATATCTGCAATAGCACCTTTAAAGTTTCCTGATACCATTCCTTTAATAGAAGTTCCAAATGAAGACATCCCGGTTGATGCTTTGGAGGCAGTACTAGAGATAATGCGCATTGCATTTCCTGCTTTTTCAAGATTACCAGTTAAAGTAACAACATTACCAGATATATCAGCAAATTGCATCTTTACTTGTCCAGTAGTTTCATTGATAGATGAAGAAATCTTAGATGTTAATCCGATAGAATTAGCGTACTCTGTAAGCATTGTTTCAACATCTTTCGTATCTTGTACCAGTCCTTTTGTTCCTTCTAAATAAGTTCCTTTGCTATTCGTTTTATCGTAATTTTTAGCAACTTTTTGAAAATCTTGCATTTTAGATGCTAATTCAGAAATTTCATCTTGAGCTTGGCTAGTATCAATTTCTTTATTATGAAACCTGGTTACAATATCATTATATGATTCAACAAAACCATTTAATTTATCCGTATATGCCGAAACCTTACCAGAAGAATTTTCTGCCTTAGTTAAACTATCAAAAGCGGTTCCAAATTCATTTGCAAATTGTATGAATGAACTTCCCTTAAGAGAATCAAAAGTTTGATAAAAATCCTGCATTCTATTTTTGAAATTGCCAAGATTATCGGCTCCATTTTCAAATGTAAATGCGCTTTCTAATTTCTCTTTTAATGAAGCAATACCATCCGGAAGATTCATAGTATTCTGCATATGCTTGAGAGAATTTTCAAAATCATTTATTTGGCTAGATAATGACTCTTTTAAATTTCCTAGAATATTATTTCTGTCAAGATCGGAGGCTTTTTTTATATCTGAAATTAAACTATCTGAATCAATATTTTTGCCAGAATTTTTGATCTGTGTTTTTAATGCTTCATATGTAGCCTGAACACCATTAAGTTGATTCATTTTTTCAGTATATTCTTGTTCAGAATAAGTTTTATTGCCAGCCATTTTATATAAATCATTGCTAAGTTTTCTCTGACGAGAATATGCCTGAGTCATTAAAGTAGTGATTTTATTTTCATAATCTGACATGCTGTTTTCAGAATCAGAAAATGCTTTCTCATAATTGCCGAAAAGTAATTGATCCAAAACACTATCTTTATTACTTGCATTATTTTGATATGTATTTCTTCTAAAATCATCAATATCTTTTTTTATATTCTGTATATTTTTGACTCTATCAGTCAATCCAGAAATAAAATCATCACTTGAAATTTGACCTTTTGCACCTTTTGCTTCAAAGCTATACAAATCCTGCATAGCAGATTTTAGTTCTTTTACTTTTTCAATAGCTTGGGTATACTGTTTTGTAAATGCTTCTTTATTATTAGCTTGAATAGCCTTTTCATCAAATCCAGACACATCTGCCTGAGCCTGTTTCATCTCGCGAACAACTTTGTCATAATCTTCAACATTCTTTCCAGCATTTTTTAATGCCTCAGAATTCTTTGACACAAAGTCATTGTGAGTTAACTGTTCAAATTCATCATTTGCTTTTTTGGCTGCCTCAACTGTTTCAGTAATTCGATTTCCAATTTCTGTGTATGTATCGCTACCTTCAGAATATTGACCTTGTTTTTTTTTATATCCAAGCAATTCTGCATTAAGGGATTTTGCTTCTTTTGCCTTATCAATAGCATTATCGTATTGTTTGGCAATATCGGAATTTTTTATTGCAGCAGCTTGTTCATCAGCCTGCTTTTTAGATGCAGTAAGTCTCTCCTGAGTTACTTTCATTCCATCTTGGATTTGCTTTAATCCAGATTCTGTATAACAAGTCTTAAGATTTTCTTTTAAAGTAGAAAATGAGTCAGCAGCTTCTTTACCAACGTCTCCAAGTTTTTTTGCATCAGCAATATATCCATCCAGTTTAGCAGAAGTAGATTGATAATTAGTTTCAAATTTGCTATTTAAACCAGCTAACGGACCAATCCATTCACCGTCTTTAATACTTCCGGTAAAATTATCAGAAGCATTTTTAATGCCAATAACAACATTCTGCTTCCCGGTCAATCCCTGTTCCAGATTACGCACATAATTCAAAGCAGATTCACGAGTTTTATTTGAATTAAACTGCTCATTAATGTCTGTGATTTGTTTTTGAACATTCTCTAATCCAGCAGGAGTAGTAATAGTAGATAAACTTTTCTGTATACCCTGAAGTTTTTCAGAAGCAATAGCTCCAGCCTGTCCAATATTTTCAATATCAGAAATCTGCTTTGAAAGGTCTTCATTGATACTATCTTTCTGAGCATTGAATTTATCACGATTTGTTTTACGAGTTGCAGATAATGATCTGGAGGATTCAGCAGATCCTTTTCGAAGTGCTTGAGTAAAGTTCTGATACATATAATCGTTATCAGGAAGAGATGCATTTAATCTTGCAATTCTATGTAATTCAGATAAGTCTTGTTGATCAGATTTGATATCATCCTGTAACTTTTTAAGATAATTAGGATTCTGTTTATTAGTGGGTTTATATCTTTCTGTATCAAGTTTCGCATAATTAGAGTTAATCTTTTTACTTAATTTAACAGCTTCTCCCTCAAGTTTCTCATAACTATCATAATATGCAATAGCATTTTCATATCCCTCAGCTAAGAGATTACCATTAGCATCGAACTGTTTTTTATATGTCTGAGTGAGGGTATATATAGTTCTGTTGGTATCTTCATACACCTTAATATATTTCTGAGCGTCGCCAAATTCCCTTTGAGAAAGCTGTTTTAAACCATCTAATTCTGGAGGAGTAACAGGGGTTTCTGTTAAATTAGAATTACTATTCTTTAATCCAGATACAGTTTTGATTGCGACTTTTTCTTCAGACTTAACAATCTTATCATTACTATTTACAACAGCATCCGATTCTTTTTTCTTCACTTCTATAACAGCGTCAGCTGATTGATTAATAGCATCTGCAGTATTTTTAGTCTCATCTATAACATCATTATTTTTAATAGGAGCTAATTTTGGAGCAGAAACAACTTTGTATTTAGGAGGAGTTGGCGGAGTAGATGGAGAAGCTACGATCGCAGCAGCTTTCTTTTCAGATTTAGCGATCTTATCATTTGCAGCAACAACAGTGTCTGTTTCCTTTTCCTTAGCTTTTGCGACATCTTTACTTTGCTGAATCTGTTTTTCTTCTTTGTTTTCAAGAGCCGGTTGAGATTTTGGTTTAGAAATATTTCCTTTAGAAGGTTCTTGAATAGATGGAATCCCTTTTAAAGTAAACCCTGAATGTCCATCTGCACGAACCATATCCTCAAGTTGAGTTGCTTGATTTTCAACATCTTTGATGATTTGTACAATTTCATCCGTATCTCCATTTGATTTGTTACGATTATTATATCGCATATTATTTACAGTAATAATTTTACGAGCCATTCCATCGAGTGAATCAAACATTTCAGGATACGCATCTCTTGTATAACCTAAATCATGCAAAGAATCCTTAATTCCGAAAATTTGTCTACTTGTATTATATGCATGATCATATAGTGATTTAGCTTTTAATATACTGAAAGGATCTTTACCAGTGATATTTTTAAAACTTGACGCAGGAAGTTGTGCTGCCAGCATCTTTATATAAGTCGTTCTGTAATTTTCACGAGCATTAGCATATTGAAAAGGAGATTTTCCATTTTTGTATGCTTCTTTTTTATCAATATATTCATCATATGCCCGCATTAATTCGCCTTCAAGAGACCCTAATTGATCAAGTAATTCTTGATCTTCTTTTTCTTTTGATTTTGCAGGTTTAGATGTTGCTGCCTTTGAAACTTTTTTTTCTTTCGGCTTTGCAGGTTTAGATTTAGACTCAATAGCAGAAGCAGGAGTAGATGCGGAAGTATCTTTCTCTTCAGCATCTGTCTGAGCAGGAATAGACTCTTTCTTTTTAGCAGTTCTTTTTCTTGTTGTCTTCTTAGGCGCTGATTTTTCTTCTTTACTTTCTACAGCTTTCTGTTCATTTAATTGTTCCTGAACAGCCTGTTCAATTGCTTTTTGTTTTCCCCTTGCATCAATATCTTTATCATATTCTGATATATCAGATAGAAGAGCTTTATAAAATTCCTCATTGTTTATACCAGATCCGCCTTTAGCAAGATATGTTGACATAAGGCCAATGAATTTATTTTTTCTTCGTGTCTTTAATGAATCGTTAAGGGTTTCTGCTCTTTTCTTAATATCAGATATACTTCCTAATGCAATCTCACCAAATTGATCATCTGATAAAATATCTTTTTCAAGTTCTGCAAGATTCTTATTTATATATCTATTTACTAATTTAGAATAATCTTTTTTAGAAAGTTCTTCATTTTGTGATTTTTTAAATATGGCATCAAGATGGCTACTTGTAACACTAAGTTCTATCTTATGTGTTTGATGTGCAACAATTTTATCAATATCGTCAGAAAATCCTGCTTTATTTAATGATTGATTTAACAGATATTGAGCATAGTTATTTGGATCATATTTTGGATCATTTTTTTTGATACCCATTCCTAATAATCTACGCATTGTTTTAGAAGAAACATCCTGTTCAACAGGAATATTCCGTTTGTTTGTTTCTAATTGTTTATTTAACTGTTCAAATAAATCTGAGGCAATAATAATATTCTTACTTGTTTTTATTAATCCATTAAGTGCTTTATTATAATCTTCTAAAGATAATGAAGTATCAGGGGCAGTAAGACTTCCGGATGGAGTAATAAATTTTCCACTTTTAGACATTTCTTTTTTACTGTCTAATAAATAACTACGAAGTCTATATGCACTTTCAATTTGAGCACGTTCATTTTGAGATATATCGGATAATCCTTTTTTTTTAAACTCGGTCATCATTGCACTATGTTTACTAGAAGATAACTCAGGGATATTTTGTAAGAATTTATCCAAACTTGCAAGCGATGCCATGGACTCAGAAGTAATTCCTTGAAGCTTGCTATTCATTTTTGTAGCCGCTTTATTAATAACATTATTTAAATCTTTCGCTACAATATCATTAACAGCTTTTTCATCTATTAATAACTTTACTTTTTCCTTTGCTGTCGGAAGGTTCTGAAGTTTTTTAAGGGCTGCAGGATCTAACGTTACTTTAACTTTTGCTTTAATATCTTCTTCAGCATTTTTTCTTAAGTCACTAAGTTTCTTACTTGTCTTGTCGATTTCTGAAGAATCTGTTTCAGGTTTAATAGGTGTATTATTTACATTTTTAACCTCATTTGCTACTTTTTTTATTCTATCGAGCAACGCATTAAGATCGTCACTACTTACTATTTCAAGCTCTTCTCTTATTTTTGCCATATATTTATTCACCAACCTTTATATTATAATCCATAACGATTTATCAGTAGATTTTTTCCTGCAAATTCTACCTTTTTATGCCATTCTCCACTTTTAAAATAATTTCTTACTTCTGATTGAATTTTTGGTCCAGGGGCAGTGGATGAAGCTGCCATAGCTCCCCAATGTGTATATTCTTTAAATGGAGTTCTCCAATATAATGATCCTGGTGCTGGATGACCTTTTCCTTTATCAGCGCCTCCATGCCATCCTTCAAAAAACATACGGTCATAAATATATTCGTTGCTTACTCTATGAGACCCACCTAATAATGAGGCATCTGATTCAAACACAAGAAGATTTCCATATACTTCACAAATATATGCGTCTTTTAATCCATAAGTTCTACTGTAATATATCTGAGAATAACTCGCATAATAATTATTAACCCATTTATCAAATATCTCTTTTACTTTCTTTTTAACATCTGGAGCTATAGTTTCAGCCAAATAATTTGAAAATGGTTGTGGGATATCAGCCATTAATTTTTCTATTCTCCGAGCGAATTCTTCTATTGTCATATCAAATACCTCCTTCCTATAATTTATTTCAAATCAAGTTTAATTCCGTTTTCTTTTACATACTTCATTAATTCAGAAATACCTTCATTAGCAAATACGCCAATGGTAGTGGCAAATGCTTCAGTATATTTTGCAATATATGCTTCAATATTTTTATTTTCTTCATGGAAATTATCCATAAGTAATCCATTAATACTCATAAGTTCGGACAATTCTCTTTCTCCGATAATTTCACAAATTTTATTCATGAGATTATTTTCAAATAATAAATCATAATCTTGAAATGCATTTGTAGTACTATCATCAGTTTTTACTATGTTCAATTTTGTATATAAAATAAGGATAGTAGTAGTCATATTGATTTTAGATAAAAACATATCAATATACTGAACCCCGTTTTTTCCAGTGGTAATAGACTTATCAAGTATTGTCTGAAGAACAAGTTTCTTTTCTAAAACAGGACAATATGTTCTCCAAATAATATTTCTAACAAATTCATCTCGCTGTTCATCTGTTTTCAAGAGATTATATCGTCTGATAAACTCTGGAACATCAATTTTTCTTTCAATTGTATCTGAATTAACTTTATTTATTTCGCTCATAATGAATCTCCTTTTATTCCTTATTTTCTGTATGTTCATGTATGATAAATTCAAATTCTGTTCTTGGATTTTCCTTATCGTATCCGGTTTTTAAAGTGAGAGAGTGCAGATGCTTTTCATCATCATCTACAATGGCCCCAGCCTCAGTCAACCCATCTAAAATAAACTTAGGGATTTGATTATCTACGTCATGTCGTCTTTTTGTATTAAAAAAGACAGTTACAATGAGATCAAAATCATCTAACTGCCTATTATCCATTTTATTTATTTTTACCCAGAATTTTACGAATTCCTTCCACTTTTGTTTTAACGTATTCATCTGTATACGTGGTAAGATCATCCAAGTATTAATTGAAGGATGCCAAGGTTTTTCAATAGGAACCTTCTTAGCTCTTGGATGTTCTAAAAAATAATACTTTGTATACAAATCTAATGTCTTTTGATCAATTGTCAATATAATTGATTTATCCATATATTTAAACCTCTTTTACTAATTCATAACTGATAACAACCGGAATAATAATCAATCCTGCATTAGTATCACGAGTGTCATGTTCGTAGTATTTTCTTACAGCCTCTGCAATAGCATAAGATGAGCATTTAGTAGCGTCATCAATATCTGTTACAAAACTGTATTCAATTTTTTGCAATTTCTTTTTGAGATATGTTGGTTTGCCAGAAACAGTAGTAGCAATAACATATCTTAGAACTTGTTTATCTAAAATTTTTTCTTTCATGTAGAGTTCTCCTTATTCAAGTGTATGATTAAGCCATTGCTGAAACAGCTCTTTGGTTTCTTCAATTAAAAAGATGTAAACAATAATATCTTTTCCGTCATCCGTAACACTTGGATACATATCTATCGGAAATACTCTATGTTTAATATATAAATCACGCTGCTTCGGATTTATAATCCTGCAGACTTCTTTCTCCGTATAATCACGCGGCTTCAAATTTGATTGTATTCTCATAATCCTTTTACTCCTTAAAAGTGAAAAAAGGGGTAGTCTCGAATAGTGAGACATACCCCTAAAAAATCACTATTCAAATACTATTTACGTTTTCTTGTACGCACTGGTTTACGAGTTTCAATTTCCTCGCTGTTTTCTTCGTCAACTACAGAATCTGGCTCAACAATATCTTTTTCTGAGATCTTCTGTAATTTAATATCAGCAGTTTCTTTCTGAATTTTTGCAATCATTTTCTGATTTACTTCATGAAATTTACTGACATCAGACATATCACAATCTTTCATTCTTTCAGCAGCTTCTCTAGCCGTAATGTTTTCAGCATTATATTCTGTCAATGTATTAAAGATTGTTCTACAATTATCGCTGCAATAAATCTCCATCCATCTTGGAAGATGGTCGAATTCTTCACAGCGACTACAATATGTATATGTTTTTCCGCATAAAATGCATTTCTTGTTATTTTTCTTAACCATGTTTTCCTCCTTGAATATGGATAGTAAAACAGCCGGTATGCTATGACACATACCGACCGTAATTAGAATAATATTATATTATCTATTGATTATTCTTCGTCTTCATCAGCCCAGTAAATATGATATAGAGCTTTATCAGCAGAACAGTAATCTACCTGCATAGATCCAGAGTAAGCAAGCTGTCCATCAGTTGTTAATGAAATTTCAACCTCTGGAGATACCTGGAATGATGGAAGCTCGATATATAATCCCTTTAATACGTCAGAATGACAAGGATCAACAGCAAGAGCCTTCAGGGTCAGTTTAACTGTCTGAGGGAACTTATCTGCTCTATTAGTAATAGATACACCAGCTCCAACACTACGATCATACTTGACGATGTATGTATCTACACCTTCAGCTGTAGGAGGTGTAAACTCTCCACCTTCTGTAAGAGCGTATTTGTCTGCACTTGCAGCAGTATCTTTCTCATATGCAGTACCCATGGAACCATTTGCGCTGAAAGCATTTACTTTTACAGAACCTTCAACAATATCTTTCAGAGTTGCTTTTTCACCTTTCTTTACGGTGATAATCTTTGGCATAACAATTTTGTTCTCCTGAGAAGCAATTTTCTTACCTTCTCCAGAAGCAGCTCCAATAACATTCAGGTTGATCATTGCATTGTTAGCTGTAAATTCACCTGTTTTAGCTTTCCAGAAACGTTTAATCAGGTTTCCCTGGTTATCTGTTGCATCAGTTGACTCAGCACTAATATTAATTGTTGCATCCTGAAGCTGTGTTAAAGTGTATAATGGATTTCCGTTAAGGTCTTCGGCAAAACCATACTGAACACGATCAATTACGATATCATCTAATGTAAATCCCATTATGATTTCCTCCTTTAAAATTTTTGTATATAGAAATTAATTTTTGAGAGAAATTTCTCTCATGAAATTAAGTTCATTCTTATCAATCTTTGAAGCGTCAACAAAGCCGCTATAAATACCCTTAAGTAGAGCAGTAGAAGATTCATAAACTTGTAATCTTTGAACACTGTCCATAAATTCAACAATGCCAACTTCACGTAATTCATTTTTTTTATATTTGAAACCGGGATGATTAAGACAAGTAGATATGAGTGGTAGAAGAGTGGATTTGTAAACATCATTTTTGTGTTGTTCGAAGCTCATGCGATCTTCTTCAATCATCCATTCTTTTGTAGATTTTCCCCTGGCTTTTTCCACTTTTGGGTAAGTGTTGAACATAGCTCTTAAATACGAAGCCATCTGTAGATATGCGGCTTCATCTATCTGAACATTTTGTTCTTTATTAAGTAAATAAAAAAACGGTTCCCCGTCTTCTGTTTGTGTTTGTTGCAATTGAAATAATTGGAAATTCAAATCACCGAATAGTAACTTTGTAGATTTTGAGTCTATACTTGGAACAAGCATACAAAATAAAGAAAAATCAGACATTTTATTCCAATCAATACCAAGATCCCATAATTGCATGCGATACATAGTAGGATTAGCAATAAAAATATTTATAGTAGAATAAATCTTTTTCTCACCACTTTTTATGATATCTCCTATTGTAGGTTGATTAATTATAATGTCATTATATGTATCATTTTCGATAACAAATGGTTCACCAAAATATAATTTCAGTGCATCAATTTCAGATTCTTTGGAAATTGTCATATTTGTTATTCATTCCTGCATATAAATTATTAGGACATTCAATTTCAAATTTCAACGTTCTACAATAATACCTAGAGTCAATAATATCTCCATAATCATCTATACATTTAAGTTGATTTCCCAAAGAATTCGTCCAACATAAAAGATCTTTTACGATATAACTCAATAAGTCCGTTCGTACAATTCCATATTCTGTATCAAGATCATCTTCATGAACTAAACACATAACTATAAGTGTTTGTATTTTCATAGCCTTATTGTAATATGATGTATCAGTATCATTTATATCAAACATAATAAAATTTAATACTTCTTTATTAATACCATTCAGTTTTAATATAGGAAGAATTTGCTTCTTATCAACTCGTTTATTATATTCAATGATTAAATTTCGCTCATTTAGTTCTTGAGCTGTGGGATTATTTTTATCTGTATATTTATTCAACGGGCGTTTATCTTTTTTTCCTAAAATTTCATTAAGATCAGGATCCTCATTGAATAGTTTTAACAGTTTATCTTTTTTATAAATGATGTCGTTATTTTTCTTATTTTCAAGATCTCGTGTAATATGTGATATATCTCTATTCATCTAATTGCACCTCCACTTCAATAGAAGAATGATTATCTCCATTATTATCTGTGGCTGATAAATTAAATCTTTTGCCTATTAAACTATGAGCTTTTCCAGGCTTAAGTGATATAGTGACATTATCCATTACAGTCAATTTTATTAATCCTTCATAATATGATTTTTCTTCTTCTGTATATTCGGAATTTTTGTCAACAAGACTAATATTCCATTCAGAAGTAAGATCGGCATAAGGAAGTTTATATTCAAAATATGAATTTTTTCCAATATAAAGAAACTGTTTTGAACGGTCCAATAATGGCTCGATTTCACCATCGTCATTTAGATACATCCATTCAATTTGTGAACTTGTAATCATTGTTTGAGGTTTCTGAATAATCTCTGTTTTTTGATCACCAGAACCTTTATAATAATTGCAAATTCTAAGTTGAACATTATCAACTTTTTTATTCAATTCATCTTGTTTTATGGAAAGTTTAATTACTCCAGAAGGATTAAGATCTATTATTTTTGTGACCTGATAGACTTTTGGGTCAAGAATGTTATTCGTAAGCATAAAACGTTGTTCGTGCATAATAGTACGATCGTCACTAAGTCCTAAATCATATAAATTATTACCATACGCATAATAAATATCTGGAAGCCATGCAGCTGTCAGATTATCAAGCGAAGATGTATATTGATCATCCCAACGACCGCTTGTGTAGCTATTAGCTGATCTATTTGAACCCCAACATTTATATAATTTGTTATCGTAAATCCATTGAAATTTCCAATTACATTTTAATATATTATATCTAACAAAAGCATTCGCATCATCTCTGCCGACAATAAACCACAGTTGTGTAATTCTTTCGTCTGGAAGTGAGAGCGGATTATCAAGTTCGTGCCCAGATATGTTAATATCGAAGTCAGTATCATCAGGAACAAACACATAACTTCCTATTGGATAATGTACTTTAGGCCGAAATTGTAAATAATAATCCACTGCATCTTTAAGAATGGAAAGCTTGGCATGACGTTGATATTTAGCATCTTCCCATTTCCATCCATCTTTTGTTAAAATATAAACTCTTTTATATTGTGCATCGGCAGTAAAAGAATTATTCATAATTGCATCAGACTGATTTTTCTTTACCTGAGCTAGATTACTGCCATATGATGACAAATAATTTTTGTACATTTCTGCAGTAACCATAGAATCAACTCCTAGAATTAATTTTGTCTACTAACGAATGCGCATCTAGTATCAATTTTCGGTAAGAACGATAATTAAAATCATCACTTCTTGTCTCATTGAGAGCCGCCTGTAATAAACTCATAATTGCTATAATTTCTACAGGATAGAAGAGAAGAGTATTCAAACCATCGATTTTCTTCATTAAATTGATAAAATATTTTTCAAAGTCAACATTTTTAAATTCATCTTTTGTTTTTGGGTCCTTATATAAAAGAAGCCAAAACATTTCTTTGTGTAATTTTTCCTTATATTCTTCAATTTGTAAATCATCAAAATGTCCGTAAATTGTATCCATTATGTATTACTTCCATCCAGATAACTATTCCATATATAACCTCTATCTTTAATCAAGTTCTTCTGTTCCTTGATTAATGATTTTTTTAAATCTTTTAAACCATTTAAATGATTAGTCTGAGAATAAAATTTTTCCTCAGAAGATCCAAATACCTGCTGAATATTATTCAGGCTGTTAATTTTGGGTGTAATCCATTCAATTACCATACCTATACCTAAGATATCGGTTATAAATTCTGCATCAAAATCATCATCAACAGAATATTTCATTATATATGTCAATTCCTGAACTGTATCTCCAAGTTTCAATTCAGAAAAAAGTCTTCGAATATAAGGTTTATTTATTGATGCATGTAAATATTCCGGCATAAAAACCGCACTTACATCATCTTCACGATATTGTAAAATATCATAAGCTTCTGCTTTTAATCGAAATTTTGAGTATATTTCTTCGTAATTTAGAGAAGGCATAATATACCTCCTTATTTTTAATTAAATAGTCCTGTCATAATACTCATTTCTGTATCAAAGATTTCGTCAAGCACTTTAATTTTTCTTACACTATCAAGTCTACCGTCACTTACCATTTTTGAAGCAAGATGTTTAATAGAGTCCTGTGCTCCTTTCGGAAGTGAAAGAATAGTAGCCTTCATATCTCCGGGAGAAAGCTCTGTAATTACATCTTCAAGATTACCTACAGAATATAATGTATTATAAATTTTCTTAAGCTGTGGAAACTGTGCAACAAGTTCTTCATCCTCAATAACAAAAAATGGATTCATAACATAACCATTATTTGATCTGATTGCTGCCTGCAGATCCTGATATTCAACTTCAATTACATCTCCGGCATCAATCCATGTGTATAAAATATTTGACTTAAGCCCTGGCATATAAAGCCCACCATTAGTAATAGATTTACATGGAATCCCATCAGTAGGGGCATAAGTTTTCTTTTCTTTTTTTACTTCTACTGTTTTTGCTGATTCAGATGTAACAGATGCTGCAACAGATTCAGTAGCAGTTTCAGTAGTTTTTGTCTTTTTCACTGCAGTAGTTGCCATGAAAAGTTCCTCCTTTTATTCGTATAGTCGTGCATCTATATGACACACGACTATAATATTAATTTACAATAAAAAAAATTAGGCTAAAGTCCAAACGCCAAAATAACGTCCGATTTGTGTTCCTACGCCCATTGATCTCTGTACTTCGTATTTCATTGTATCATCCATACGATCACCCTTATCAGTGATTTCATAGATTTCTGTTTCACCAACATCAACGAATTTAATGAACTTATCTTCAACCTGCGGCATAATAAACAGAGTCTTAGGATCCATTAATTTCTTAGTTGTATCATTCAGAGCAAATCTCTGTGGGATTTCAACTAATGTATATGGACCATAGTATCCAAGACGTCCCATTGTAGCAACATCTTTCTTCTGATCGTCTGTGATCCAATCAACATCCATCAGTTTCTGGAACTGCTGTAATCCAGTTCTTGTACCCATAATAACTACCTGAGCACCATCATTTGCAAGAGATACATCCTCAAGCAGTTCATCCAGCTTGTCCTTAGTAGCATTTGAAAGAGCACCTGTGCCCTGGAACTGAGCTGGAAGTTTCTTTCCTGCGTTCATCATTTCCGCATAAATATCATTCTGAATCTGTCTAACGAAAGCAGCAGCACACTGATCTGTGAATTTAGACCAATCAAGTCTTCCTGCCAAATACAGATCAATATCAGCACCAACAGCAATACCGTATACACTTGTGGTTACAGTATAACTTTCTCCAGAACCAAGTCTCTGAAGTGTAAAGTCATGATGATCGCCCGCAATTTTTGTTGTAGATAAAACAACTTTATCATCTGTCCAGAATTCCTGGCGATCTCCGCGGGAAAGGTTTCTTGTCTCTACATAGTTATTGAAGAATTCTGATTCTTTAAAGCCTGTTTCAACTTTAATATCAATTTCTTCTTCCATAACTTCGAACAGTTCAATACCATGTTTCTTCATAGCACGATTTCTGTCACGTTTCGTAGAATTCTCGTTTAGTCCCATAATTGCATATACAAATTTACGAACCGCATCTTCTGCGTCTCGTTTGGTCTTTTTATTTCCATTTTCATCAAACATTTCGTTTGGATTATGATTCAGATCATATGTAAGCTTTTTGAAGCCTTCATAATTTTCCTCTGGTGTAACACCATCTTTACACATGCTAGCAAATACTTCCTGAACATGTGCACTTAAATCAGCAAAAGTCATTTTACGTCTCATTATATTTTTTCCTCCTTTCCCTTAAATTAACCAATTTTTAATTTCTTGTTTTCGCAAGTAACTGTCGCTTTTTCAGCTGGCTGTCCATCAAATCCCTCAACAGATACCTCAAATACATCACCTTTATGAAGGGCATAACCTCTTACAACGTCTCCTTTTGCGTTATAGAAGTTAGACTCCTTCTTCCATGTATTTGTCCAATCCTCTGCAATAAATGCCTGCATGTAAACAAACAGAGCATCTCCTGGATCAACAACCTCTACATACCAATTACCATTAGCAGCCTGTTTCTGAATTTTACCTTCAAATGTAGTAACAGCAGCTTCTGTGTAACGGTCAAGATCTTCAAAATCGCCTCTTGCTACAAGATTTCCATTATCTGTATCAGAGGTCAGTGTAATGTTATAAATGTGTTCTCCGCCATTCTGTGCAACAAGCTTAGAAGGGAAGGCCACAGCATGCTTTTCAATACTGTACTTAATCATGTTGTTCTCCTTTCATAAATTTTGGCAAAAAAAATAAGACCGTATTTACGGTCTGATTTATAAAACAAATATGTTATTTTGCATTATGCAAATAAAGATCCATATCTATTTTTCTTTTTAGTCTGTGATGGATTTCCAAAAGTCTTTTTACTTACTGTTTTTTTTCCGGCGTTATCATCATGCACATCACCATCTTCAACAGCAAAATTTAACTTGCCAGACTTAGCATATGACAGCAATATAGTATCAAGTTTAGACTTCAATTCATCAACTGAAAATTCTGTATGATTTTCTTTTAAACCCTTGAATTCTTCTGATTCATAAATTCCTTTATAATCATCTGACTCAAAAAGTGCATTTTTAGCTTCGTCAGCCTCTTTCTTTTCATAAGAAGCAAGTTTATCTGAAATTGCAGCATAATTTGATCTCATATTCTGAAGTTCAGAATATTCAGAATCAGTCAGTAATTCACGATGAAGATTATATCTTTCACCATCAAATGAAACATTGTCGCCATCTTTTTTATATGCCTGTCCAAAGATTTTATCTCCATCCCAATTCTCATATGTAAAATGAGAATCATATACAGAATTAATAAAATACCAATCATTATCTGCTTCTTCATATGCATTTAATAAGTTATAAAGTGCACAACGAATATCGCTGTGAGAAAGTTCAAATGATTTTACGAATTTTTCTGGTTCTGTAGGAGCAGGATCACCTGCCGGATCAGTATTAAACGCCTTAGCAAAGGCAGCCTCCAGTTCTTCATCTGAAAGACCTTCATATGTAAAAGTAATATCATCTACAGTTTTTTCGTATTTCTTTAAAAGTTCTTCAAATTTGTTCACCTGATTGTCCTCCTTTCCATCAGCATTTTTTTTATTGAAATTAGAGAGAGTAGCATTGATCTTCTCTAACATTTCAAGCATTTTAGTATTTACATCAAAATTAGAATATACAGAATTTTTTGATTCAAAATCAGCAAGCTGAACATTACTTCCAGCCATACCTGGACCAACATTTTCATTTAGTAAAGTCAATCCACTAACATAATAATCATCCAGATTTAACACTTTATCCTTAGCATTAAATGATAATTCTCTAATACTCAATTCAACACTACAATCAACCTGTTGTCTACGCTGCATAATATCAATTGCGTCCTGACAATATCCTTCCCAGAGATATCCCTGAATTACAGCTCTGTTAACTCCGGCTTCTTTATCATATTCAATTGTATAATCTTTTTTGATCACACCAACTGGACGTTCCTGATAAGTGATTTTTTCTTCTCCATTTTCATCAGTTTCCACTGTAAAATCATGTGATCCAAAATCTTTATTACCATCAGAATTTTCAACGATATTTGCCAGAATAGGGCGATATGGTATAGATTGTGTATTTTCCTGAAATGTATCTTCGTTGATATTAGATTTGTTTAAGTTAACATGATCATGATATGCGGTAGCATTAAAAGGACATAATCCTTCTGTATGCTTATTATCGTCAGACTTTCCAAATGTAGCGACTGCTGGCATTTGGACGCTAATTTCTGCATTAGATTCTTTGCTGCTGAATTTAGAAAAATTATTCTTCATACAAAATTCAATCAAATCGTCAATAGTTAAGAATTTCTTCAAGATTTTCCTCCTTTCTTTGAGTAATTCTCCTCAAATAGAAGAGGAGTAATCAAATAAATAATTTATCTGAATAGACAACATCGCTTAAATTGTTAAACAGCATTTTGTTGTCATTTAAAAAAGTCCACTGTTTACCATTCTGGCTCACAAGATGAAAACCAGTCTGAATAAGCAATGAAGCTGATTCATCGTTTGTTGTAATTATAAATTTCTTATTATCCATAATTATTATCCTCTTATTTAGCCTTATCAGCCTTATCTTTTGATGCTTCTCCATCGTCTGTGATTTCTGTAGAATCTTTTGTTGGGGCACCACCAGTATCTGAGCTACCACTTTGAGTGTATGAAGTCTGCAATGGAACAAATAAATTCGATATTCCAAGAACCTGCTGCTCTAATACATTTAATGCCAGAGTTTCTTTTTCAGAAAATTGATTAAGAGTATTGTATGCAAGAGCTGTAGGAAGACCATTTTGCGCCCCCTCCAAAAGTTCTTTTTTAAATTCATCTTTTGTATAAGCAGAAACTTCAAAGAATTTTACCTTGGCTGGGTTAGAGACCCAATATGTAAGGAAGCGGTTAACCCATCCCTGAGTCTGTGGTAGAAGCATAGAAATAGCTAATTCTGTATCGGCACGAATTGCTGCTCCAAAGGCTGTTGTACCTGAGATGGTAGCACTATTAAGAATTTGAGCGCCACCAGAAGAATTGAAAAGAGTTTCTGTAGCTTTTGCTATTTTGTTCGTATCTGTTGCTTTATCATTATTAAACGAAATCTGATCTAATTTTCCTGGCACAATAGCAGCAGAAGTATAGTCAGGGAGGCATTCATTAATCATCCTGTTAAAATACTCAATAACAATATCCGGATTAACTTTCCAATCGTCTGGATCCTCACTACCAGTTATCGTTTCAAGTTCTAACCAGATCATTTTATAAATATCCTGAGCGTCAGCAATAGCCTGTAGATCGTCTAAATCAATAAGATTGATAATTCCAGATAATAAACCAGAGAATGGTGGAACTACAGTTTCCCAATCTTCAGCTCTGGCTTTTAAGCAAATAGCATATTCATCTGGCATAGGCTGCCACTTTCCATTTGTAGTATCACTTTCATAGGCACGATACATTGACTGGAAGGGTTCACCCCATAATTCCAACATAGTCTGTCTGGATCTGAAATAACTCATATCCATTACAAACGCGAAATCACCGGTATTATATATACCAGAAATTTTACAATAATCTGGATCAAGCGGAAGAATAAACATTCCTATTTCATCATAATAAGCGCATCCATAAAAAACATCTTCTCGAAAACAAATAGTATAAGCTTTTAAAAACTCATACTGAAGATTTAACTTATCCAACACATTTAATGTGTCCTGATAAGAACTAAGCATGGCATTCGTATCTACGCCTGCAACCATATCATATTCCGGAATAACAGATCTTGCATCTAAACAAAACATGTTTGCATTATATGCAATTAATCTATAATAAGCATGACATCGATAATAAAGATATCTTGATAAATTTCTTAAATTCTTTTCATTACTTCCAATATTTTGCAGGTAAGTACGAAGACTGTCCTTACTATAAGCTGTCACTGCTTTAGTGCTTGTCTTAGTGATATCACGAAGAGATTTTGCTCCTTCCATAGCAGCAGCATAATTTTCAATATTTTTTTTATTTTTTTGATACCAATCACGCATTTCAGCCGTATTATTCAGCTGAGAAGGTGCTGGATCAATTTTTTTTGCAGTAGAAACTTTTTTTGCAGAAATATTTCCTTGTTGTCTAGCCAAGTAACAGCACCTCCTTTGAAATATCATATAATTATATTAAGTTTCGAACATAGAATGTACAACGCCTTTTCTAATCGTAAGTTTTTGAACTAATGATTTGTCAACTTTAGGTTTACGTTTTGCAGTAATATTTTTCCGGCGTTCAGTTTGAAGAGCATAAGAACACATACATGTAACGTAAGCTCTATCGTCATGAAGACGGTTAGCTTTTTCAGGACACAATTCAAATGAATCTTTTCCTGATTGTCGTGGAATACGGATCATATTTACAAGTTCCTCTTTTAATGCATCGATACTTGAGAGAGAAGCTTCTTCTTGCCAATTTAATTTTTCAATATGGCTCTTAACATTTTGAAGTTTATCTAATTCTTTTTGAACATTGTAATCAATTTCTTCATCTGTCATTTTCTGTTTTTTATATTTGGCAATTAGATCTTTTTTAGTTTTTTCGTATTTATCCTTATCAATATCAAATATTGTAAGATATCCTTTGTTATCGTATGTGGCCGTAAACTCAATTTTATCCTGATTCATCATCTCAATCATGGCTTCATACATTTCTGATTTGTATTTAGTTGGTTCCATTAAATGAAGCTTATTGACTGCATTTGGGAATTTTTTAACATATTCTTCTGAATATTCTTTGTCAATCAGTCCTCTATGAGTTTTACCGGATTTATCTTTCCAATCAGGCATTAAATAGTCAGCAATATTAACACCACCACCACCAGAACCGGCATCAATATAAACTCCGAGAATATTGCTGTAGTTTTCATCCCCACCCTGGTTATAATCGAGAATAACTTGTTTCAAATATTCAATCTGGGCTGGTGTTTGCATAGGTTTCTTTTTCTTTTTATTGCTTATATCAATAAGATTTATACAATTTAAAAGTCTCATTTTATATTCAAGATCCCCATCTTGATTTTTTTCAGAGTAAATTTCACAAACCAAAATTACCGAATTATCTCGACTTCGAGCCGGGTCATATGCGATAACAATTTTTCTTTTACCAGTATCGTTATATAACACTGGTTTACGAATCACTTCATTACGCGCAATAACACCTCTACGAATAATCGCATTGGCACCTGCATCAGAAGTAAATTCACAATAATACTCTCTACGCGCTTTTTCTGGATTAGAACGCATTTCTGCAGCTACTGTACCTGGTGTTAACAAAGGCTCCATTGTTTCTCCACGAATAGTTGGTTTAAATGCAACTTCACAATCAATATGAGCTACAAAATAATCAGGATCTCCCATGAGTTGTCTTTTGCTAAAATCTCTATATAACTTATAGAATTTTGTATCTGTAGAAGAAGCAGAAGAAATATAAAATAATTGGTTTGGAATATTTGATGGAATACATCTTAGACGGTTACGATCGATTGATTTGCCATCACGATCCTTACCAGACTTAAAGCTTTTATTTACAATTGCAAAAGCTGCATATACCGACATCATTTCTTCATCAAGGAATCCACATTCATCAAATACAACGCTACCACGCATACCTCTTTTTTTATCTACATTACTGTTAAGTGTTTGAGTAAATGAGCCATTATAAAGGGAATATGAGAATCCATTAGAAGAGTGACTGAAGCCATCTCCAGCAGCATTTTTAATTTCAATTTCTGCCTTAAAAATATAACCTGTAGAACCAAGCATAGTATCTATATTATCATTCGCAAGCCTTTCGAGCGTTGTAAACGTTTGTTCAGCCTGCGATCCAGAACCGGAAGCAATATATGTCCAATAGTTATTAAATAGCATATCTTTTGCCATGATCATAATATCTATCAATGTAGATTTACCAAATCCACGGGTGCACACTAACAAAACATTCGGACAGTTCCAGGCTCTCTGAATTACCCATGCCTGTGCATCAAGTAATTCTATATTAAAAAAATCATTTATAAATCTTACAGGATTGCATTGATAATATTTCTGAAGATTTGCAATTTTCATAAAACCTTCAAGTTTGCGTGAAGATAATGGGTAAACTCCAGGCTTTACAAAAATCTTATTTCCCTGTTCACAATAATTAAGCTTCGGAAGCTCTTGAATCAGATCCGGATTCATCATCATCGGCCACCTCCGTTTCTTCTTCATCGGAGGAGAAGCAGGAGAATAGTTCATTTAAATCGACTAAATTATCCGGCTCTATTAAATTATGTTCTTCCATATAATCTTTAAGATCAATATTTTCACGTAATAAAATACGAGAAATTTCTTTGTAATTGTCCAAATCATCACGAAGCTTTGTTATCATTTCTCTTTGTTCTGCTAGCATATCAGAATATTCTGATTCATCCAGTCGGAGCTGCTTCAATATAGAAGCATTACTCATATCCATAACCTGACGCATGCCACGACAAGTTCCGATATCGAATCCGTTTACTTCACCTTCACGCAAATTCATTTCTTTGATTTTACGTATTTTACCAGTCCAAGTATTTTCACCTTTTTTAGCATTTTTATTATTCTTTAAAGAAATACAACTTTCAGCAGCGAGATCCTTAATGATGGCAGTAAGATCTTTTTTACTCGCCTGTAGTGTTTTTATTGTAGCGGAATTTGTTCTAAGTTTTTGAACGTCAGACATATAAGTAGCAATAGCATTATCAATTTTTGATTGCTGTAAAAATGCTCTTACAATAGAAATAGCAGAAGCAGTACGCATCATATCGTCATTTGCGTCTTCACTAGAATCAAGCAACCCAATTAATTGAGAGTATAGAAATGGTTGATCAGACAATGCTTCTTGTTCAAACGGATCATATCCAATCAACCTGATTACATCAGCTTTATTCTTTTCAAAACCTTCATAATTATCCTGGGACTCCTTGCCTTTTATAACATCTGCAGGAGTCTTTTCATCTTCATATATAATTTTTTGTTTAAAAAAATCAGAATCCTTGAATTGTTTTCCAGAATATTGCTGCATTGCAATGGTTCTTATATATGTACTCCATGCATTTTGTTTTGCTCCTGGAATACCAGCATTTCTTTCAGCTGCTTGAACACTACTATTATAGACATTTTCTAAAAACGGTTTATTCAAATACTGCAGAGCAAGAATAATTGACTCTTTTGTCGGTTTATGTTCTTCTCCATTTTCATCTGTTCTTAATGCAATCTTTCTGGCGCATTCAGAACAAATAGCTGCATATCCAGACTTTACTAAAGGATCCGTATTTTTATAAAAATTTTCTCTATTTTTCTTTTTAGGTTTTCCGCACATATAACACCATGCGGTATCTTCTTTATATACTCGAATTTCTTCTTCGAGTGCCTCTATTTTTTTCTTCATTTGAGTCGGAGTCATTTTTACCGGCTCAATTTTCTTAGTTGTTGCCATAAACAACTCCTCCTTGTACTCATAATAAAAAAAATGGGCGTAGTAGGATTCGAACCTACAAAAACCTGATCCTAAGTCAGGCGCGTCTGCCAAATTGCGCCATACGTCCAGAAAATAGGAGAGCAAGAACGCTCTCCTGAAATGTATAATATAAGCAGCAACGCCACTCATACTATTCTTTAAGTTCAGTAGCAATACCAGATTTAATTAAAAATCTCGTTTCTGCATCAAGCACTTTTTCAATAACTTCTTTATCAAATCCAGTATTCTCATGTATAAAATTTAATATTTCGTCGAACTCGACAAACTGTTCTTCATTATTTGTTTCCATAAATATTTTCCTTTACAATTTATAATGATGTTCATCTACAAGACCATTTCCTTGTTCAAATACAAACATAGAGGCTCCTGCATTTGACACCTTATTAATTGAATAGCTATACGGATTTACACCAATAATTGAACGTACAGAAATATATTCTGAATTAATCCCAACATCTCCAGTAGTCAAACTATGCCAATGGCCTGAAATAATATAATCCAAAGGCACTTGATATGTTTTTGAAAAATCTTTCAAAGAATCGCCTAGATTTTTTGTTTCAAAATGTCCTCCAAGAATTGTATATGTTGCAAGTTGTGCATATACAAGACCGGTTGGATTTTCTATAATTTCAACATTACGATTATCCTTCAGACGTTCTTTCATAAAAACCAATATGGATTTACTCATATCTTCATCTGGAAAAGCATTTTTAGGCTGTCCTACTAATCTCAGCTGATTGTGATTCGAACGTTTTACCATTTGAAATTTAATTCGAACATGATTACTTAATTCATTAAGCCATGTAGATAAAAAATCAGCATATAATATGGCAGAGTCAATAATTCCATATCTCAACTGCATAAGCTGAGAATTTGCACGAAGAATTCCATCTAAGGCATCGCCTAGTTCAAAAATATTTAAAACTTGAATATGATCTTTTTGAATTTGCTCAATAACTTTATTATATAAATCCCACATACGATTCTTGAATATTTCCGGACTATATGCATTTAAAATATTTCCATATAAATCTTTAATCTCAAACTCAACTCCAAAATGAGCATCCGAAATTGTAAGAAGATATTCTTTATTCATATGTACTGGGGGAATGTACCCTGGTACATTTAATGGCTGTAATTGATTAACAGCATTTACAATATGTTCGGCAATTAGTTCATCCCTAGAATACTCACGAATCCATTTATTAAATTCTTGCTTTTCAGTCTGTAATTTAATACGTTCTTTTTTTAAAGCTATCTCATCAGAAAATCGTCCTAATTGAATAGAAGAGGATGGGAATAAATCCCATCCTGCATCTATATATTCTAAAAGTAATTTAGACCCTTTACGAATTGTATCGCGGTGCTCTGGCTCTTTACCATGACTAGAACGAAAATCTGCAACATCTTGCCACTCAATAGATGTATCTATTTGTTTTTTCTTAATAAGATCAAGCTGTTCTTTTAGAAATTCGTTATTATCCATATAAAATACCTTAATCTAATTCATCAAGATTGATGATTTCCTCAGTCTTAGTAGTAGTAGACATGTCAAAAGGTTTATCACCATATGCCTTTTCAAAGATATCTAAAATATCAATGATTTCACCATCCATATCTACAAGTTGTTCATCTACCATATGAAGACCTTTGAGTTTACCATCATATTTAACAGTTTTTTTTAATTCCATATTATTTTCTCCTTATTCTCCTTGACATATTGAACGTATAATAGTAAAATGATATTTGTGAAAGTTTAAACTAATATTCAGTATTAAAGAATATCTGATAACTCACAATCAATACCAATAATCTTATCTACAATTCCTTTTTCTTTTGCTTCATCTGGGAACATATAATATTCACGATCTTTGATTTCCTCAAGATATTCTGCAGTCATATTTGTATGTTCTACCATAAAATCATTCAGATGTTGCTCTAATTTATCATAAAATTTCTGAATATCTTTACCTTTATTAGATGAACTTACATATCCAGTCTGCCCATCATGATAAAGAACTACTGTATTTTGGAAGCAGTAACGTTTATGTCCTGCAGCCAGAATATAACATGCCATAGAAGCACATTTGGCAAATCCCACTGTAATAATTGGAGTAACAGATGTCTTAATAGAGCTTAATACCTGGTACCCGGAAATAACATCACCACCATCTGAATTGAGATAGAGATAAATTGGTTTCCTACATGATGCCGGAAGTGCCTTATCCTCTTTATTCCACTTCATGATCATTAAACATATATTTTCAATAACATTGTCATCAATAGTTTCGTTGACAATAATTTTTCTTTCTTTTAAATGCTCCTTGATAGTGCTCTGATAGAGACTATCGTCTTCTAAAATGTCTAAAAATTCCATATTCCTTGTTCTCCTATAAATAAATAACCATATCTTTTGATGAAGCAATCACTTTAAATGATTTGTTTTCTTTAGATATGGCTTCTTTTAAGTCTTCCTTTATACTGTTTTTCGCGACAATAGATCCGTGAACTAAAACTAATTTTTCTGTATTTACCTTCGATCCAAATTCAATTAGTTCATTTCTATTGGCATGACTTGAAAATGTACCTAAAGAAATACAGTCAGCTTTATTTTCGACCTTATCGCCACTAATTTTTATAAATTTATTTTCCTTATAATTTTTAATACGATAGGATAAATAAGAGTTGTCTGCTCCCGTATATCCACTAAAAATCACCATGCTTTTTTCATCATTCAAATATTCATGTAAATAAGAAAGGATCCTGCCGTTTGTACAGAATCCAGAACTACTTAATATAATTTTTGGTGAATGATTTTTTACACATGCTAAGGAATCTTCTTTTTCTTTTATAAACTTCACATTCTCCCAATTGCATACACTATTCCATAATTTCAAATCGTCTTCAGATAGAAGAGTCGTATATAGATCACAAATATCACATGATAATATTGAATCAACTACAATGTCATATTTGAAATTTATATCATCATGAAAAATGTTATATAAATTGGTAAGAATTTCTTGTGTACGGCTGAAACTAAAACATGGCATGATTACTGTTCCTCCACGTTCTGTAACCGTATCAACTGCTGCTTTTAAATGTTCTAAATCAAATTTTCTTGTCTTTTTATTAATTCTGCCTGGTTCTCCATATGTACATTCCATAATGGATACTTTATTAAAAACATTTGGAATTTCAGTATTTGGAACGTAATGATTTTTTGTATTCAGGGACCCAATATCAGAAGTGTACAATATAGAATTTGATACACCATTTTGATCTTTAAGAATTAATTGAAGCTGTCTAGCTCCGAGACAATGGCTATTTTCAAACCATTTAAAAGAAACTATTTCATCAAGAACATATAATTCATGTACATTATCATATTCATATATATAATTTAAAGTCGTAGCTACATCCTCTTCTGTGTAAATAGGAGAGTAGTTACGTTTATATTTAAATGATAAAGCATTTGCTTCACTCAACAATATAAAAGCACAATTATATAATAATGGCTTCATTAATTGAGCAGTTGCATGTGAAGCGATAATTTTTCCATTAAAACCTTCTTTTATTAACCTTGGAAGTAAACCAATATGATCAACATGTGTATGTCCTACAAAAACATAGTCGATCTCTGAAGGTTTAAATGGAAATTTCTGAGAATTGATATTATATGAATCCAGATAATTATTGTTTTGAAATAATCCGCATTCAAGTAATATTTTTTTTCCATTATATTTTATATAAGTGCAGCTACCTGTAACATCGTCAGCATTTTGACCTATAAAGTAAATGCCATCTTCTTTTTTCTTCCTGCCTATGTCAAACACCAACTTTCAAATTATTTTACTGCTTAAAATCGAAAATTTTTATCTCTCGGTTTTACAGTAAGAAAATCGGTCTGATTGATTGATTCTCTGTATCTGTTTAACATCTCGACACTACGAACATGCTCTACAAGAAAATAGCTTTTTGCTTTACTTTTATGGTGCTTATTACGTACACGCACATCAAAAGCTCTTCCATGATTACGTAAGTATTCTGCTTCTTTTTGACTGATATTAACCAATTAAGTTTCCTCACTTTTATTTATTTGTAGACTCAAAGGCTCATTATCTGTTGCAATCAGAGACAAAAACCTTTAATAAACCCAATCAAAGTGCAAGCACTTTCCATGGTAAAACTTATCTACTTGTTTTATGGAATTTTGATTTAATTTGTCAACCTCATGGGAGAAGAAGGACTCGAACCTTCGATGTTTCTTTGTGGGGGATTTACAGTCCCTTGCCTTCGCCGCTAGGCTACTCTCCCTTGTGTTAAGATGGGCAGCTACCCTTATCGAATATATAACCATAAGTGGAGGTCATATATTCTGTTGGAACCTTAACTTTCCATATAATTTTCGGTAAAATTATTAAAAAACTTAGCCGCGTCTCGTCCTGACTAAATCCCGCCAGATTTTTTCGCTACAAGGTATCTGGAACTTACCTAACACGCCCCCAAAGACTTGAACTCTGACTAACCGGGTTGGAGCCGGTTGTACTACCAATTATACGAAAGGCGCAAATAAAGGTGACTAATGGGATTCGAACCCATATAAGGCGGAACCACAATCCGCTGCATTGCCAAGTCTGCCATAGTCACAACGCTGCACACAGGATTCGAACCTGCAAGCCCTTTCGGACCAACGGTTTTCAAGACCGCTTCCTCACCAACCCGGACATGCAGCAAAATAAAAGGCAGGAGAGTAATCCTGCCTTTCAACCGGAATCAATCCGGTTATCTTTATATTCATGATATGCTACAATCACATAACCAAGAGTTACATGGTAGGATTTTCACCTACGAATTCCCACAGGAGGTGGGCTGTAATCTACATATCTTGTAACGCAAAGCAGAGTAATCGAAACTCAATCCTGTCGGATCACATGACTTAGCAGGTCAGTTCCACACCTAGTGAATTTACTTTGCAAAATAACGACTCTACCGGGGTTCGAACCCGGAATCTTCTGATAGACAGTCAGACGGAATAGCCGTTATCCTATAGAGTCAAATTGACTACGTTCTTTTTCGTTTTCACTTTCAGGTACAGGTGCAGACTTCCCGAATAAATCCCCGCTTTACGCCTCTTCTTGCATACCTGATATAACAAGCGTCTTGGGAAATGTCACAAATTAATTGTAAACTTAGAGATGGAGGAGAGGATAATCTGTCCTCTCCATAAAAAAGAACACCAATTCAAAAGACTAAATTTTAAAATCCAAAACTTTTGAGAGTATCCCCATAACTCCCAAATACTACTTCTGGGACTCGAACCCAGACTCCATTATTGGAAGCAGATCTTAAGTCTGCTGCGCCTGCCAATTACGCCAAAGTAGCAAAAAATGTCCGGTACGGGATTTGAACCCATGTTACCGCCTTGAAAGGGCAGTGTCCTATACCGCTAGACTAACCGGACTTATCAGGGAAGCAGAGGTGCTGCCCCTCTTTTTATTTTATTACTTACTAAAACACAATTATCCGCGGCTCGTGTTCTTTCAGACCTATTCAAAAAATGCCGCATTTCTATCATAAGTAGCCTCGTATTGGCACTTCCCATATATTTAAGCTGGAAAAGCAGGAGTTGAACCTACATTTGATTCGCGAGATCATGTTTTGCCAGTTAAACTATTTTCCAATATTTTTTATTTATGCTGAGATTACACATAAATATAGAAGCTCTTTCGAAACATTATGGTTTCTTTTCTTATCCACTATACGCCGCTTCGCGCACATATAGTAAGCTTCAACAACCGCCTTGTTTAAGAGTGGCACTTCTCTTTAGCCGCATAACTACTCTGTTGTCATCATTCCATTGACGCTGCCGCGCCACAAAGTTCCGCTAAGAACACTGTGCAGAATCGGACAAACATATCAGAGTCTTGCGAGACTCATCAATGACCATATTGCATAAAATATACTATGGTATTAGGCTGCTTTCGTTATGCAGAGGTGTAGACTTTCGCTGTATAATATAATATCCCACTTGTAGTTTCTATTAAATTCTTTTAACCTTTTAAAATTCAATAAGTATAAGTAATTATTATCTGAAAAGTCTTCTCTACTGAAGATGTGCTACACCAGACGCTCCGATCCCTTTTGAGGATAAGAATACATCACACCTTCATATCGTTCGGTTATTATCCCTACTAAATGTCCATACAAGCTAATTTGGTACATACCAATTCACTCATACAAATGGCTATCACCTTTGCTTAATAAATGCTCAGATTGAATAACCTCCTGATTCACCATCATATCTTCACAGTTCGCATGAACTATCCAGTTTGCGGCCGGAAAGTGTTCCTCAGCAGTCGCCCTTGGACCACCTTATCGTTCCCTGTTTCATGATACTATTTCCGCATAGGATTTAATCTTTTCACTTACCTATACGAAACGAGACCTTTTGAGTCTCTGGCATGTCAGTTTTGCTTAGATTGACTGCAATATAATTGCTTATACCGCAGCGACAGTGTGTAAATCTGCCTTTATACGCCTCACAGCGCACTATCGGAGCCAAGCCTCCATAATGTAATTAATTAAACAGAAAGGGTTGGCATATACATTTGTATATGACAAATAGCGGGAGATGGATTCGAACCATCGTCTCTAGGGTATGAACCTAGCAAGGATCCACTCCTCTATCCCGCAGTTGGAATGACACGATTTGAACGTGCGATGTCCTGGTCCCAAACCAGGCGGATTGCCAAACTATCCTACATTCCAATAATATCAAAAGATTTAATTACGTTTTCAAATAAATAATCCTTTTCATACCGTATATTTTTTACCTGCTTATTTTTAGGTGGATCTATTCTTATAGTAATCATATTCACCGGAGTTTCAGGCGCCTCTATTAAAAAGGATTTATTTGTTTCAATGTTATAACAAAAGAAATAATCAATATCGTTTTTAGTATATTTAGCCTTACTTCCATTTTTTCTATGCAAGGAAGATGATGTAACATCAAAAGTAACAGTTCCATTTTCTGCTTTTGAAATAGAAGTTTTCACTTGAATTTTATTTAATTTTCCGTTAAATTCTGCAATTAAATCGTATTTTTCATTATCGCCAAAAGGTATTGCTATAGGGATACCGTGTTTGACAAATAATGATATGGCCATCGCCTCACCTATGTTTCCATACCTTTTAGTATTTACCATAATTATAAATAGTTGGGACAGAATTTATTCTGCCCCAATCTTTTATTTACGCATTAACAGCGTCTTTAATTGCCTTACCAAATTTGCATTTTACTGCGTTCTTTGCATCAACCTCAACAGATTCACCTGTTCTTGGGTTACGTGCAATACGTGCATCCTTATGTACAACAGAAAGAGTAACACCATCCATCAGTTTTACCTCGTCGCCTTCAACCAGCGCACCATATGTTACGTCCTGCACAGCTTCCATAATTACTTTAATATCTTTCTGTGTATTATTTGTTGCTTCTGCAACAGCCTTAATTAATTCAACTTTATTCATTGTTAGTTCTCCTTTTTCTCATAAAAATAATAGTTATATAAAGCAAAAGCAGTGTACTGACCAGCACACTGCCTTGAATTATCAATATTTAATTTTCAATTATTCGCTGAAAATGTTTGATGCAATTTCAGCTCCAAGATCGTCTAAAGTACAGAAGGAATTGATATATGATACCATTTCATTACCGTCTTTATCTTCGCGCTTGATTTCAATCCCTTTACATTCAGGATTTTTACAAGCCATAACATTACCATGTATATATGTCATTGGGGTACCACATGCTTTACACTTATGCTTACTAAGAAATCTTTCCTGCTGTTCTTTTAATTTCTTCTTATCAGAAGTTTTCTTTATTACAGGCTTCATTCCCCATGCAGTTCTCATTTCTTCAAGTGATGTAAAGTGTTCTGTTGTCCCTTTGGACATTCTATAATTGCTCATGATCTTTCTCCTTGTAGTCAAATATATTTGATTTTTTTAGCCGTGTATTTAACGCCCACGGCAGGCTACTACACAAAAAATTCGAATCCCATATTTAAACACGCATTGGAGACAGCGCGGAGAGTTTCGCTTTTCTTCAAACAGCTGTCTGCATACATGTATCTATATCCTGCGCAAAATATAGACCTGAAGATGCAACGAAGCGAAAAGTTATTCCCCTCATATACCACACGCTAAGTCACCTTTAATTTTTGTTATTTTTAAAAGGTTTTACGCTGATATTTTTTTTGAATTCGTGTAATTTTTGGCGAAATTTTGCAAGAACGCATCCTTGTCCATCCTGTATAATAGATTAAGAAGATTCCTAGTATAACGTGAATAATCTTTTTTTCTTCCTCTAGCACTTGTATTAAGAGCAATTTCAATTAATCTGCTCATTGTTTTAGGATTTTTAATTTTTATCTTCTTTAATTCTATTAAAATTTGCTCATATCTTTCTGTATATGCTAAAATTTCATCGTCTGTCATATTATCCTTACTTAATAATTCAAGTTCTTTTGCATACTCTGTAATTTTATTAATTTGTCTACGATTTGCATCGCCTTTAATATAAACAATGAAATCTTTTACTGGAATAGCATCAGATTGAGACGCTGGTTTAATATCGTTCATGACAATCTGTAAACTATTCATCGGACATATATAATAGGAAGAAATTCTTCCAGATAACTTTTCTTTTTGCTGATCAATCAATTCTCTTTCCATCTCTTTGCCGTTCTTTGTATACTGAATTTTACGCGTATATCTCATAAATTCTGGGAAGTCCCTGCGAATCTGTTTCTTGTTCCCTAATTCATCTTCAACTTCTTCTAACTGCTGCATACAAGGAAGTTTCTTAATACGTTTTATTTCTTCTATAGCATCCACTTCATATTCACGTTTACATCCGTCGATAATAACCTGAGCCAGTACCGAAAGAATAACAAAGTTGTCATACAACTCACGACTTGGATTAGTCCAGTAATAAGTCATTGCAAGCTGTGCGAGATTACTGGACTCCCCAATACCAATACGTGATTTGGCGAACTTGTTATCCATACGAGCATATTCTTTCATTGTATTTTTATATGTAAGACCACTTTCTTTGAGCTTATTAACAATAGTAGGATACTGTTCATACGCAGCCTTAGCACTTTTGACCATTACTTCATTATTGGTCACAAAAAAGAAATCTGAATCAAAGTCACAACCGTTTGCACGATCCTGGATATCTGTATGAATACAATTCACTGCCATAATGTTATTACTGAATACAAAATATCGCTGCATTTCGTCACTATATGTGTTATGTAAGTAACAGATGTTATTTGGACTGTTATGTGGATTTCTGATTCCACACAAATATTCACCGTCCTGAAAACGTTTTGTATAGCACTGAATAGTTCCTGGCTCTACATTAATCGTAGGATCTGTTTCCGGATCTTCTCCGACTGACTTAAGTAGGAGAGCATAAGGATTGCCAAATATTGTAAGATTATCTCCGTCAATAGTGATTTTTCCAGTTCGTAATCGATTTACATATGCTCGTATGATTTGTCTTTTTTCATACCTAAACCATGTACTATTACCAAAATCCTCATTCCAATCATATAAATCTGCCAGCATCTCATAATGATTTATTATCGTAGCATTCTTCCTAAGATACTGTACATAAAGATTGTTATCATCTTTCATCCCCTCTACATAATCCACACTGGTTTTTGCCAGTTTACGCACATCATCAGTAGAGCAAGGAGATGGAACATCTATATTATAAGAGGGAAGAGTATTAACCATCTGATAACTCATCTGCTGCACACCGCCTAATTTACTTGGATGATCGGTCTTTACTATCCCCCAGTAAGATCCATCGGCATTTACGCGATCACACCAATACTTATATGCTTCAGCAGGAGTATTACCCATCAAATTCATGAATTTCTTCCATTTAATAGCATTATCAGTTGTGATCATGCGAATATCCTTGAGTTTATGCCAAACTCCGAACATGTCCTGTATTGCATAAGTTTCATAATCATGTCCAGTTTTTTCACACCAATCTTTAAAGAATAACTGAATATGAGTACGAATTCCGCATGCCTTAAAGAAATGCTGCCTTAAAAGAGCCATACCATTAACCCATTCCGGCAAAATATTAGATTCAATCAGCATTTCTCCATCCCAGAGAGTATTTTTTACCTCGGTTTCTTCATCATGAACGACACATTTCTTTTTTATAACATTTACTCGTTTATATCTCTTAGTATATTTCGGAGTAACACCGTCTTTTAAAAATTTTCCTTCAGCAATAGCTCTTTGCTTTGCAATTTCTGTAGCAGTTTCATCCAGAACTTTTTCCTGAACTACATAATCCTCAGCTTTTACGATCTTGGCTATTGTCTTGTAGAAACTATCCGTATCTTTAATAATAAGAATGGCTTCTACAGGACAATAGAACTTTCCAACTATTGTACTGGTTGTGAGAGGAGCATATGCCGACATCTCTACAATCTTAGCATTTTCCATCGGCATTTTCTTTCCAAGACCCATCGTCAGCCAGTTATATGCTTTTTTATAAAGCTTTGAGTTAATAAACATCACCTGTCCGACTTTTGCCTTAGAAGAGTTGCGGTATAGCATTTTATAATTAATAACAGTCTTTTTTTCACCTTCTTTCTTTGTATATGAAGAAATGTATTCAACATTTACACCGTTTTCATAGAATATTTCCCGGATTTCATCTTTGGAACATTTCATATAATTGTCTTTATTATCAATCACATTTCGAAATATTGCTCTAATACGTTCCTTGGATTCCTCAGATAAAGATTTATCATGTTCAAATGGTCCAAACTGCTTTAGCAAGTGATCCATTTCTTCTTCATAACTACGACTTCCAAAATCAAAATCAAGACAAATAATGTCTCGTGTACTGGTATCATTCCAAACATTAAGTCCATTCTGTATAATATAATCACTGAATAGACTGTTACTGAACATTGCTTCAGTATAATCGTACCGGTTTCTGATTCCCTGGTTATATCCAAAGAGAGTACCGGCCTTTATATTTTTTATTTTTAATCCGAATTCAGACAAATGATATTTCTCCTTCCTCTATGTTGTATTTTTCTCTAGTTTCCTTCCATTCCTCTAAATATTTTTCAAATTGTTCATCTGTAAGATATTCTGCGTCAATAATGACAGTCAATCCATTGGAAATTCCATCTTCTGGAGAATCCCATTCTTCAGAAGCCAGTACTGGTTCGTCTCTACTGTATGAATCTCCATCAAGTGGATGGATAATACCATTTTTAGTTCTAAAACATCCTGCAAATTCACCATCGTCATTTTCTGATGTCTCAAAATTTTTACGATTCATTGGAATACGATAAGATACATAATCAAAATCGTGTCTAGCTGCGTCAATAATATCTCCAATAGTAGGATATGGACTTGTATATTTCTGCATAATAGTAAGTAATCCTTTCGTATTTTATTTAAATTCTAAGATTTAGATTTCTAGCACTGACTGTTCCATAATTATTATTAGAAATTGCAGGTATACAGATTGAAGAAATTGTTTCAGATTCTACAATTCTACGTTTCATTTTTATAAGTTTCTTCTCTTTTTTATTTAATTCTTTATATTCTTTCTTCAAATAACAATATTCTTGTTGCAATTTATTTTTTTCAAAGAAATTTCTACTGTTTTTCAATTCTGACTTTAATTTAGAGATTTGTTTACGAATTTGTTTCACAGTCAATCCATTTATATCTTTTACTTTTTTCTGATACCTAAATTCATAATACTTACGTAATTCAGAAGAAAAACAATTCATCAGATCGGACCATTTTGCCAATTCAATCTCTTCAATATCAACAGACTTAGCATAATCAATAATATCCTTGACAAATTCTAAAGTAAGAATGAATGTTTCATATTTTAAAGTGCTTTTAAACATACGAAATTCAATGGTATCCTTATGCTGTAAATTCAATGCAGCACGTTTACCTTTATCCTTATACTTACCATACAGTTCAACTATTGAATCTTCATTTTGCTTTTCACCGGCAAATTCACTATAATCATTGTCGCGCCTTGCAATCACACAAATTTCATCATTGAATTTTTCAAGAATATACAATATCTTAGATATAACTAACTCTTGAGATATCCTAGATTTTCCAAGATAATTACGATTCGCATGAATATGTAAACCTGCAGTTTCACAATCATGACCTTTATATCCTTCTTTATCAAGATATTCGAACATTTCACGGTAGTTCATTTTGTTCTTATGAAATTCCAAACTGCATGGCATAGTGTCAAATTCAATCTGTACAGTACTATCATGTGTACTGTAAATAAGATTTTCTTCATCACTATCAGATCCATTCATAATCTGAATACATTTTTTCACTGTAGAATTTTTGTCATTATCAGAAGAGATATTATTATTTCCACCTACTTCAATCTCTGCTCCGAGCAGGAGAGTAGTATCTTCTGATTCTCCAGGCATAAAATGTTTTATGTATTTAGGAATGTAATTAAATTGATGAATGTAAGTTTTTGTTTTGTTCGAGATAATATTATTAATAAATCCTCTATCCCATTCGCTATTATTAAATGTGATAGCACTACTATGGAATGAAATGCTATTATTATATCTGGCGGCCTCATCTACAGTTAAAGAAGTAGAAGTTATTTCAGATCTACGACCTCTTTGCGTAGATGATGGCACAAAACTTTGATGTAAATCCACAACATCAATTATGATCGCATTACAGTCGCATACACATGCTTTATTACAAGTAGTATCGTATAAAATTCTGTCATGAATATAATTGCCGTCTCTACTTTGTTCCGCCAATACACTATTAAGTAATTCAAAATCATTCCGGCCATATTCATGTCTATTAATATTTTCGAGTTTTGTTATTATTTGACGTCTGCATGAGTCTGTATTACATTCATGATAGATATTGCTATGTAATTTTAATGCATCATTAATAATTTCAGCGTAATCATGAGGAAGATAATATGTATTACATTCATTGTCAACAATATAACAGGCATTACCTCTATATCCTAAATGAGTATAAGTAATAATTTTCTCATTTACTGAATATGGATAATGTAAATTTAAATCGAATGTTTGCCATCTATTTTTAAATCTTATGATTGGTAAATAACTCATATTTTTAATAGGTAAGAGCACCGTCAGGCACTCTTACCATTCCCTCCTTATCTTAAAGTACACGTTTCCAATATTCTTCGTCTTCATATTCTTCATCAGTCATACGTAATAAATGCATTTCTTGCATAAGCTGTGTAAAATCAGATTCGAAAAGTTTTACTGCCAAGTCATATAATTCATCAAGCATATTAAGTACTTTTTCAATAAAATCAAGAATAGAATAGCATTTTCTATGTCCTGGTTCTGCATTGTAATTTTTCATGCGGATCTTAACATTTTTATGATAAATCTCATCAAATCTTGCGTATAAGTAAGACCATCGACTTTGGGCCAGCTCTGGTGATCTTCGTCTCATTACTCTGTTCAGCATCATACGTTTTGTTGGAGCCGGTACATTTCTGGAGATAGCATTAATAACATCCTGTTTTTCGGCTATTGTCTGAGTTAATCTGCCACAACGATTATTTAAATGTACAATTTCTTTCTCCCTCTCTTCAATAATCTTCTGAGCTGCAATAAGACCACGAGCCACGATTTCTGCCGGAGTCATATTTTCCTGATTTCGGATGTAAGCACCATTCTTGCGGATAGAGGGGAGTACTTCTGATGTAACCCAGTGCTTGAAGTCCTTTGCTGATGGAAGCTTGCTGCTGAGGATGAGAGAGTAGAGGCCGGATTCGTTGATAATGGTCATTTGCTGTGTTCTTCCCATTGAATCGGTGACGCCCCGTTTCAGGGCGTCATCTTTATCTACATGTTTATCAAGTGCATTTCTTTCTTTTATATACCCTAACGCAGCAGCTACATCCTTACCTACGAACCAAGGTTCTCCATCAATCTCAACAGTTCTCAGCTCGCCAAATTCTGGATGAACTAGATTCTTGAAAACTGTTACTTCTGGGGCAGCAGTGGTAGTAGTAGAAGAAGATGTAGAAGAGTTATTTTTGTTCTGCATATAATCAAACATTGAAATCTGCTTATTATCATCCACCGGAGTATTCATCCCTGGGATAGGATCCATACCAAGTGCTGTTCTCATTGTTGGGTCTGTAAGAACTTCTTCTGGTACGTCTTCAAATTTGGAATCTGGTTTTGTGTTTGTTGTATAAGTACTCATTTTGTTTTTCTCCTTTATTGTTTAATTAAATTTGTTATCATCATTTTGATCATATTTAATTTCTTCATCATCATATTCATCAGTATCAGATGCAGCACATAAAGCCCAACATCTAATACCGGTTAATACAAATAAAAGAATACATATAAGTATTACCATGATTTATCCCCCTATTGTGGTATATTACATATTGAAATTTCTTTTTCTCCTATAATATTGAAGAAATCAGGTTCATTATGAGTTTCTTCCAGCCAAGTTTTAATTACCCCCGTCAAACGTTCGGAAAGATCAGCCAGTTGTTCGGTAGTATAAGCTGTTCTACTATCTAGCCAGTCATCTACAAGATCACCAACGTTTGCCTCTGCTTCCTCCCAGACAACCTCAAGAACTCTTTCTGCATCCACAGAGATTTCATATGGTCTAAGTTCCTGAATTGTAATTGATTTGATTTTTACATTTTCTTCTGCAAAGTAGTCTTGAGCATCTGCAATGCATTCTTCTATGGAGTCAAATGCTGTAGCAGAAGTGTAATCACTGTCACGTTCTAACTGCCAAGCATATTTTTTATCTTTATTTTCTTTGCTCTGCATAATTTAATTATTTCCGTCCTTTCGAGAAGTAGTGTTGTTTGGATCATCCGGATACAGATATCTTTCTATATAATCGCGACCTTCACCTGTGAATCGTGGAATATCGAAGTCATGAGACCATGTATCTGCTGTAATTTGTTTACCATTTAATAAGAAAGAACTATGAGCAGATCTGATGATACAGGTACCGCGCTGTTTGTAAATTTTAAGTTTGTTCCAGTCAATATCTTTTTGCTGAATAAGCATTTCTATGATTTCTTGATTACATTTACCATTTAGTTCGGTCTGAGAAAAATGTGCTTGACCAACCATTTGAATAGAGTTACGAATTGCATCCTGCTGTCTCCAGTTAAAGTAATTTGTGACTTCTTCTCGTGGGAGATTGAATACGCATGCAGCAAATTCTGCTCCTTTGAGTAATGCACGATCATAGCTGTGGTTTGGAGAATAATATCTTCTGCCGATAATTTTTACTAATTCTTTAAATTTTTGATTGAAATAATTAGTGGCCATAGATGCTGCTATAGAAGCAAGTTTCTGGACCCGGTTATCAAACCATGGTGAAGTTTCAAGTTTCTCATAATCAATAAGAAGAAGATTAATTTCATCTGATTGAGTATAAGCCAGGACACAGCCCTGGATATTTCTACAGAGGTATTCTGCAGTATAGCGCATAGCAGCCATAAGTACCTGATCAAATGGTTTTTTGAACCCCCTGGTAAAAGTATGGAATGCACGACCATCGATTTGGATGATCACTGGGGTGCGAGGGATTAGATGAGCATCTGTAATTGATTTGTAGGATCTCATTCTGAGATCGTATTCTGTTTGATGTGACATTTTGGTTTGTCCTCCTGTTATTGCTAAGGTTTACGAGTTATTGATGTGTTATTTAATGTTATTGAATGATCAAAACAAGTTGTGGATATTTGGATTTTGTAGATTTTCTTTGCATACTGAGTTAATTTAGCTTGTTTTGATAATGAGATAATAGCACAGGAAGATGGATTTGTCAAGAAAAGAAGCTAAATTAACTGAAATATTTGAGATTATGCGATTAAGAATGTGGACGGTAGATGGGGTTGGAGGGTAGTGTGAGGTGAGATTTGGGGAGTGTGGAACAATATGGGCGGTGATTATAGGAGTTTGGCGATGTGGGGAGCGTTACATTTTAATAGGAAGAGAGGGCGTATTTTTCAAGCCAGTGTAGAAGTTAACCGGCTTAGGTCTTTCTGGGTAATTTTAGCCCATTTTGGCGTTAAAAGTACCCCCTTTTTGAGTAATTCCAATTACTATAAATAGTATGCAAAAATAGTGCATAAAACCATGAAAAAAGTGTATTTTATGCACTTTTATACACTGATTCTGCATAAAATTTCATAAACTTTTTTTAAAAAACTTCACTATTAAATTATACATATGCTATAGTATTAATTGAACAAGGAAAGGAGCGTTGCCCGACGTGTTGAAAGTCCTTGTGAGCACCTTGAAACTGAATATATTGAAATATCGAGAACGCGCGGTTGCGGTTCGGACGTGAAAAAGCCACGGTTTACCTATAGAACGCGATTCTCAAGTATTCCATAATATTTAGGCGAAGTCTGTCATTTTAAACAGACGTCCCCCACAAGGGGAAACTGTACCTTGAAAACTGTCACATATATATCACGCAACTTTCCAGTTAAGGTTGTGCGTCTTACTCCCAGTGGGTAACTTGATTTATACGTGATAATAATATGCAAATTTGTGAGTACATCTCACACAACTATTTTTATTGTGCTTTCAGTGCGCTTTTATGAGATTGATTTTATTAAATTGACCTTGTAAAAGCACACTGAAAAGGTGTGACTATTATAGAAAAGAAAGAGGTAGTTTACTATGATGGAAAACACAATCACAATTAAGACAGGGAACACAAGAACCAATAAAGAGGGCAATACCGTATTTACAGAACGTGTGTATTTAATTCCAAAGAACGTCGTAAATGCTAGCTATTTCCAGTTAGCTGTACAATATCACACCTATAAACACTTTGAATTAAAGCTTTTAGGTGATATCGAAAAGATGCGATTAACATTGGAATCACTTCCAGAGGACTCCATTGACTATAAAACTTTAGACAATAGTATTAACGAACTTGTTGACATGCAAGATTCTTATTCTAAAGAATTTACAGAGTTCAAAACTAATGTCAATGAAGAACTTATGAGCATATTTGACGACGATATTTTTGCCGAAATGTATGCCATTCTTAAAGGTGATATTAAGTCATATTCTGGAACAAAACGTATAACAGACAAAAAGGGCAATGTGTCACTCGAGACTATTACGCCGAAATTATACGACAATTTCCATGAAACTATTGAAACACGTACTAAAGCGTTATTTGATGTATTTAATCCAGATGCGCCTTGCAATAAAGAAAAACGTGAAAAAGTATTCAATAATTTACGTAGTATTGCCAACTATTACATGCCTAACAGAGAAAATAGCGTATTATCTGAAATGTATAAAAACATTAAAATGGATAAACTTAACGGCAAATACTTTTCTGAATATTTCAGCGGTTGCGCTAAATTGAAAAATGGTAAAAATGGTGGAAGTGTTAACACTATCCAAAAATCAATGAATTTACATATTCAATTATGGCACACAATGGCACGTTATTTAGGATGTGAAGAAAATCTTCAGAAAGTAGAAAATGCAAGAAACGCCAATGACAGTGCTATACAGGCGTTAAATGATTTAATTAATAGTTCCCGCGCTGAAAACACAACAAAATAGAAAATTTATATAAGAGACCTGTCGTCTGATAGGTCTCTTTTTTTTATCCTAAATTTTAAAGAAAGAGGTATAACAGAATGAATAAAAACACTATTACTATGTATAAACCCTTTAAAATCGCACAGGATTTTACTGTGCAGTATTTTGGAATTTGCATTCCTAAAAATGCAATATATGGACGTTTAACAAAAAATATCTACATTTTTGTTGATGATTTCCGTCAATTCCGTCCCAATATGCACAATTGTACTATATCCATACACTTATTAGATATTCGTAAAGATAATCAATTCAAAAAATATATTGTTAAAGATAGCAATATCATATTCAAATTATGCTATGACTTTATAGCTAAAAATAAGTTATGGGATACTATATGTGAAAATAACTTATGCTATCGTAAATCCGGAGTACGTCCATCATGGTATGTTGCACCACGTCGTCCATCTCAAAGAGCATTTAAAGACCCGTCACGTTTTATAGGCATTAATGATGATATGAAGTTCAAAGAACTTACTGTCAGCGCACATTATCAATATGAAACCGCTTCAATGGTAGGCGTTTCAATTAGAGACGCTAAAAGAGTGGACGTTGATTTGAACGAAATAACACGCCGATATAGCAAATAACCATTAAAATTCATTCTGCGTTACCTCTACATCTATGTCTGAAAAGGTGGTGATGAAATTGAGGACTAAATAAAATCAGTCCCAGAAAAGAGGGCAAAATATGTATAAAGTAATAACAAAAACAATGTCAATGTTAAAAAATAATACTGTTTTGGCGGTTAATGAAAAAATTTTTGTTAAAGAAGAAAATGCACAAAAATACGCCAATATTTGGAAGAAATTCTCTAATATGCAGGTATCTATTGAAAAAATTAACAATTGATTTAGGGCATAGTGTATCTCTATGCCCTTTTTAGTGCAAAAATTCAGAGCAGGAGGAACAACAAATGTTATCACACATAATATCAAACCCACAACCACATCCCAGGTACCAGATTTGTCTCATTACACAGTCGGGCAGATCCGGTACAATATTACGTCACTTATACACATCACCACGTACAGGTGCGACGTATTTTAGTCGTAATCATGCGAATAACTACACGCATGAGCAGGCGACAGCAGTATTACAAAATCTGCCGTATCCAGACGCGTTCATCCAGTCTGAATATGATCAGCATTACCGCGAGACAGACGAACGCGGTAACATCAAGGATTACATGTGTGCATAACATAACAGCACATAAGTAATAAGTAACTAATCAACCATTAAACTTGCTATCCCTTATTCCTGTGAGGAGCAGGCTTTTTCCTATCGAAAATTGCAAGGTCGAACCTTGATAAGGGATTTTTCTATGCTCTTCTATAATGCCCATGAAGAGTATAGATTTTACCAACGGAAACAAAAAAGGTTATGCCTAAACCAAAAGGCAAGAAGGAGAATTATCATGACAAACATAAGAATTAACGCATCCCTTAACACAGCAAAAGAAATTATCAACGCACTCATGGAATCTGATGCGATCTTCTATGACCGCACAGAGGGTAATGAGTTATCCGGACGCTTTAATGTTCAGATGACATTTGCAGAAGCAATCTGCTATCGTCCACAGTACACAGTGCGCAAGCTGCGCAACCTTGTTCTTAACAGACATGGTTCATTGTCAATTCGTACCAGAATTGCACTGGCAGCAGTATTATCTCAGTGTGAATTCGACACACATGAGGACGCACTTATTCCGGTGCTGTTTACCAGGAATAAAGAACTTATCCCAATCTACAAACAGTTCGAGAAGAACTGGGGTAAGTTCAATTTTGAAGTATCCTTCATACAGGATACTGATAATTACGAAGATTTAGCTCCTCGATATGAAATTAACTTCATGTCCGGTGAGTGGACGGACATCTGGGTAGGTGGAGTTACTTTATGTGATGATGAGGAGGTAAGATAACATGAAGAAATTGAGAAAATATTTTACAGAAGAAAAAGTCGATGAAATTTTCGACATAATGTTCGATTTAGCCATGGGATTAGGACCAATACTCATGATCCTACTCCCAATCCTTTGTGACGCTTTTTTAAAATAATATAAGGTTATGCTTTTCCCTTAAAAGCACTGGAGGAAATCATATGAAATCAAATGATACAATCAAAAAATTCGATACATTCGTATCTCGTAACTTCTTCGGATACAGTGCACACACGTTGTACCAGGAACTCTGCCATTCATATCCGGTAGAAGTATCATCACAATGGGTGTATGTCAATATCTGGCATACATTTATTAACCAGGACACACCAGAAGATATTGATATTGCACGTCATGTAGCGTGTATCATTATTGGTGATCCGAACTTCGAAATTCGTGCTCTTGATGCTCGTGATTACATTGATTACTGTATGATAACTCATGAATATGAGCGCCTTGCAACTCTTGCAAATGATGCGCTTGATTTATATCTTAAGGGCGTTATTAGTCTGCATGAATTCAAGCTCATCATTGCAGCTAATAAAAACTAATTAAATTATCTGTCAGTATGTATGATTTTCCTTGACTGGCGGATTTGAAAAACGGAAACAAATTTAGAATCAATTTTTCTGGACGGGATACCCCCATGTACAGGGAAATTGATTCTAACATACAGGGAAATAAAAATTAGCTGTCCTATCGGCATACGGGGAGAATGGAGATTAATTATGAAGAAAAAAATATTCGCAGCAATTATCACATCAATCACAACATTAATACTCACCTGTCAACTGATTCCGGCAAGCGGAACAGAAAAAATCTTTACTGATGGATCTGAAATCACATCAATTGAAACTACGGAAACCGGTGCACTCTATACATTTACAGACGGAACCGGATACTATCATGAAGAAAATGAAATTCCGGAACTTTCAAATGTAAATGGTCTGTATCCGCTTACCGGAATTGTTACGGAAATCAAATATGACATAGAGCCGGAAGTGGATCTTGTAACAATCACCTGCTCCAACGGAAATATGTTCTCATGGTATGCAGATGCCGGAGATTATGAAATCAATGACCTTGCGTCCTGTATCATGGATTCCAAGGGAACTAAATATGTAACTGATGACGAAGTGTTGCTGGCCCATTATGCAGGTGGATTAAAACACTTCGAACAGTATGCAAATTAAATTGAACACATAAAGGAGAAAATAAATGACAAGAACAGAATATAATCAGCGTGTGATTACACGCAAAAAACGATCAACCCTTATTAAAGGCAGCTTAGGAATAGCTGCTTTTTTAATGTTCGCAAGTATTGTCGGACATATTGATTCTGACGTATATGCAGGGATCCATTCTGTCAAGGGAATTGTTTCCGTATCCGGGAACTATATCCTTGATGAAAACGGTCACACATATGATGTATCCGGATTCCAGAGCGGATCCGAAGTAACAGTGAAATTAGATAAACAGGGAAATATTCTGTCTGTTGTAAGTAAATAAGAATAAGGAGAACAGCCATGAAGAAAATCGAAAGAGAAGCAGAATACATTGCGTCAAGAGAACCAGATAAAGAAGCCCGTTATTATTTCGGACAGATTAAAGATATCCTGAACCTCATCAAGGCAAAACAGTTGCCGGACGGAAGATTCTCTGATGATGAGGTGTGCTTATTCGAAGAAATCTGCCATGCATTTAGTATAAGAATGGAAGAGCAGACTGTTGAAATCAAACAGAAAGCTGTCAATTCAGACCAGGAAGGGACAGCAACTGTGTCTATATCATGGTTCGACGGAGAGCCTTCTGCAGTAAAGTCATTCGTAGAATCATTAAATGATGACTGGACATATGTTCCAGTGTGTCTTGTAGATACACTTGTAGCTAGAAATTTTGTCACATATGCAAGAAAGGTGAGGTGAGTTATATGATATATTCAATGGAAACTTATCTCGATGATGATAGACTTCCGGTTATTGAGAAGGCAAAGATATGTGAAGAGAAAGTAACACTCAATAATCCAGAACTAATATTTAATTTCTTAAATAAATATCTTCGGCTAGGGAAACGGACTGAGGAATATGTGTACCTAATATGTTTTGACACAAAATCACACCCATTAGGCTTATTTGAAATTAGCCATGGGACTGTGAATTCGGCAGTATTATCCCCAAGGGAAATATATATGAAAGCTCTATTATGTGGTGCTGCCAATATAGTTATGGTCCATAACCATCCTAGTGGTGATGTTTCCCCGTCTCAAGTAGACATGAACGCTATGGAAAGAATTAAATCCGTAGGAGAATTGTTATCACTTCCCTTAATGGATTTTATTATATGCGGAGATATCAGCTACTTTTCCGCTAAAAAGCAATCAATTCTTTAGAAATGAGGTGAATCATATGGAACACAGATACAAACTCCGGATCTATTACAAATCCGGTGCGCAGAAAGGGAACTTAAAAAGGGAAGAGTTCTTTGATTCCCTTGATGCCATGAACAAAAGATACAGAGAATTGTTTAAACCAAAAGAATATGCTTTAAATCCCACAGCATGGGAAAGAATAAATGGAGAATGGCTGAGAATGTTTATTACATCAGCCGCATAAGAAGGGAGAATAATCATGATACCAAAACAAAAGAAATTAGTAGCGCTTAATGCCGATATCAGAGGTATGGTACAGGCAATCAAAGACTTCAAAACAAGAAGAAAATCTGCTATTGAAGCAAATGACTATGAGACAGCAGAGCAGATGTGGCATGACGAAAAAGTAATGACGCAGAATCTAGCTGAAGCAAACTACCAGAAGATTAGACTGTACTATTCCAAGGCAGATGCTATCTATGAAGACAAGATTATTGCAATCTGCAGCCTGCCAGGGTTGATAGGCATGAAGGAAGCGAAATTAATTGAATGCTGTGCCAATATCAACGGTCGCAAGCTCTATGCAATTTAGAAAGAGAGGTGAACAACATGAAAGGCAACGGAAGCATAGGGAATATCGTAACCATGGGAGAATTTCCATTATATGGATGTACAAACATCCAAAAGAAGCATTACGAAGAAGCTCAAAGTCGATTCTTTTGGGATGAAGAAATCCGTAACTTAATGGAAGACTTCAAAATCCCTAAAGATGTGATTAACAAAGTCATTCGAACAACAGAAACCGAATGTGAAAACCAGACATCAAGGCAAAAGTACGATCATGCCTGGAGAAAGTTCTGGACATTGATCGGTTAAAAACTAAATAAAAATTAAATAAAAGAAAGAGGTAGATTAAAATGATGAACTACAAAGCAATCGAAAAATTACTTACAGGAGAAACAGAGAAAGAAAGCAAAGTAATCAGACCGGAAGTATTCAAAGATCAGACAGCATACAACACGGTGATGAATAACTGCCAGAGAATCGGAGGCAAAAGATTCTGCTGTATTCCATTGGAGCTTCTGGAAATTGATGAAGATTACCAAAGAGTATATTGTATTAACATGGAGAAAGTATACTCTCTGGTACGCAAATGGGACTTCAATAAATGCGAACCAATTCTGGTATCTCCACATCCAGAAACAGCAACATTCGCAGTAATTGATGGATCTCATAGAATGCTGGCAGCAGGCATTCGGGAAGAGAAATATGTTATTGCGGTACTTACAGAAGGATTACCTGTGGATCCTATGGAAAGGAAAATGAAAGAAGCCGCATTATTTTCCGAACAGGGAGATGATGTTGATAAATTATCGCTTGCTCAGAAACACAGAGCAAATGTCACTATGGGTGTCAAAAAATATTGCGTTCTTGACAATTGCCTTAAAGGAAGAAAATTACTTTTAAGTGTGCATGAACTGAAGAATCTTCCAAAAGAGAAACGAGATGCATTAAAAGCAGCTGATTACAAAGTCCTCACAGGATATGCAGCAGCAAGAGATGCAGCAGCTCTTACTAATGGTGAAGAAACTCTCAATAATATCTTCGATATTATCGAAAAAGCTGGATGGCATACAGAGCCAAATGGATATGCAGCAAATGTTATTCGCCCAGTAAAAAGTGTTTTGAACATGCATGATAATGATCCACGAGTTGTTAATGCAATTATTGGAATATTTGAGCCAATAAAACCGAACACATTTTTCGCTGATGCACTTTCGAAATATCATGGCAGAAGACCAGCGGAATACCTCACAATGCATCTGGAAAAAGAAGTTGCTAAGAAATTAGGGATTCAACCTTTATATACCGGCGGTGATTTAAGAAAAGTTACTTCTGTAATCAATAGTCAGCGCTATTACGGAGCAACTGGAACAGAAAACAAATAAAACAAATTAAATTATACAGAATATAGCACTTGCATTTTAGCATCGTAAGTGCTATACTCTGCTCAAAGACAAACGGATGTTCGATATCATAATTCAGCTTCGGCATATGCGGCGTGAAATTTAGAGCCGCTCTCCTTCTAAATCGTAGCTGAATTATGCTATTGAGCATAAGAATAGGAGAGAAAGCAAATGAATAAAGCAGAAGCAAAAGCAACAACAATTACAATTCCAATGAAGGGAAGATATTTTCTTCATAAGAATGGAAGTATCATCCCAGTAACCGACCTGATTAATGCAATTTATCTCATGACCGGAGATGAGAAAATTAACGAATGGGATCCGGATCTTGAGTTCTATATTCGTACATTTTTTGGGAATATCGTAAGAGAAATGTCCCCAACAGAAATAACAGTCAAGAACTTTCTGAAGCATGAGGAGAAAGTAAAGGCAATTAAATTATACTATCACATGCACAATACGGAATCTAATAAATGCACACTGGTAGAAGCCAGAGATTATGTGGAACAGTTGAAAACAAAAATGAAAGAGAGAGGTGAACTGTAATGGAAAAAATTAAAAATGCAGTAAAAACAAAAGAATATGCAAAATTTCATATGGAAACAATCGTAGCGCATAACGGTATCCTAGTTGATATCGTTGTGTCTGAGTCCTATGAAGAAACCGAATTTGACAAAATCATGGCAGACTGTAAGCGCCAGGAAGAAGAACGTAAGCGTGAACGACGTAGGACCGAAAAAATTAAATTAATCAACCTGTTCACAGGAAGAAGAGAAAAGAGGGAAATCGCATGATAACAAGTAATAAAATGCCGGAGCTGGCAGCTACAGATATTGTAAAGTTAAGAAATGGAAAAATTGGGATTGTGTTAGGAAATAAGAATTCTAATAACCATCTTGCCATTTATACTAACAATACTACATGTGTATCTTGTGAAGAATATTTAAGTAATTATGAGTCAAACAGACATAATAATGATCGCAACATTGACATTATCAAAGTATGGAAATCAAATTTTGAAAGGCAATGTGCTTTAATTGATGAATTCTATACAAAAAACAATGCTCCAACATACATGGATCCTGATTGGGAAGAACCAACTACAATGACTGTAAAAGAAATTGAAAAAATTATCGGTCATCCGTTCACGGTCATTGAGGAAGAGGTGGGTGAAGATGAATGAAACACTGTCATTCGCAGGATGGAGGCCAGGCAATCCGGATCAAATCATCCCGTGGAAAGAGAAATTCGATGAAGAATATAGCGACGGAGGCCAGTTAACATTACTGTCAAAAGAAATCTATCAGGCAGAAGCAGATGAAGATATGCCGGCTTTCGAATATCGCTATATTATTAAAGCAATGGATCTGCAGGCGTTTGGATCAGATCAGAAGACAATTTGTTTCCGCTTATATATGTGTCCATTACATAAATACTGGGAATCAGAATCATTAAAAGGTCTTTCAGAAGATAATAATAAAGACTGGTTCTTCGAAGATGCAGCAGATTCAGGTATTCTTCCGTATATAGGAGAAGAATATTTAGATTATTCAGATGATGATGTTTCGCCGGATGAGAACGGTAATAAATGGTATGATTACTTTTATCATATTACAGACTGGTCTAAAGCTAACGAAATGCTAAACATAATTACAACAGTTCTGTATCCGATGGACAGTACACGCGGTCACGGTCTTGACCAGGCATGGAACCAATTGGGAAACACTGGCTGGGATTTACTTGAATACATTCTGAATGGAAAAAATTGTGTTGACGCGGCATTATCAAGAATGCATAACTGCAATAATTAACTTTACAATACGAGAGAAGAATGATATATTGATTATAACAAGTTAAATTAACTATATACAAGGAGAAGTAATATAATGAAAACAAAAGCAGTCCGCAGCCAGAGAATCGCATGGCTATTGAGGAAAGAGGGATTTAAAATTCTTGGCATCACGCCAAATAGAAGACGTCCAAATCTGGATGTTTATATATTTGAAGCAACACCGGAGTTATGTGCTTCATTGGATACACACATCCAAAATAAAGACAACAGAAGAGACAACTAATGAAAGCAAATCGGAGGAAAAATCATGAGCGAAAAAGAATTTGACAGAGGGAAATGTTTTACCTTCTTTGCTTCGTATAGGAAACAGGGCGAAAGAATAAAAGAAATTCTTGGGCCGGAGAAAGCTCTGGAATATTATGAGGCGGTCATAGATTATGGACTGTATGCCAAACCAATAGACAAAGAACTTCTATTATATGTAGGAGACACCTTACTTGAGACAATCGACTCGTCCCAAGAAAAGCGGTCACGAGCATTCGGTGAGAACATGACCGTCACTTTATCCATCTTGGAATTGAAGCGTGATCATCCAGAATATTCTCAGAATCAGATTGCGCAAGAGCTGAAGACGAGCAAAGGCAAAGTCAATAAAGTGCTTACAAAATACAGAGATGGCGGGTATGCAGATTTTGTTGACTTTAACTTGCTCATAAATGAAATTGAATATGATCCTACGGGGCAGGTGATATGGCCATCTGGTTCCGGTACTGGTACTAATTATAATACTAATAATAATTATAATAATAATAATAATAGTACCGACCGGTACCGTGACCACCAGCGTGACCGCTTGGATGGTCTGGTAGCCGGATCGCTCGGAAGAGTCGCTGGCGCTCCAAATGTCGTCGCTTCCGCTCCTAACTCCGCTGACGCTGCGCGCTTACGCTTGCCGGATGATCTGCCGGAAGATATTCGCAATATAAAATTCGAAGCGAGAATAGATGACAAATCTATGTTAGAGGTTATGGATCGTGATTATCGTGATTATTTAGATGATGGTTGGGAGACTCACGGGGATATTAGAGATAAGCTTATCGAGAAGTTTACTACCGGATTCTATTGTGGTGATAAGGATAAAGTAACTGCTTATGCAGAGTTCTTGATGGAACACTATAAAATTTAATTAAACAAACAGGAGGAAGATATGAAAGTATTTTTATTATGTAGTCTTAATGATGAAGATTACAGACGTCCATGCTTTGAATTCTTTAAGAGTCTTTCTGAAGCTCACCAATCTGTCATAGATTATATTGCGAATGATATTAAAGATGATAAATATGGTGCGGATAGAGAAATTAAATATGTTATGGATATAAGTTTTCCCAAAAATCGTAGAATGCGTATAGATTATTCTTATGGAAATGAACATTTCTTAGTATTTGAAGTCTTCGAAATTCAAGTATCTGATGGAGATTTTCTATGCATTTTTCATCATGCTTATGATGGCGTTGGTTTTTGCATTGAGAAAATTGGAACATTTGAAGAATGTAGAAACCAAATGTTAGATTCAGCAGCTCAGACGGCAAATGATTTTGATATAGATATAACAAATGATGATGTGTTTGAAGTAAATGAAGGTGATTCATGTGTAAATACCGGTGAAGAATGGCACATGTGTAATGTTGTTCAATTTAATTTAAATGATATTCAGGACGAGCAAGATAAACAGAAATATGATGAAAACGTATATCGTGACATGGAAGAAATATGTAGTCCTATATATCCCAACCCTGTTCATACAAAAACAGAAAAAATAACAGACGATTTCATCAAAGAAGTCGATAAAATGGAATCACATGAAGTATTTAAAGAGTTATGTGAATACCATGGAGTAACACCTGGGCTGGTAGAATATTTATATGAATCAGTGTACGGACGACCAAAAGAGAAAACGAAAGGATGTTATATAGAATAAGAAAAGAGAATAATATGAGTGCAACAGCTGATTTTGCTCGTGATTATAATATTGATGTATTTGAGGTAAATGAATATGATTCATGCATAGACACTGAAGATGAATGAAAAATGTATAATGTTGTTCAATTTAATAAAAGCGAAGCTTAAATGGAGATAATATCACATAAAAATAAGGAGAGATAAGTATGGGATTTTTAAATGTTAAAACAAGCTATTCAGTATACAAGAATTGTATGCTGCGTTTAGGAAAATATATGATGGATGAAAGTCTGGCTGTTGAGATTTACAACAGACAGGATGGAGAGATTGCAAGACTGACGACTTGCTTGTGTGATCCTACATTACCTGAAGATGTGGCATATGTGGACACAAATAATTGCCCTTGGGCGGTGGCTTTCCTTGAGGAAAATGGTTTGGCAGAGAAGACAGGGAGAACAAAAAGAAGTAGATATTGTGTTTATCCGGCAATGAGATTTAACAGAGAAAAAATAGCACAGTTTGAGGAAGAAGAAAATTAAATGGAGGTAATATCGCATGAAAACATGGAAAGTAGCAGTAACCTGGGAAATGTGCGGGTACATTGATATCGAAGCTAACAATATGGAAGAAGCTATGAAAAAATTCCATAGTGAATCGGAACATATCAAACTTCCTGAAGATGGTATCTATGTCGATGGCAGCTTTCAGTTAACATCTGATGATGTAGAGGAAATGGAAGCTATGGATAAGTTATGAAAATGAAAGGAAATAATTTTATGAGTGCAACAGTACCTATGTCTGTGTGGAACAATGTAAGAAAATATTTTAAAGAATCTCTGGATGACAAATATGATCTTCAGGATGTAATCCGTTATAAAGATCCAATGGACTCATACCTGTATATGGTAATTGCAAAACATAAGAATTATTCAGCAATTAAGGCATCTATAGGTGGTGGACCATGGGTTGTATGGACTACTTGGAATGAATCTACACAATCACTGAATGGTGGACATTATGATATCAAAACATATGAAGACGCTTTGTCAATCTGTGAAGCGAGAAGAAAATAAAGAAAAGTGAGGGATAAGAAATGTCAGCATTAAATAATTATAAGGAAGTAAAACAGAAACTTGATGAAGTGAGGATGATTACGGGAGACTTGGAATTTAATACTGCCGTCACATTCTTAATGCAGATCGGATGGAGTAATAAGAGAGATGTTATCTCCTTATGCAATAAATACAATACTGAGCCGGAAGAGAATGTAAATAAAAAGGTTGCAAATGCAGCCTTAATGATCAGCAATATTGCACAGCCAATCGAAATCCTTACATATGTAAAGCTTGAGTGCCCACTTTGGACTGAGGGAATTGAACCGAAACGTCTCAAGAAAATCGCAGAAGATGTAATCAACGCCGGATATAAATACTGCAAGGATCCGCGAGTTGACACTTTTGAAGACTGGAAAGAGCTTCTGGAACAACAGTATGGAATTACGCATGAAGAGTTACAAAAAATTCTGTATCTGAACGAGAGAGGAGAAATGTAAAATGGTAGATTACAAAGAGAAAATTAAGAAACTTTTAGCATTAAGTAAGAGTCCGAATGAACATGAGGCTCAGTCAGCTCTTGCAAAGGCACAGCAGCTTATGGCAGAACATAAAATCTCTATGGCAGAAGTCGAAGATAAAGAAAAAAGAAAGGCAAATGAACATTCAGCTGGAATTACTTATTCGACTAGAAGAGATCCCTGGGTGCTGAGATTGTCTAAAGTTATTAGTAAGAATTACTGCTGTGAAAGTTTTTCTCGTAGAGAAAAAGGTAAACAAACGTATAAATTATATTTTTGTGGGTTAAATGAAGACGTTGAAATTTGTATGATTGCATTTAAATATGCAACTGATTGTATTCAATCAGAAATTAAAAAGAGAAAACAAAAAGGTAAGCTATTTAATTATACAAACGAACTGATTACATCCATGTGCAATGGATATGCTTATGGTTTCATTAAAGGACTTGATGAAGCGTTTGAAGAACAAAAAAGAGCAGCTGCACAGTCAGAGGCAAATTGGGGCTTAGTGTTATCTACGCCTCCAGAAGTAAAACAAAGAATGTCTGAGCTTGGAGCAAGGACAACTACATTTCAGTCTAAGCAAGCTGCAAAAGTATCAAAATCAGATTATGAAGCCGGTAAGAAGGACGGAAGAGATTTTGATATTACTAAAAGAGTAGCCGGTGAGTAAAGTAAATAAATAAAACAGAATAAAAATTTAATTAAACAAAAGGAGATGTATATTATGATGGACAATACAATCGAAAGAAGAACAAATAACCTTACACATGTAGAAACGATGTTTGATGCAAGAAGAACTCCATGGGACGGACTTGGCAAGAGAATTGCCGGAGCAGTCACATCAAGAGATGCAATCAGATTAGCAGGTCTGGACTGGAATGTAGTTCCGACAGATATTATTTCTGAAGCTACAGGATTAAAGATTCCTGGTTATAAAGCCAACGTAAGAGATTTGGATGATAAAGTGCTTGGCGTTGTTACAGATCGTTATAAGGTAGTGCAGAATGATGAAGCCTTTGCTTTTACAGATGGATTACTTGGAGAAGGTGTACGATATGAAACTGCAGGTGCTCTTCAGAGCGGCAAGAAAGTGTGGATGCTTGCAAGACTGGAAGGCAGAATGATTACTGATGAAAAGATTGATCCGTTCTTAGTGTTTACGAACAGCCATGATGGAAAAGGATCAGTCAGAGTAGCTATCACACCGGTACGTGTATGGTGTCAGAATACGCTTAATCTGGCCCTTAAAGAGGCTGAAAGACAGTGGGTATGCAAACATACCGGACGCATTGATGAGAAACTTGTAGAGGCAAAATATACGCTCATGAACACTGAACATTATCTTGAAGCTTTAGAAATAGAATTCGGAAAGATGAAGATGAAAAAGCTTGATGTTGATAAGGTACATAAGTTTGTTAAGATGTTACTTCCTATCAACGAAAAAGATGGGGATCGTAAGGTAGCAAACATTCAGGAAATGCGAAACGAACTTATGATGAGATATCTTAATGCTCCGGATCTGCAGGTGCTTGAGCCATCTGCTTATAGATTTGTGAATGCTGTTTCTGACTTTTCTACACATAGAAAACCGTCCAGAGGAAGCGAATACTATCAGGAAAACATGTTCATGAAAGTAGTAGACGGAGATGAACTTATCGATAAGGCTTACGCAATTTGTGATGCTGAGGTTTGATACCTCGGTATCACGGAAGGGAGTAATGCAATGGAAGCAGTAAATAAAACTAATGGAAATATTTACCGTATTCAGCAAGATACAAATGGTAAATGGTTTGGTTATTGTGATCGGACAAAAGAATACACTCCGGCGTTTGTAAAATTGAAAGGATTGATAGGGTTGTTGGAATTGAAAGGATATGAGGTGGTTGAGTGATGATTAATTTAAGATGAATTTTTAGAAGCAATATAATGCAAATGAAACAAGAGTTTTATGCTGAAAATTGAGGTAATCATGTTAACAGAAAAAGAAATTCAGATAGTTATGAACGCATTAAATGGTACACCGACACTTACAACATCTAAATTTGCGGATAAAATTGAAACTATTTTAAGAAAATATAAGGAGAATAAAGATGAATAAATTTTTACATCACTTAAAGAGTAAAGGATATGAGATAAATGGAAATACAGCAATGTTATTAGGTGTAAAATTTAAAATCTGTAATGGGACGATAAAAACAGCAAGAGGATTAAAAAACTCATATTGGTTAGAATTGGCATGAAATGATGATTTTAAGATCAAGAAAGGGATTTTTTATGTTGAAAAATTGTATGATTCTAACCCAAGAAAGGAGTAAAAAATATGGCAAAGATGACAAAAGAACTCTACGAAAAACTTAGTATAGCAGGAAAAGCACTTTGTGAATATTGCGAAAACGATGAATGCTCATGCTGCCAGGTGACGCGCCTGATGGATGATGCATACATTGAGGCAGTAGAGGAGGGGATTGTAGATGATGCCTAAAAAATACGAAGTTGCTTTTGTAGTGTATGCTGATATTCCGGAAAAGGACTCCAGTATTGGAGATTTGGAATGCAATGGAACACTGAGAAGTTACAACTGCTATTCTTTAAGGGATGCAAGAATGTATTTCACAATTTCTGCTGAAACCCCGGAAGAAGCATACAAAAAAGGGCTTGAAAAAATGCAGTTCGGTGATGCTGATTTTGGAGAAGCGGTGGTGGAAGACTGGTACTTGGAGAACGTTTCTTGCGGCGACAAATACTGGTACAAGGAAGACCTTGCACTCTGATTGCTTTACTTGCAGATTTCAAATTGGACTGCGATACAAGAGATTTTTTGTTAAAAAGGAGGACTAAAACATGAAAAAAATCATTAACGGAAGAAAATACGATACGGAAACAGCAAAAGAAATTGGTTATTGGAGCAATGGATATCCATGTTCTGACTTCAATCATTGCGAGGAAACCTTATATCTTAAGAAAACAGGAGAATATTTCCTGTACGGAGAAGGTGGTGCTTTAACTGAATATGCAAGAAGTGTATGTGGCGGAAGCACTGGTGGATCTCGAATTATTCCTTTGACTGAAGAAGGGGCAAAGAACTGGGCTATGGATCATCTGGAATGTGATGAATATGAAGCGTTGTTTGGAGAGGTAGAAGAATGAAATTTAATGGAAAATGTAAGATTCGATTACTTAGAGATTTTCCAGCAATCAATTTGAGAATGGGTGACAGCCTTACTGTTTATAAATATAAGTATAAAAAGTGTTCCGATGAAATTACATATGTTCATCCAAGAACATATCTTAGATTTACCCCAGAAGATGTGAAGGAACTGTCGGATGACGCAAAAGAATATGAATTCAAAGTGTTTATGGGACCAGACGGAATAGATGGTCCGTGTCTTGGGAAAATGCGTGTGACCGAAAATTCTGCTGACGAAGCTTATAGTGTAATGCTTGATATTATTGGTTGTAGATTAGCAGAGGCATTTCCAGAACTTGATATTCCGTATTCTATTGAATTAGTTGAAGAAAGCGAGGATGCATAATTATGCAAAACGTGTATATTACCAGAAATGGAAAGCAGATTCAGCTCACAGTGAATGAAATTATGGCAGCTTGGGTTGCCTGGGATGCGGAAACAAGAAAACAACAGTTGGGGACTTACAAAGAAGAAGTTAAACAGACATTATTAAAATTAAGTAAGGAAAATGACAAACCTGAATATGAAAAGGCTGCGGATAATGACGACATTGTAGATGAAATTGCCAGAGATATTAGAAGAGCCATTGAAAATGGATGTGATTATGATTGGTGCTTTGATACCAGTAAGTATGGAGGTTTTATGGATAGTTATAATACTGCGATAGTAGTTTGGGGAAAGGCGGATGACATAGATGAGACTAATTATTGAAGGTAAAACAAATAGAGATGACGTAATGGTAAATACAGCGAAAGTAACATTACCATCTGGAGATGTGTATACGATTGACAGGGATTGTACTGAATACACTATTGATACAGTAACCGGGTATTTATCAATGACTTGGGATATGTGTTATCTACATATGATTAACGATATTTTATTATTTGATAATACCGCTTATCTCTCAAGCGATGATGGATTTCAGGATATTCTTAATGAAGGGACGTTGGAACTTGAACTTGAGGATGATGCTGGTTCAGATTATGTTGTTGAAGTTGCTAAATGGAGCTTTTGTTGAAAGGAGTTAAATTATGGGATCAGTATATTCTATATATTCACAGATGAAATTCAAAGATAAGAACAAAGCAATTAAAATACTGCAAGCAAAAATCAGCAGAGGAAAAGAAGAGCATACTGATTATGGACTGGATACATATAGAAAATCAGAGAACTTAGACATTAACGATATTGATGATTTGATTGCTGTGTTTATTGGTATAGGAAGAATGTTCGATGTTGCTAATGATGATAATGGTTGGACTACTTACTCTAATGGATTTGACGCCACTTATGGATGGGAATCTGTCATGATGGAAATGTTTGAAGAACTTGCACCAGTGTTAGAAGACGGATCTGACCTTTTCATTAATTGTGATGATGGAGCCGATGTGTTGGTTATTAAAGATGGAAAATGTATTCAAGAGAAATGAGGTGATGAGATGAAGGATATTTTGCTAGAGAAAGTGTTTGAAGCAGAAAGATGGGAAGCAGCAATTAATAAAGGGTTTTTCAAGGGAATTGATAAAGGAGAGCTGCGTCAACTTTGTGGTCCAGAGACAAGAGTAAGATTGGCAATGGCAATTCTGGAAGATAATTATGAAATTGCTCCGCCACATCAGGCATTAATTCCAAAGGACAATGGAGAGTTTCGAACAGTATATGTGAATGAAAATATTGATCGAATCTTTTTATCTATTGTGAACGATCTGTTATTTGAATTGTGTCCTGGTATGATTCATCAATCTTGTAAGAGTTATCAGAAGGGAATTGGCTGCGGTAAAGTTGTGCAGGAGATATCACATAAACTTAAGCCAAATCCATATCAGAATCCAAACGGCATATTAGGTTTCAAAGCAGATTTAAGTAAATATTTTGATTCTGTGCCGATTGAATTTATTGACGATGCGTTTGACCAGGTAGAACGAAAAATTGGAAAATCAAAGGTTATTACAGTATTACGAAAGTATTATCACACAGACCTTTGTTTTGATCCTGACGGAAATCTGATTGAGCATTATCAGAGTTTAAAACAGGGATGTGCAGTAGCTTCATTTCTGGCAGATGTAATGTTATTTCACATTGATTTTGAACTTTATAAATATTCATTTATGAACATGGCTAGTATGTATACAAGATATTCAGATGATATTTTATATATTGGTTCTGGATATGAGAAGGCTATGGGATTTCTTGAGAAAGAACTTCAGAAAATGTCAATGAAATTAAATCCGAAAAAAGTAGAATATCTTACAGGTGATAAATGGTTTAAGTTCCTGGGATTTATGATAAAGGGAAGTCAAATCACATTATCACCAAATCGTGTAAAACAATTTCAGAAAGAAATTTCAAAACGAAGCATTGGCAATTTAAATTATCATGTCGGCGGTAAAATTGCTTTGAAATCTATTAACAGATACTTATATAAAGGAGATGGAACTTATTCTTGGGCAACGCAGGTACTTCCGATTATCAATGTGGAGAAAGATATTGATACATTGAATGAATTTGTTATGGATTGTATCCGAGCCTGCCAGACAGGTAAAAGAAATATTGGTGGATTAGGAACTGTAACTAATCGAAAAGATTGCACGATTCTTAGAGGAACCGGAAAAAATGTATCTGCCAATAGAAAGAGCACAGAAAAAGAAATTGAAGGATATTACAGTATTCGGTGTATGCAGAAAGCTTTGAATATCTGCAGGCCGGTATATGATACGATTGTAAGGGAGATGTAAATATGTATATTGTACCGAAAATTGAAGTAAGGGAAGCGGAAGACATTGCAGATTTCGCTACAACAATGGATTCAGACATGAATCAGTATTTCGAAGAAAAGAAAACATTGTTGGAAGATATACCAAGAGGTGAGAATCCCGGAACTGCATATTATTCGTTTTATCCAGCGGTAATAAATCCTAAGCTGTTTTATGCGTATATTTTAGCAATTAAGTATTTTCAAGATGGTACATGTCGATGGAAATTATGTTTAACATCTAGGGAAAATGAAGAGTGCCATATGACATTAGGAATTATGAGGGGAACTGAAGAAGAAGCGAAAGAACGACTTGCAACAATTCTTACTTCTGGAAGTATTAGATGAGGTGATTATATGAGCGAACATTTATTTTTATATAGAATTAAAGATTCTGATGATCGTGATTGTTGTGCTTATGTCGATGCAGCTGGTCCAAAATTTGAATGTAACCACTATTTCAGTTCAATTAATATATGCGGGAGTTGTTATTTTGGTGGGGAGTTCCCTGAGTATGAAGAAATTGAAACAATTCTCACAAAAGATGAATATGAAGAAATTATTTCATTCAATATATTTATCAAAGCATTTGATTATGGCATTACAAAGGGTGACAGTCGATACAGAGCAGGGATCAAACTTATTGATTCTATTAAACATATCTATGATAAATTAAAGTCTGATGAAGCGTTTGCTTTCTTTGAAGATATTCAGAAAAGCGAAATGGAATATTTAAAAGAAGAATACAATTTATCAGATCGTAATATTGAAGAGATATTTAATGAATACGCAGAAGACTTTAGAGATCGCAGTATTGTAAGTTGTGTATACGATAATAGTGAAGAAGCTGGACGCGAAGAAGCTTGGCAGTTAGGATATGTCAAAGATGATGATCCAATTTCTTCTAAATATTTTGACTATGAGAAATTTGGAGAAGACTTAGTTGAGGATGATGAATACTTTATGGAATTATGTGATGGAAGAGTTGTAAGGTTGAGTTATTAAAATTTAATTAAACAAAATGGAGGTGATTTTATGTTGATTTTAACAACAAAATTAAAAAACGCAATTAACAAAAAGAAACCTGGTATGGAGTTTTCATTGCATCAAATTTCTGTAAATGGGAATAAGCGTGGTACCAGTGGATGGATTAGGAATCCAGAAAATAATTCAGTAGTATATGTCAATACAGAAGGAATTAAATGGAACGGTCGACCTAGACAATATATGTACAGGTATGCTGACGATATGAAAGATACTCATGGTTATCATAATAGATGGGCTACCTCATTAGAGGAATTAGTAAATGGAATTACAGAATTACTTTTGTTTCCGGTAAGCGAAGTAAAAGATTGTCGAATATAAAAGAGAGGATGTGGGATTATGCCAGAGCCAGAGAAAAAATTAATTGAAGTTACCGTAGAAAAACGACTTAGAGTATGCAAAGAGATTGAGGCTACAGAAGAAGAAATTGAATTTCTTAGACGAGGAGAAAATCCTTTTGAAAGTGAATTTAGTGACGAGGAGATGGAGCATGGCGATATTGAATGGGATTTTGCAGCTGCTGATGAGTACGGTAGAACAATTGTAGGTTGGGATTAATTAATCAAATAGATAAAAGCGAGGAAAGCGAATATGAATAGCGAATTAATAGTAAAAGATGTGGAATTTCATGGAGATATATTAAGAGCAGCACAGGATCCGGACGGAAAAGTTTGGGTTGGTGTTCGATGGGTGTGCCAGGGGATGGGATTTGATAATGAGCGCATGAAGAATGAGCGAAAGAAAATTCAAAGAGATATTGTATTAAATGAAGGGGTAAAATTTTACCCCTTGGGATCTGGCAATTCTGACACGCAAGTTTTATGCCTTGATCTTGACTATATACCTTTATGGCTAGCAAAAATTGCTATTACACCAACAATGCAGAGAGAAAATCCTGTATTAGTAAATAAACTAATCGATTATCAGTTAAAGGCAAAAGATGTCCTTGCAGCTGCATTCTTAGGAGACAAGAAAACAACAGAAGATATTATCCCAGTATATAAGCCACAAGGGAATATGATTCAGCTGCAATTTCCGGATATTCAGATGCCTACAATTCCGGATTATTCAAATCGACTCGACGAAATTAATAACAAGATCGATAAATTATATGCTGAAATTGGAAAGTTTGCAACAGCAATGATAAATACGAATGCTAATCCAGTTAAATTAAACAATACAACATCTGTTAAGAAAGAAGGTAGAAAGAAAGTTTCATCTTCAGCAGAGCAGGAATATTATGATTGGAAGAGAAGAACGAATGAATTTGTCGATAAGCTTTCAGAAAGTTCTAAATTTACTGATCGAAATAGTGTTTTAAAATATTTATATGATTATATAAATAAAACATATGGAATTGTATGGGACCAGGAGAAGAGAGAGTACAGAAGAAGACATTCCAATATTTCTAAAGTTTCTACATTTGATGTTATTTATGAAGATGAACAATTGCGTTCAATTTTCGATTGTACTCTTGCAGATTTATATGATAAGCATAAGAATTATTGTAAAGATCAGACAATGTTGATTATTCAACCATTAGCTGAAAGATATAATGATTCAAGTAATGGATATATGCATACATGTAGAAGAGTATATGCAAAAATGAACGAACTTGATCCTAATATTAATTGGAAGAGCCTTGAAAAAAGATATATTTCTAAATATGGAAAAACAGCAGTTAGAAAAATTAAAATTATTGAAAAGAATCCGGAGTTACTTAAGAAATTTCAGAAAGCTGTAAATATTATATTAGCGGAGGGAAAATAATTTGAAAATATATAAAAACATTTATAGTGAAACATATTGGTCAGAAAACGACATGATTGAATTATGGAATAATGAAAAAATAAATGGGATTCAAAGAACTTATGAAGATTTCTTACAATCCAAATTAGAAATGAATTTCGAAATAATATGTTCTTCAAACACTGTTACTATAGCAGAATTAAAAATGATTATAGAACGGGAAAATCTTCCTGATACTACTGAAATTATGATTAATTCAGTTTATGATAAAGAGAATAAGAACTTAATTCCTACTAAATGTTATGGATTTTACCACAAGAAAGATAATAAAATATATTTAACGCCAGATTTAATTAGCATTTAATATATTACGAGATGGAGGATAAAAAACATGAAGATAGAAGAAAATAACATTCAAACATTTTGCGGAAAAGATCTCTTTAAATGGGAAAGCTGGGATGAGGTAGATACAGGAACCTTACAGTTCTACGGAGTAGAATTCTGCATTGATTATTTAAAGAAATATAATGGAATGTGTGTGGTTTTAAGTATGGAAGGACAGCTTGATATATTTTCAGAAGACGAATCTGGGAATTCGGTGCAGGAATGGTCCGGATTTATAACAAAGATTCCAGGATTCTTAGCGGGGGAAGAAGTTTATAGAGTAGTCCATGAATATGACGATGAATTTGGATTTCATGAGACAGAAACAATAGCTGTTTGTGCAACAGAAGAGAAGGCTGATGAAATTGTCGAAGAGAATAAAAAAGATGGACTTGATGAAAACGAAAGTTATTGGAGTTTGGTTGAAGAATTGGAGGGATAAAGTATGTACTTAATAACATTTTTGCCATGCGGAACAAAATTTCTTGTTAATCAATCATCAGAAGAAGAAGCTTTGAAATCTGCTGTGAAGGCTAATGAAACCGTTGGTGAAATAGAAGATGTTGATTTAACATTAAAATCATTATACATAATTGAACCTGCAGATTTCTCAACATTAATTCAGCTTTTTCAAAAAGAACCATATTGGGGAAACACAGATGATACAATTATTTTCGATGATTAGGGAGGGATAAAGGTATGCCGGATAATATTTGGTTGTATGGGTTTGATGGATTCAACGGTCTGAAGACAGTTGGTTTTGTTATAGCTAATACGGATACAGAAGCCGAACATAAGGTTTGGCGAATGTATAATGATTTCGGTACTGATGAATATGATCTGGATGATCTGGTTGTATGGCAACCAAGAAATGATGAAGATTATAGAGAAGATTATCCTGATGTAATGGAAATAGTTTATTAGGAAAGGGATTAATAATATGAAAATTATAGATAAAAGAACTGAGAAAAAAGAATATACATTTAAAGATTTAGTGTGCGGAAATGTGTTCGAATATTCAGGAGATATTTATTTAAAGTTAGATACTTCTGGTGAGGATAATAATGCATACAATCTTAATACATGCAAATTTGCAACATTATCAGACGATGCTGTGATGCCAATTGAAACAGAACTCGTAATACGAGATACAAAAAACATGACTGGCCAGAATGACAAAACAGAACTTATTGGAGGTATTATTGATATCTTTGAAGATTTTTTAGATAAAAAGGGTGTGACTTTGGAGCCTCCTAAAAAAAGCTATGAAATGGAATTAGATGGTAGCATGAATGCTAATATTTATGGCACTGATTATGATTCTATTTCAGATTCATTAGAGTCACTTCTACGAAGTTGGAAAGTAATTGAATAAGTAATTTAATTAAACGAGAACACACTCGGAATATACAAGATTAATTCAATTCAATGGTGCTGCCATTATTCCTGGTTACGGATCTGAAATCCGGTCTACCGAACCGGCTTTAAGATCCTCCACCAGGAGAATCGCAGCTCAATATGACTCTGTTAAAGAAATGTGCCAGATTAATTGAGTATATTCAGTCCGGAGTATAACGGAATGCAAATAAGATATTTAAGATTTAATTATGCAGGCTAAGATAGATGTCTTCTTCAGGAACCTCTGGGTATCCCCATCACTTCCTGAAGATTACATCTCCAGTAACCTGCATTATATGAAACAATTATAGAAATATACCGTAAGTATTGAGTTTGCATAATAAATTAATTTAGGAGCATACCAAGTATAAGCAAGATATATTCTATTTAATGAAGCGGTACATGACGATGACCCAATTCTGTCAGATATCTCTGAAGAAATGCGTCATCGCATTCCGCCTAATATTGATCCATTAAAGAAATATGCCACATATGTAGAGCTTATACAAAAAAATCACAAGACAGTGAAATATTAACAAAGCATTTTAATTTTAATCATGGAAGCAAATATTGGAGGAAGCTGCCGGACTTATCATTCCGGCTGCTACCTCCCTTGCTTCCATAATATGAAACAATTATAGAAATGTCTTAAAAATGTTGAGTTAATATAAAAAAATCGTAAGGTAACGAGTATCAATAAGACATTTAATTTAATTTCAGAAACAACTACCTGAGGCAATAAATTGCCTCACGACTTGCTCTGGAGATATGAAATGATTATAGTGATACCTCAGAAATGTTGAATTGATATAAAACCACAAGGCAGTGAATATTAACAAGGTATTTAATATTTAATAAGAAGGTGATGAACTGGAGGAAATCCAGCCCCTAACGGAGCTGGATATCCTCCGGATAACCTTCATATATGAAACCATTAAAGGAATGTCTCAGAAATACAGAGTTAATATAAAATAAAATGAAAGGAAGTAGATAGAATGAGTATTTATGGAGATTTCTTATCCAATTTTAGCAGTGAAAACAAAAGATGGAAAGCAGATTTAAAGAATAAAACATTAATTTGTGAAGATAAAAAATATATAGAATCTTCTATGTATGATATTCGTCACGATTTAATCGTGATTGACGGAATTAACTCTGATACATCAAGAAAGAAATGTAATGAAATATGTTTTGAGATCATTGAAAATCTGTATCACAAATACAAATATTCCATTCCAAGTGAAAGAAGCGAAAAATATAGACAAAGAGAATATTTTCGTGCATTAAAGCCAGACGAAATGACGGATGAACAGTTAGTTACTGGTGAAGACCGAAATTATGCAAGAGCTGCGCTTGAAGCATTCATTCTTTGTGCCTCTTTGGCAGGATATTTGACTTGGGACGAAGAGCAGATGGGCAGTCATTGGTTCTATCAGGGAAAGGATAAAGATTTAATTATACTGAAGAAGTGGATCAAATGTTAGGAGGAACGAAAAATGATTAAAAATCCAAAAATTGGGCAGGAAGTATGGTTTTTCGAACCGTGGGCAGAGGACATCCATAGTGCAAAAATCACGGCGCTTGGCGAAACAGAGGTTTCTGCCAGAAACCCGGAGAAGTATCCATACGCAGATATACATTGGGATGACGGCGGAGACAGCAGCTGTCTGCTGAAAGATTTGTATGCTTCGCGAGAAGAACTTCAAAACAAATTAAAAAAAGAAGAAAGAAAAAAGATTGCCGAAATCAAGGATAGTATCAAAGATGCCGGTGACCTGGTGAGGTTTATGTATGACCACTGCGTGGCCTGTGCGGAAGAGTATACTGACTGGACAGCGAGAAGAGCCGTGAAGGAAATAGCGAAAGAGATGCTTGGGTTGAAATTAGAATAATGAGGTAATTAATTACAGCAAATAGAATTTTGAAATTAAATTAAAAGGAGAATGTAGATTATGAATTGGAATTATGGTAATACCCCAGAATTATATAAGGAAGTAGAAATTCTTTTAAAAAATGGAACTACCAAAAAAGACATGATGATCAAAGGTAAATATGGCAATTATGAATGGCGTAATTATACAGATAGCGCTGTACTTGGTTGGAGAGAAATTACAGAAAATAAAACAAATACAAAGGAGAATAAAACTATGAAAAAATCAAGAGAGAACAGAATGGAAGCATTAAAGGCAGCAAACATTGAAACAGGAAAATACTTCAGCGTAACATTACCGGAAGGTTTAAAACCTGGCAGTACAATTAATGTAACAATCAGCGAAGATGGAAGTCCTGTCATTGTAAATCCGGAGAAGAAAAGAATTAATTCAGAAGAGGAGTCTTTCTTATCTCAGATTTATGAAGATGGATATGTAAGAAATACTCGTCTTCATAGAAGATGGGTTATGGCACAAATGTTTAGAATGCTGAATTACAAGAGTTATTATACAGGTAAATCTGGATATGACGCATATTTAAACGATCACTATGGATATCAGTATCAGTTTGAAATGATGTTAGAAGAAATTCGAGTATTAGCTGAACTACAGGATAGGGATCCAGAAGCTTTTGCTGAAAGGTCAAGATTCTTTATTCCGGATGTTGTTTCTGCTACATGTAATGATTATATAAATAAACTTGAGATTTATGTTAATAAACTTCCGATGCATAAATGTAAAGGTGTTCCTTATAAGAAGGTTTTTGGTAGAAATATATTTGTTGAAGATCTTAACAAATATGTATATTATCCACAGAAAAGCAACTTTGCAGATGTAAAACGAGTAGTTATTAACATCAGAAATCACTCAATGACATTTTCATATAAAGATTTATATAGAGTATTAAGAAAGTTCTGTGCCAATATGTATAGACTGCCTAATGAAACTCCTAAATGTAGAGAATGGAAAGATGCATTCAAGGGAGAAGGTTCTTATTATACACTTATGAATTTAATTAAGTTTCATGGATGCAGAGTTCCTGGTGTTAAAGGCAATATGATGTCTTTGAATGATTCTCTTGCAGATGTAGAAAGTGCAGTAGAGCAGTATAGAGGTTTGTACTATAAATTATTCGCTTATATGAAACGCGTTATTGAAGCAAATAATTTTGATTTCAATAAGAGGATGAAAGAGCTGTATCCTAAAAAATCTGTATAAATCGAAAATATGTTCGATTAAATATTGACCTCAGCCTCTCAGTATGGTATAACAATAATATCAAAAAAACAGAACGAACGTTCGTATATAACTGGGAGGCTGGGATAACATGAAGAAGATAAGCGTAATTATTATACATAGCAATAAAAGGGCAGAGGTGATTGAGTGTTTAAATATTAGTGATGCAATAGAATATATGAAACAGCGATACGTAGATGAAATTCGAAAAGCACCGTTTTATGATTATGAGCATTCATTTATATCCAGAAGTTTTAAGTATGCTCAAGTATCTGCTGGTGTATTCGGAATAAAAATGTGGATCTGCTGTAATAGCAGATATTATAAGCGAAAGGCAGGTAAGTGGAATGGAAAACGTAAAAGATACAAAAGAAGCAAAAACAAGAGTAGTTTTGATTAATCAAATAATTGATAGAGCAGCGGAGCTGGGAATTATGTATAGTTCCCGGCTCAGTCATTCTATGGATATTAATTATGCAGTGCAGGTATTTGATATTGATTTAAAGGCTTGGTTAGATTCTACTAATAATGATTTTATTCATGATTATGTTGGAATCTATAAAAATATTGATCGTGATGCAATTTCTTCAAAACATTTTGCCAGTAAAAATGATTTTGGAACATTTGTTCCACGATTTGCAAGAAACGAAAATAATTTAATCAAAGATTGTTATGAATCATATAAAAATTTATTGAAATTAGAAAAGAAAATTCATGAGTCGGCAATTTTATTTCAGACAGTGGCTCTTATTCTTGCAGAAATGCGGTGTCAATATAAAGACGGAATTAAGGTAAAACGCCAGGGAGATGATGCTGATGATGAAATTTTATGTCCGGAATGTGGTTATTCATTAGCTAGAAATGATGAGAAAGAAGAGTTACGGCCTAAACATTGTCCGGAATGTGGAACAAAGTTGATTTATTGACGGAGAATATGGGAGTAGAAAATTATGACAAATAAACAGTATGAAAATGGAGAGCATTTGAATATACATAATGCTACAAAAGAACAGTTAAAGCTTATGGTGAAGGACAGAGATGAGACGATAAAGAGGTTACAAAAAGAATTGAATGAAAAACAGGCAGCGTTAAATGAAGCGATAGAAATGCTAAAGAATTGTATTTGAAACAAAAGTTTCAGGTTGAAAATGGAGGAAATATAATGAAGCGTGATTTAGTAGATGAATTATATAAAACGGCGTATAAACGATATAGAGAAAAATATCCAAACAAAGATTTTGCATCTATTCCAAATTTTTTAGATTCACTTTGGTTTAGTATTGAAGGTGAACTTAATAGAAATGGATATAATGCTGCAAAGAAATATGTCGAAGAAGCAGAGTTAATTATATTAAAGTAAATGAAACGATGATTTACTGACAGAAAGTGAGGAAAAATATTATGAAGACGAATACATTAATGCCTGTTATTAAAGCAATATTAAATGATGAAGAATTTTTATGTGGTGGAATTTTTACTAAAGAAAAACAATATGCGAAAAAATATGATTTGACAATGGAAGAAATAGGAAATATTCAGACCTGTTTATATTATGCATTACATATCAAAGATGAATGTTATAACGAGAGAATTAATCATCTGTGTGATTGAGAGGTGGAAATTAAATGAAAATATATGTATTAGAAGAATACAACACAGGGCGCGTTGCTTGCATATCAGAAGATATTAACATGATAAGAAAGAAAATGTGTGACAAAACTTATTTTGATCCACAATATAATGATTACCCAATTTTAACAATCTGGGAAAATGGAGATAGCATTGAGAAAATAGAAGGCGGTAATGTATTGAAGAAAATTGCAGAAGAAATTAACAAATTATAATATAAAAGAAGAATTGGAGGAAATTATGAGAAGTATTTCAAGTGCGATAATCAGTTTTGTAATTTTTTATATAGGGCTTTGTTTACCAAAAGATGAAAGAAAACAGCGTATGACTAGAGGATGTCTATTCTGCTTATCATTTATAATGCTGATAATAGCATTCACATTGATGATTTTAGGACTTTGATGAAATGATGATTTCAGATTGAGAAAGGTGAAATATATGGAATTTTATCCAACAAATGAATATAGAGAAGTTACTTTACAAGTAGGTCTTAATTCTGTCCAATTAGGAAATACAGATAAATTATTTTCTGATGGATTAGAAGAAGATGAATATATTTATTTTGATGATAGTAAAGGATTTTGTTACGAAGATGGATGTGTTATTGGTGGAACTTATGATCAGACATTAAAAGTATTATATTCACAATGGGGATTTGATCATAAGTTTTATGTAAAAAGAACAGAGGCGAAAAAAATTAAATTGGAACTCACACAAGAAGAAATAAGTATTTTATCAAATGGATTGATTTGCTTAATTGATAATGCTTACAAAGCAGAAAAATTAACATGTGAAACATCTATAATTAAAGCATTGGATGAATCAGTGAAAATATATCAGAAACTTAATCAGAAAATTTGTAATTCAGTATCAAAAATGGAGTGATAATATGACACATTGTTGGTTATGCGGAGCAAGTGAAATTAAGTCACCTAATTCAAAATATACTTATTATGGCAAGATATTAGGGAAAAGAGTACAGAAAACAATTCGAGTTTGTAATTGCTGCAGTGCTATGAGGGCTGATGAAGATATAAGAGAAGAAGTTGCGGAAATATTCGGATGGGATTATAACGAGGAGGATGATTAGATGTGGAAAACTGGATGTTTTGGAGTATATATAATGGAATTGAAAGACTGAATTTATTAAAATGGAGGTATGATATATGGGACACGTTAATATTTTTAAAACAAAATCAAAAGAAGAATTAGTAAAATTGTATGGTGAATTTCTTAAAGTAGAAGAAACTGGATTTTTTGATCCTGAGACAGATTTGGGTGGAATCAGAGAAATTTACAGCTGTGATTTTGGAGCAAATACGACATGGATGTTGCAAATAGAATTAACTCATGCAATTTCTGATTTGTGGTACGAAGAAAATAAATAAATTTCGACTTTCATTTTGTGAGAAAGATGGTGTTACAAATGGCAAAAGTAAAAGACACAGGGTATAGAATGATTATAGAAAATCATGGTGGAAGATGGATGTTTGTTAATGATGATATTTATAGTTTTATGGAATGTTCAGGTTGTAAAGAGCAGGTTTTAATTAAAGATGTTGAAAAGTATTGTCCTAATTGCGGAGCAAAATTAGAAGGTGTGGGAGATTAATATGGAAAAATTAAAGCAAGGTGTGTGAATTTGGAATAACTGTCAATGATTTGTTGTGAGGAGAAATTTTATGTATGATCGTAACGAAATCAAAGAAATAATTGACGAAATTGTGTTTCTGAAAAAATATACATTATTTGACAAGCAGGAATATGATGAAAAAGCAAAAGTTATAGAAGAATTAAAGTCGGATTTATACAATGCGTTTGGAATAGATGAATAAACAACATATTGATTCATTAGATGACTTTATGTATTGTGAGCAAAAAGAAATATGAAGAAAATTTTTCATTTATTATGATGAATTTTATGAACGGTAAATTATAAATTTTTGATTGGATGTGAAAAGATGATTAGAGTAACAGGAGAAAAACAGAAATCTGAAATTGCTTATGCAATTCAAAAATATAACAAATCTACTATTTATTCTTATGGTGACTTCTGTCCAAGTTATCTGGATACTTATATGACGTATGATACAGAGTGCGATCCTATAAGTTTCTGTAAGTTTGTGATGGAAAATTTAGAAGAAAAAGTAAGAGATAACGAAGGATTACCTATTCCAATGATTGTGATTTATACAAATTTAGATGATTTGGTTAAGATTACCGTCATTGAAAATTATATAAAAGAAATGGAAAATGAAAAATTAGTCGGAAATGTAGTATTTATGACACGATAAAAAAATTGCTTTCATTGTAAAGGATGTAAATAATATGACGTATGAAGAAACACAAAAAATCAAACATTTACGAAAAGTGACTTCTGTTATGGTTGAGGAATCATCAAATGGAATTGAATGTACTAAAAATAGATTTGGAAACAGAACTATGGATGGCTGTAAAAATGTAACTTTTGAAAAGATTGAGTTATCGAAAATTGACAATGATATTCATCATATAAGAAAAGAATATTATGGTAGAAATCTATGGGTAGTGTTATGAGATTGAATTGCTTTTAAGGAGGTAAAAGTATGAACAAGTATTCTTTAAGTATTAAATGGAAATTTAATGAGGAATTTGAATCATGGAACATGATTATTATATCTGACGATAGTAAAGAACATGTTACAGAAGTAATTAAAAATTATCAGAAAACAAACAATGTGGAGTTTGAATCACCAGTAGACCTTATGGATGCTATTTGTGATGAATACGGATGGCAGTGGGAAGATTTTTATTATGATATCGAGATTGTTTCGGATTAAGAAAGAATGAGGTGTATGTTATGGAACAATTGCTTAAATATGTAGAAGAATTGAATACAAACACTCCGGATGGTCAAATTGTTGATGCTGACACTATTTTAAAAGATATAATGGACGAGCAGGATTTTGAAATATCTGGTATGGCTCAAGACATATTCAATATTTATCATAAAAGTAGTGACAAACAAGCGGTAAAAGAAATGTTCTTTGAATTTACTGGTATGGAATTTGATCAGTATTTGATGAAATGTAGCAGAGAAATTACACGGAAATAAGATTTTTGATTTATAGAGGGACTAAAAAGAGGTAGCTAAGAGCTGCCTCTTTTTATTGCAAAAATATAATACGATAACAATATAATAACATAGGAGCTGATGAAATGAAAGCAGTAAGAGAAAAATTTTTAACAGTAGTAGAGGCTGAAAAGGTAACTGGAGTTCATTATACTGTAAATCATTCAGGGAAAATGGAAGGAATGCAGAGTTTATCAACTAGCTGCTTGTGTAATGAATATTGCAAGAATCGATCAAGCAATTCTGAACTGGTGTGTTCACATTGTTATGCACAAAGACAAATGAAAAGGTATAAAAATTTGAATGCATGCCTGGAGCGAAATACAGAGATTTTAACTAGCAGAATATTAAAGGAAGCAGAGATTCCAATGATCAATGCTTCCTTTTTTAGATTCGAGAGTTTTGGTGATTTAATTAATGTTACACAAGTTATTAATTACTTTAATATTTGTAAGAGAAACAAGCATGTACACTTTGCTTTATGGACAAAAAATCCTTGGATTATCGAAGAAGCGTTAGAGACCAGCGAAAAAAAGCCAAGTAACTTACAGATTATATATAGTAGCCCTTGTATTAATGATCAAGCAGATCCTGGATATGATTTTATTGATAAGATCTTTACAGTATATGATAAAGATTATATCAACGCGCGCGATGTAAATATTAATTGTGGAGCAAAGAGTTGCCTTACATGCCATAAATGTTATGTAAAAAGTAAAATAAAATATATCAATGAAAAACTGAAATAAAATTTAATTATACATGATTAATAAAATATTGAAAACGTAAAAGAGGAGTGGTATAATGAAAACAGCAATTGGTTATAAGCTTTTTAGGGTGTCTAAAAAATATCCGGGGAAATTATTTCCTCTGTATGTAAATGCAAATACGAATATTCCAATTGGAGAATGGATTAGTGCAGAACCAGGAGAAAGATTAGAAAATGGAAAAGTAAAAAGTAAACTTGGGCCATTGAGATATCGTCCTGGCTTCCATATTAATGATGTAGCTCCGTATGTCTCACATATAGGGCAAAAGGTAAATGGCAAGATTACTTATATGCGGCCGGATACTGTATGGGCTATGGTTGAATATTGTATTGATCATGATTACTGTGAAGAAGCAGAAGCAAATGGGATTTCTGAATCTGGAAAATTTAATTATATAAAAGCTGACTTAGATTATATTCCAAAACATGGATTTTACCGGTATAAAACGTCTCCTGTAATGACTGGAGAATGGATCATTGCCGGAGAAATGAAAGTAATCAAGATATTAAGCGATCAGGAAGTCAAAGAAATTTGTGATTCATGTGGATCAGATTATTTACCTCGAAAAGAAACAATTAATTTATCAGAATTTGGATTTGCAGCATAAGGAGGAAGTATTAAAATGTCTAAAAAGAAACGAAGCACTATATCAAATTTTATATGCCCAGAATGTGGACTTGAGTTCCCTATCCCAAGAAAAATTGGACAACAGAGAGAAAAGGGGCATATTAAAGATTTGTATTGTCCGATTTGTAATAAAATACAAAAATTTACAGAATATACATATAAGCAGTCTTATAAAACATTAGAAGGTGAAATAATAGAGGAAAAACCATTAACTGACTTTAAAATAATTATGGAGGATGGTCACTCAAAAGAAGAGACCATATCATATTTAAAAAAATGGAGTTCTTGTTTTTGATAAAGAAGAATTTATTGAGAACTTTAATTCTTACATGATTGAATGGTGTTTTGACAGAAGGCGAATTGAGAAATTGAAGAAGATGATAGATACAGGGGTTCCAATTCGTAATTGGGGAATAGTTACTAAAAATGGTAAAACTTATTATATTAGATATACTTGTTTAGAAAGGGGTAAGGTGATTTTAAAATGAGGTTAACAAAAGAAGAAGCCAGAGCATATAAGGGATATGCTCTAACTCCTAAGCAACTCATTGAGAAAGCAAAGAAATTTTATGATGATTTAACACCCGAAGAAAGAGATGAGGAATACATTGTCTATGGAAATAATATAAAATTTGAAAAAGTGGAGGTAGAAAGGCTTACTACTGGAGAATTTTATATGCGTTGTGTTAATGACATTGAAAAAAGATATGAAGAATTTAAAAATAGGGAACGTATTTACAATTCTTCAGCTGTAGCACCATATGATCCAAGATATAAAATGGATGATTTTACAGAATCAGAAAAAATGGTAAGTTTTCTATATTATTTAATGGACAATGGATTTTCTTTAGCAATATTATATCCTGAATATCCAATCGAAGTAATAGAAATGATTTTTTGGAGTATACCGGAAGTAAGAAAGACACCACAAGAAAGAGCAGCATCAAAAATAACAGAAGAATATACTAAGTATATAAAACCAGGAGAAAAAAATGTCGGAGGAGCAGAACTTGTTAAAAGGAGAGCGAAAGCAAACCCACCACAGACTTCTTTGACTCCAGATGAAATTGCGAGTTTTGATCGTATGAGCGAAAAATGGCTAGTAAGATGGTGCAACTTTTCTACGAATTGGTTATGGGTAGCGCCATGTTTATTATTATGTATTGTGGTGAACAAAGGACTTATTTCAGCAATTGGATTACTTTTGTTTATGGGAATTGGAGAGTGGTATTCATGGAAAGTCAAGGAATATTGTAGTGTGATATTGCCATGGTATCAACAAGCTGGAATTATGTTAGAGAGGAGAATGAAGTTATGAATGGAAGGTTGGAGCATGAATTAAAATTAAATAAGAATGTTAAGAAAATTCTTAATGATATGCCACAATGCGTGAGTGATTTTTATATGAGTATTCAGGCTGTTCGCAGCCCGAATACTTGTTTAAATTATGTCAGAAAACTTCATCATTTCTTAGATTATATAGATGTAGAAGATATAAGCGAAATTGACGCAGATGATATCGCAAGGTATCTGGAGCATATTAAATACGTAAAAGATGGTAATGGTGAAATTAAAAAGTCGTCTGTGGCATATACTAAATTGGTATGTTGCACATTAAATAGGTTTTTTGATTTTTTGTATCGGAGAGGAGATATTGAAAGGAATCCGATGGACAATGTAAACCGGCCTATTAGAAAAGACTCGATTAAAAGAGTGTTTTTATCAATGGATGATTTAAATGGAATATTGGGTGCCGTAAAATATTCTTACATGCCAAAAGAATGGCATTCAAGAGATTATGCTATATTATATTTATTTATGGTTACCGGCATGAGAAAAACTGCATTAAGCGAAATTAACTTAAGTGATTTAAATTTTGAGACTCACAATTTGACTATTATCGACAAGCGAGATAAAGAACAGGTATATCAATTAAATGATGATTCCATACGTGTATTAAGAGATTGGATCCTTGATCGAGATAAAATACTATATAATATGGGGATTAAAGAGGATGCTCTTTTTATATCAAAAAATGGAAAACGTATGGATCCACAAACGATCTATTGTATGGTAGTCAAATATGCCGAGAAAGGAATTGGTAAACATGTGTCTCCGCATAAGTTAAGAGCTGCTTTTGCTTCATTATATTATAAGGAGACAAAAGATATCGTTGCTACGAAAAATGCTGTAGGGCATGCGGATATACAGACAACCAGTATTTATACAGTTGAAGAAAATAACTCAAGAAAGGAAGCAACGGAGTTCATGTCGAAAAATTTATCATCAAAAATATAGACAAAATTAACTTTGCGTGATATAATCTGAGGAAAGAGGTGAGAAAAATGAATGTCGATAGAAGTATTTTAGAAGATTATTTATCCAAAAAGTTTTTTAATATCTTAATTAATAAGAGTGAAGAACTAGAAATTTACAATTATGCATATGAGAAATATAATTATCCAAAAGGCATTTTTTCAGATTTTCTATCTAGTAGAAAGAGTATTGAAGAAGCAAATGATTATACACTTTTTGTAATTGCAGATAGTATTTTAAATGCCACTAAGAAAGATTATCGCAAAAAGTTATCTGACTTTTTTACAGACAGAGAAATAAGTAAATATAGTGGGATGCGATACGAAGAACCAAATAAAATTGAATTCCCGTTAGTATTCAATATGATTCAGGTAAGCGATGATCAATGGATAGGATCTTTAAATGTAGATGCATTTTGCGCTCTGCAAGAATCAGGATTAATTAACTATAATCCTGTCACACAACGTGCTATGACTAAAGTAACACGAGATAATAATGAGCTATATCGTATTACATTGAATAAGAGTGCAGTAAAAGAAATTACGGCAGATATGTTGGAACATATTTATGTTCCGGATACAATCACTTTGAATATCCCGAAAGATGATATATACGCAGATTTTCATTATGATGAGCAATCACGTCAGCTTATTATTCATTCTTTAGAGGCATTTGATATAAACGATGGATATCATAGATATGTATCAATGTTCCAGGCCAGAAGTAAAAATCCAAATTTTAACTATCCAATGGAGCTGAGAATTACAAACTTTGACATTGATAAATCTCGCCGTATGATATATCAGTATGACCAGAAAACTAAAATGAGCAAACAGTTAAGCGACACATATAACTCATATGCAGCTCAAAATAAAGTGGTCCAGCGTATTAATGAAAGCAGTATGTGTAATTTGCAAGGGAAAATAAAAATAGGTGGACTTATTGATTCAACAACCCTGGCAGAATGTATTAAGAGATTATATTTCAGTAAAAGGCAAAGTGATTCTCCTGAGCAACGAAAAGAAATCATTAGAGTATCAAAGGAATTTATCGAAGATCTTAATATGCTTACAGAAGAAGATGACAAGTATCTTGAAAAAGAATATTCAAAGAAAGAAATTATAATTCTTACGATCTTGTTTCATTATTATGATGGAAAAAATAAAATATCAATGATAGAGAACTATAAGCGTTTTCTTATTGATGATGCGGAACGTGAGGAAAAAATAATATATGATTTTTCGAGAAACTTTAATAGGATAAGGAAAAGATTAATTCCTTTTTTAGAGGAGAGAATGTAAATGTATAACGAAGATAGAAAACAAAGGTTTTACGAATTTAAGTTAAAAACTGTTGCAAGCGTTACTCCTCTTGTGCCTAGATTTAAGAGAGTTGCGCCGTTTGAACATATGTATCAAAAGGATTTATGTGACTTTAATTTAAATGAGATTACAGAAATGTATAAGTTGTTCAAATTTACAACATTAGAGTCCATTATTGTAGTAAATAATACTCTTACACAATATACGGACTGGTGTGTTAATGAGAATTTAGTGTTAAATGGACAAAATATCTATGCAACTATCACACCTGATATGCTGGCAGCACTATTAAATAAGACATTGTTAAATCATCAGATTGTATCAAGAGACACGATTTTAACATGGATCGAAGCATTAAAGAATCCTAGAGATCGATTCATGATTCTGAGCATTTTTGAATATGGCAAGTCTAAAGATTTTGAAGACACGATTAGAGCAAAACTTGATGATATCGACGTAGAAAATCATACAATGAAATTGTATTCCGGAAGAGTTGTAAATGTAAGTGAAGCATTAATTTTAACTGCACAAAAGAGTAATATGACAATGGAATTAACATATCCATATGGAACTAAATCCAAACTCATGGATGATGGAACCATTATAAAAAGATCTCATATTGTAAAAGATGATCCGCATTGTCTTGGAAGGCAAATGTATAATTCATTAGCAGCAGCATTGAAGTCTATAGATGTATCATATATGACTGCTGAAAAAATTAACATTTCCGGACAAATTCATATGACAAATGAATTAATCCGGAAGTATAATTCAAATAAAAACAAGATTTTATATGATGTTGAAACTCGGTCTATGATTGAACACCAATATGGAATTAAGATTAATAGACCTTCATATTTTCTTAAAAAATATGGTGACTATTTAATATAGTCGCCATGTTTAAATAAAGTAACAAGTTAAATTAACTTTCATTAAAATCAAATTTATTACGAGGAACAAAAAAATGGTTAGAGAATTTGTAAAGAATGCAAGTAAAGTAGCTCAGAAAATCGATATTATGTTTGAAAAAGCAGCATATGACAATAAAACTGTTGCGGTACATTTCTCTGTAGGAGAAAAAGAATCTGCAATAATATCTCATATGCAGTTGAATCCAGTTAATATTACAGTAAATGATAATATTATTACTTTTGAAGAGGGAACAGCAGAGCATTATATTGATATTTCTCAGTTTGATTCAGTCAAATGTGATGACGAGTGCGTTAACGATATCGCGGATGCAACAATTGATATGATGTGTGATCATTGGTCAGTACATTTTGATATTTTGACGATTTAATTATACATAATACAGGAGGAAAAAATGAACAAGATTGAAGAAATGAAAGCATTGGTTGAAAAACTTAATCAGTACCGAGATGCTTATTATAATAATGCAGAAAGTATTGTTACGGATCATCAGTATGATGATCTGTGTGATCAGTTGGAAAAAATGGAAAAAGAAACAGGAGTTATTTTAAGTAATTCTCCAGTCCATAGTGTTGGATATGAAGTAAAAAGTAAATTAGAGAAAATTGAGCATTCACATTTAATGATGTCTCTTGATAAAACTAAAGATGTGAATATACTTCGAAAATTTATTGGTGATAAAGATTCTTTGCTAATGTGTAAGATGGATGGATTGACAATTCTTTTGACGTATGAAGATGGAGAGCTGATCCAGGCTGAAACTCGCGGAAACGGCGTCACAGGAGAAATTATTACTCACAATGCAAAGGCGTTCGAAAATATTCCTATGCATATTAATCAGAAAGGCCACGTTGAAATTGAAGGAGAAGCTATTATTACATATACAGATTTTGAGAAAATTAATAATTTAATTAAACACGAAGAAGATAGATATAAGAACCCGCGAAATCTTGCTTCAGGATCAGTCAGACAGCTAGATAGTAAGATAGCAGCCAAACGTCATGTTCGTTTTATAGTATGGAAGGTACCTGCCGGTATGGATGAACTACCTTTAATGTCAGCAAGATTTGAAAAAGCAAGAGAACTTGGATTTGATATTGTACCTTATATTCGTGTATATAAAGAAAATCAGAATCTTGAAGAGCTTATTAATCTGTTAAAGGAAAAGGCAGCATACTTATCTTATCCAATTGATGGGCTTGTTGCTGCATATAATGATATCGCTTATGGATTATCACTTGGAGTCACAGATAAGTATCCACGTCATTCTCTGGCATACAAGTTCTATGATGATGAATTTGAGACAGTTTTGACTGATATTGAATGGACTATGGGTAAATCTGGACAATTAACGCCTACAGCAGTTTTTGAACCGGTCGATATTGATGGAACATCTGTAAGCAGAGCGAGTCTACACAATGTGAGTATATTCAAAGGATTTTATCTCCATAAATATGATACCGTATCTGTGTATAAGGCAAACCAGATAATTCCGCAGATTTCTCAAAACATAACAAGAGGTTATAATACCGGTGAAAAGTTTATAATTCCTAAAATATGTCCAATCTGTGGAGAACCAGTGTCTGTCGTAAAAGAGAACGATTCTGAAGTATTGATGTGCATGAATGCTGGATGCAAAGGCAAACTTTTGGGTGAGATGAATGCTTTTGTAGGGAAAAAGGCCCATGATATTAATGGATTATCTGAGGCCACATTGCAGCTATTGATTGATACTGGGCTTGTGACATCACCAATTGATCTGTATTATTTGAAGGATCATTCTACAGAATTGTCCAGATTACCTAGAATGGGAGCAAAGAAAATTGCGAATATTTTAGATTCTATTGAGTCTAGCAGGAATACTACCATAGAAAAATTTATTGTAGGATTAAATATTCCGTTAATTGGTGGTAGAGCTGCAAAGGATATTGCTAGATATGAAGAAATAAGAACCAGGGAATTAGGAATGCTATATCCATTTGAAACTTTTATTAAAGATGCTGCTTCTGATTTTAATTTTACCTGTATTGAAGGATTAGGGACGGAGCGAAATATTTCTATCCATAGATATTTTAAGGAAAATTATGATTACGTTGTTGCTTTGGCAGAACAGTTCATATTTTCGAAACTTAATAATGATAAAATATCTTCTGAAAGCGATTCATTGTCCGGAAAGAAATTCTGTATCACTGGGAAGTTACATATTTTTGCTAACCGGGATGAACTTGTGGCGGATATAGAATCAAAAGGAGGGAAAGTTGTGTCCGGAGTTACAAAGGCAACTGATTATCTAATTACCAATGATAAAAACAGTGGATCTAGTAAAAATAAGAAAGCTTCTGAGTTGAATATTCCTATTATCAGTGAAGAAGAATACAAAAACAAATTAAATTAACTTTTACTATTGACAAATGCAAATAATGGTGATATAGTTGACCTATCAAAACGAATTAGATTAACTCAATCAGAAAGGCATGAACAATGATATGTTACTATTTAAAAGGAAAAAATGGAGAGTACATCGCAAGAGATCCAACAGGAAGAATCAAATTAGTATCTGATCTTGGTGATGCACTCTTGGTTCCTGAAATTGAAAAGAAAAAGATTAAGGCAATTCAAGCAAATAATATTCCAGACGTATTAAAAAAATTTGGACCATATGAAATTTGTGAAACCGATTATAATGGAGTTGAAGCAATTACGACAGATGATATAGTTGGTGAAATTATCGGTAGTATAAATGAATTTTCAAGTAAGATGAATGAAATTACTGATTATTCAAAAGAACTTAATTCTATTATTTCATATACTGATTTACAAATTTCAGACATTTTGCATTATATTGAATTTCATAAGTTTTCTGCGGCAGAAGGATATAAATTATGCAAAAAGTTGCAAGAGATTTGTGATAGACGAAGAGAAGCCAAAAATAAAATACAAATTATAAACACGATAAAACATCAATCGTGTGCAAGTGTTTTATCTGGAAATGCTACTAAAATAATAGAAAAAATTGTACCAGATAAAAAATATACTCCAAGAGTATTTGATGAATTGTTCAAAAAGAATCAGTCACGAATAAGAAAAGAAAAATCAGTGAAAATAAAAATTTAATTAAACAATAAGGAGATAAAAATATGTTTAAAAATTTTGTAAAGGCAATCCAGAAAAATTTACAGCAGATGTCTAAAGATTCTTCAAGATTATTCACAGTAAATGTGGATACCGAGGAGCTTTATAATTTATATCTGGATTCGTTTCCGGCAGGTACAAATGAAATTTACAGAGAAAGAAGAGAATATGACTGTAGTTGCTGTAGACATTTTATCAGAGACGTTGGTAACGTTGTATCTATTAAAAATGGTGAGTTACATACCATTTGGGGAATTAATCCAGTATCAGATGATAAATATAATGTAGTCGCAGCTGCGCTTGATGCCTATGTAAAACAGAAAGCGGTATTAGGGGTATTCCTCAAAAAAGAGAAACGAATTGGTACTCCTAAAAATAGAGAAATGCTCCCGACAGGAAAAATTAATAAATACGAGCATTTCTTCGTAGATCTGCCAGAAATTTGTATCTTTAAGGAATGTTATGGACATACACTTGAAGGTGATTTAAGTCAATTCAGAGATGTCCGTAATGTATTTAAACGTTCTCTTGATGAAATTAGTAAAGAAGCTGTAGATACTGTACTTGAACTGATTGCTCAAAATTCTTTATATAAAGGTGCCGAATGGAAAAAGCAACTTACTGAATTTAAGAATTATCAGAAAGAATATGGAAAGCTTACGGATGAACAGAAAGAACTTTGGATCTGGGAAAAGTCAATTGCTGCAGGTGCCGTTATCGGTAAGATTCGTAACCATAGTATTGGAACATTGCTGGTAAATATTTCCGAAGGAATGGATCTTGACCTTGCCGTTAGAAAATATGAGCAGATTGTAGCCCCTGTAAATTATAAACGTCCAAAGGCAATTTTTACAAAGAAGATGCTTGAAGATGCAAAGAAGACTATTACAGAACTTGGTTATATGGATTCATTACAGAGAAGATTTGCTACCTTGGATGATATCACAGTGAACAATATACTTTTCTCTAATAAAGACGCAGCAAAGAGAATTACCGGCGCTATGGATTTGTTTGATGAAATGGAACAGGATGTTGCAATTGATCCAAAACGATTCTCTAAGGTAGAGGAAATAAGTGCAGAAGATTTCATTAAGAATGTTTTGCCAGTGGCAAAGGAACTGGAAGTATACCTGGAGAATAAACATATTCAAAATATGGTATCTTTGATTGCTCCAGAAGTTGCTGATGCGAAAACAATGTTCAAATGGAACAATGGAATGTCTTGGGCGTATACCGGTAATATTACAGATTCAGATATCAAAGAAAATGTAAAAGCTGCTGGTGGTTCAGTCACAGGCATTGTAAGATTTTCTATTCAATGGAATGATGGAAACGGTAAGGATAGTTCAGATCTTGATGCTCATTGCCTCGAACCACAAGGCGGAGATCATATTTATTTTAGTCATAAAATATCAAGATATACTGGTGGTGAATTAGATATTGATATTACCGATCCAATATATCAATGTAAATCAAATGGTGGAGTAGCAGTTGAAAACATCACATATCCATCAAAAGAAAGAATGAAACCTGGTACATATAAATTCTATGTTAATCAGTATTCATTCAGAAATTCTCAGGGATTTAAGGCTGAGGTAGAGGTAAATGGTGAAATTCATTCTTACGAATACAATACTCCAGTACGTGGTAATGTAGATGTTGCAGAAGTAATCCTTGATCAGTCAGGAAATTTCAAAGTAGTGGACAAACTTCCAGGAAATTGTGCAACAATCAGTAAAGATGTCTGGGGAATTAAAACTTTGCAGTTTACACCGGTATCAGTTGTATGTTACTCACCAAATTACTGGGATGAACAGAAGGGAATTGGTCATCAGCACTTATTCTTTATGCTGAAGGACTGCATCAATCCAGAAGAGCCGAATGGATATTATAATGAATTCTTGAAACCGGAACTTGAGCAGCACCGAAGAGTATTTGAAGCGCTTGGAGCAAAAGCACATGTAAAAGATGTTGATGATCAGCTTTCAGGAGTAGGATTTTCACTTACAAAGAGAAATGATCTAATTATTAAAGTAAAAGGCGCTACAGAGCGAGTATTAAAAATCAAATTCTAATACAATTTAATTAAACAAAGAAGGGAGAAAGTTATGAAATTTAAAGAAGCATTTGAAGAAATGAAATCTGGAATTCCAATAAAACTTCCGTCATGGGCGGGTTATTGGTGGTGGGATGAAGAATCCCAGACAATCCTTATGTACACAAAAGATGGCGGCTGTCTGGATATAAGAGAAACACAGAATGTGGAGTATACGCTTCAGAATATTCTTTCCGATGAGTGGGTTTATGCGGATAGTCGGAACTGCCC